CTAGAAGATGAAGAAGGCCTAGAAGATGAAGAAGACTACGAAGATGAAGAAGACTACGAAGATGAAGAAGGCCTAGAAGATGAAGAAGACTACGAAGATGAAGAAGGCCTAGAAGATGAAGAAGACTACGAAGATGAAGAAGCTCATAATCATGATCATGAAAGAAAACACATGAACTCAGCACATCAAAATCTCATGAGAGCAATGAGAGGAATCTAATACAACTCGAAAGTAAAAATTTCGCCGTCCGCAATAACGGCGATTTTTTTACTTTTTATTTAATAAAACTAAATTTTCTAAGGATATTTTTAGCATATCCTCATCAAAAAATTTTTCAAAAGGAATAAAAACCCATTTCTGCTGTTCCTTTTGAAAAATAAAATATCCATATTTAAATTTGTAGTATAAGTCATCAACTTTTTCAAGATTAAAGCAATTCATTTTTGATTTTGTTCTTGCCAATTCAAATTCATCTTATATTTAAATCCAGCTTCATAACCATCCAAAAAAGCTTTCTTAATGTAAAAAATACTATAATCGTCTATAAACTCAGATAAACAACTCAAGTCACCAAAAGGTTGCCTAAGCCATTCTTCAAATAAAGTATTTTGATCTTTATAAAAATTGTCATCACTCATAAATCATTCCGTAATCAACATGTTGCTCTTTGCAATAACAACACCACCCGTTTGAGAACTATAGGCATTTCTAATTTCTGCTTCTGGCTCTCCTTTTGCTAAAACATGAGATTCAGAAATTGTAAATTCTTTATCTTTAGAAAAAAGCATAAAAGGCATAAGCCCCAATCCTTCTTGAGTCATGACTATTCTATGAGCATCTTTTAATTTGAGAGATCCATCTATTGATGAAACCTCAGCTATAACATCTTCTCCACTAACCAACTTCAAAATTTGTATCATTTTTTTTCTCCAGTTTAAATATTATAACAAACGCAAAGACTAAGTTCAATAGTATTCTTGAGGAACATCAAAAGGACAATCGTCAGCTAGATCTTCAGTAATTATAACAGGGTCTATAGAAAATCTCAATCTCATTTGCTTGCCGCCCCGAGAAGGACTCAAAAATCTAGAAAAAAGCAAGTCATGCTGAATGGGATTTACGTCTGTGATTCTTAAACAATAACAAATTAAGGATCCGACAGCAGAGCCACGACCGCACCCCACAGCTTCTGAGCCATCTCCGTAACCCAAAATTTCAGGACATATTCTTCTTGCTTCATCTGTCATCATTTTTTGAATTAGAAAATAAGAAGCAAAACCTTTTTGACATATTAGTTGGTACTCTTCTTTAATTCTTCCCAAATATTTTTTATTTTTAGGCAATCTTCTATAATCAAATCCTATTTTTATTGCCTCTAATAATTTTTCTTCAGCTTCTTCTATGTAAGGAAGCTTGATTGATCTATCTAATTCCACTCCCTTTGCTTTTTGAGCAATCTTGGTAGTGTTTATTTTAGCTTGTTCAAATAATTCACAGGGAATATCATCAGAATAGTGACTAAGCCACTTGGCATTAAGCTCTTCTTCACTTTTCATCCAAAGGTTTGTGTCTTGAAGTTCAAACAAATCAGCAGTTTCATTTTCAGCTTTTCTTTCTTCAATTTCTTTCAAAGTTTTTTTAGTCTGAACCATTAGCATGAGCCGCTGCATTTTACTGTCTTCTTGAAGGCAGTAGTGACAATCGTTACTTAATATTATTGGCAAGCCATATTTATCATGTGCTCTAATTATAAATTTATTATAAGGCTTTTGCTTATTGAAATCTAAAAGCATAAATTCTAGATAAAAATTTTCTTTGCCAAAAAATTCAATATATTTTTCCACCATCTTAAAGCCTTCTTCATCACCGCCGCGATCAAAGGCCTGGCCAATCTCAGAGTTATAACAGCAACTAGTAAAAATTAAGCCTTCTTTGTGGTTCTGCAATAAGTCATAATTTATTCTGGGCCTGTAATAAAAACCTCTGGTCCAAGCGGCTGAAGATAAATTAACTAAATTACTATATCCTTTTTGGTTATAAGCAATAGCCAATAAATGATAAGATTTTTTAAAATCTTTTCTCTCCTCTGGACTCATATCCTCCGTAAAATCTGTGGCTTTTTGCCCTATGTTTAGAGTGGGCTGAAGAGGATTAATATAAAGTTCACAGGCAAATATTGGACTAACACCATATTTTTCACAAGCCTGAATCTGTCTTGGTACGGCTCCTAAAGAGCCGTGATCACTTATACAAAGAAATTGCTGATTAATTTCTTTGGCTCGTTTGGCATACTCATGTGCGGTGCCATAACCGTCAAGTTAAAGCACCGAGAAATCGGAATGGAGGTGGAGATGTTCAAAACCAACAATTTTAGATTTCACGGTGTATTTTTCTCCTTTCTATGCTAATGCCCTTGGATTCAAGCCAATATTCAAAAGAAAACTTATCATATTTGCAACTCTTGGATATGTTTTCTTTACCAATCATTGGTTGGAGATTTTCTAAACAATTTGCCAACGTGGGGTCAAGTATATCATATTCAACAAAAGCTTTCAATGGAAAAATGTGATCTATATGCCATTTTTCATTTTTTATTTTATTCCAATTTTTATGACCTTCTATGTGTCTCTTTAAATCTATAAATTTGTAACCAAGAATACATTCTGTTTTCTTTGTTTTATTTTTATTAAATAATTTTAATGTTCTTCTAACCATGCACCTGCACTTTTCACAAAAAGCGTCATTATGTCTCTTGACTTCTCTATCTTTAATCCATCTAGGATTTTTTTCTCCCCGTCTATTTTTGCTCATCCACGCAGAAACTTTTCTATTTCCGCATTTATCACATCTATTGCCATTTTTAAAACTATAAAAACATATCTTAGAAATTTGTCCGCAACAACACTTGTATTTTAATTTATTTCTTGCATTTTTATATTCTTTTTCAAGTAGTTCGCAACCATTTTCATAAAAATAATTCTTAACTAAGTCTAGATTAAGAGCCAAATCTTTATGAAGACACTTCCTACACCTTGAACTTTTTCTAAAATTACTCAACTTGCATTTTCTTAAATTTCCGCATTTACACTTACATTCAATAAAGTGACACAATCCATTGTATTCAGAAGATATAAATTCACATCCTTTTTCTTCTAATTCTTTTTTTATTTCTTCTTTAGTTAGTTTTTGTATATCTTTTCTTTTACAACCACACCTTTTTCCACTTTTGAAATTATTCCAATTAATACTAGATTCATTTCCACAAGAACAAATATATTTCATTTTTATATGAGCATTGATATATTTTTCTTCTAATAATTTACATCCCTGTTCCTTAAAATATTTTTTAACTTCTTTTATATTAAATTTCATAATTTATTTATGCAATCTACAAGCAACTTGCAATCAGTATATTGTGCAATTCTTCGGGGAGCATTCCTACAACTTTCGAATATTCGTGTATGTATTCTGTCTTTTTTGCTATTTTTTCTTCTCCTAATTCAAATCTTTTACCAATAATTTTAGCATACTCAAGAGCAGGCAGACAAAGTATAGAAAAGCTATGGCCTTTAGGTGCAAACCTAATTTCATCAGATTTTGCTAGGACCTTTTCTCCTTTTTCAAATCTGTCTCCAATATTTTTCGCATATTCTAGCGAATTCGACGCAGATCTTTTTATAAGATTTTCTAGTTTATCTAAAGTAAATCCAATTTCATAATCATTGCCAATCATCCATCTAATTCTTTTCAAATTAAATTTTAGCATTTTATCAACATCATCAGATTCAAAAATTATCTTAAGTAACTTAAGTTTTATTAAGTTGTCATAATCTAAATTTCTGATAATTTCTTGACTTAGGACCTGATATGCCGCCTCGACAGACTCCTCTTTCAATTCAATTTCTTGTTTGTCTAAATCAAAATGTTTTATATATTTAATAAAATCAGCATAGTCATTTAAATATTCTGCATTTTGCTCTTTTTGAGTAACAACCCTTCTTCCGCCACCCATGATAATTCTCCTTTTTTAAAGATCAAATAAAGATGAAGATGGGAAACCAGTAATTTCTTGTTCAGGAATATGTTCGTTGTATGGTGCCAAAAAGTAATCGCAGCATTCGCAATAAGGAATAAGACCACCGCCGCCACTAATTCCAGGATGTTTGTTTCTATAATGAAAAAGAAGAACAACCTCCTGCCAGACTAATCTGTCTCTATCTTTATATCCAAAAATAACTCTTTTATTTCCTTTTTTATTTTTGCAAGATGGAATTTTACTAAATTCAGATACATCCGCTCCTAGTTTTTTTTGTAATTGTGAAATAATTTTTTCCAAACTTGGAAAACTCACTCTATCGTAGATTGAGTATCCGTATCGATAGAAACCACCGCAGAAATATTTTTTGAAACTTATTTCATCCCAAAGTAAGTTTTCTAAGTCATTAACAGGACAAGGAACAATAAAAATTTTATCTTCTTCGATGCGAACTATTTCATAGACCATCTTCATGATTGTTTTCCTTTACCAAACGAGTTTAAAGATCAAATAAAGATGAAGATGGGAAACCAGTAATTTCAGATTTTTGAGGAACTTCTCCTTCGTATTTTGCGAAATTAATAAATCCCCATTTCTTAGATCCTATTACTTTCCATTCGTATTCTAATCCTTCAGAAAATGAAAATTTTCTGAAGCCAAAAATAATTGATAAGTTATAACCCAAGTTTTTACTAACATGCTTGTAAAAACGACCCACAGCTGTTCTTGTCTCGATTGTTTTTTCCGAAAGATTAGGAACAATAAAAATTTTATCTTCTTCGATGCGAACTATTTCATAAGTTGTTTTCATGATTTTTTTCCTTAAAGATCAAATAAAGACGAAGATGGGAAACCAGTAATTTCAAATTGTTGAGGAACTTCTCCTTCGTATTCTTTGAAATACTCAATTCCCCAAAAAGCACCAGCTTTTTTAGATCTTACTACTTTCCATTCGTATTTTAATCCTTCTCTGAAACCGAAAATAACATGTAAGTTACGACCCCAGTTTTTACTAACATGCTTGTAAAAACTATTCAAAGTTGCACTTGACTCAATTATTGTTTTTTCCGAAAGATTAGGAACAATAAAAATTTTATCTTTTTCGATGCGAACTATTTCATAGACCATCTTCATGATTGTTTTCCTTTACCAAACGAGTTTAAAATTATTTTGACGCAAACTAACCAACTTGTTTTCAAGCCGTTTTATTTTTCTAGCGATCCTTTCGATTCTTTTTTTTCTAGAATCGATAACTCTCCAACTCTTTTTCATTTTTGTCTCCTTTGTTAATTGTTCAGTACGTATATTTTTCAAGAAAAGCCTTATCATCTAATAAAGATGACGATGGAAATCCGGTAACATCAGACTCTTCAGGAAATTCTCCTTGGTATTCTTGGAAACGATATTTGTATATTGAGGGACAGATACATCCTCCCCCCTTGCCAACATGAGAGAATTCATACTCAGCTAATTTCCATTCATGGCCCGTTTCATTTCTAAATCCAAAAATAAGTTTATAACCTCCTTGCCTCACATGTGAAATTGATTTATTTAAGCCTGTGCAGATGTGGAAAACATAAGTTTCTATTAGAACATCAACACTCCTCTCCTTATCCCAAACGTGAGGGATAATAAAAATTTCATCTTGTTCAAATCTAACAATTTCATAAATCGGCTTGAAATCAGGATAAAAGGTTTCTCGGCCAAACCAAATTGATTTGCTCATGATAATTTCTCCTTTTAGTTGTTAGAAAATTCATCACAAAAAATAATCGGTCTAGAGCGTATTGTGTTGTGATTAATTACCTCTCTAATAACATCTCTACAACACCACAAAACAATTTCATCCACTGAATTTGGATGATTTATGGAAGTTTTTGCAGCAGAATCAATATACTTATAAATTTTGTCAAGAAGATGGTCTTCTTCAGACAGTTGAAATCTAGGGGACATTTGCACTCTCCAGAATGGGAATGCACCAATAAGGCGGAAAATCCGCGATTTTCGTGGGTCCATCCCACGCACATCCCAACCATTGCTGGTCAGCAAGCACCGTGGCCTTTTAGGCTCGGTTGCATTCTTGATGCTTCGAAATTATTATAGGCTGGAAAAGGAGAATGTAAAGTGTGTGCAAAAATAATTTGCATGTCATAAACTATAAGCTAATATTTTGTTTCTAATATTTTCAGAAAATTCTTGATTTTTAATAATATTATTATTTAAACCCTCAATAACTTCCTTTTTTTCGGGATCTTCTAATTTAAAATAAAAATCAACTATTTTATCGCCTACTTCTTCTAATTCCTTGCAAAAGTGGTTTTTATCAATTATCTCTGTTCTACAAAATAAACAGTAGTTATTATTAATAGATGATTTCATTTTTTCAATATTTGAAAAAATAAGTCTAAGAAAATTCATACTTTATTAAAGTATGAAAATATTTTTTCGTGTAATATATAATTATTAATCAATCAAAATAGGTAAATTTATGAAGTTTTCAAATTGGGTCAAATCAAACAAAAATAACGAAAGCATAAATCTTTTAGAAAAAATTCTTTTAGATATAAAAAATTCAATAAATATTTTAGAAAATTTTGATAGTGAAGATGAAGACCCAGTTGAAGACGAAGGCCCAGTTGAAATTCCTGATCCTTTTGCAGATGGAGACGAAAATATAGAACCCACTAGGGTTTATGATGGCGAAAATGAAGAAGAAACAGAAAAAAGAAATAAAAAAAATCTAATAAGAAGCACAAGAGAATCGATGTTCAATCTAAGATACAAAGCAATGCTTAGTAGAAGAACATTGGTAAATAAACTCAACAGACTAAATCCAAGCAGTCCGGATTTCGTGAGTGAAGCCACTCGAATAATGAATAAATTAGGATATAATACCGCTGATGTCATGGAGGCATACAAAATAGCAAAAGAAGAAAAGGGAAATGATGTGCCAGCAACGAGAATACAATTTTTAAGATCTAAAAAATTAAAAGAATTCAGAAAAGAATTATTAGAAAATATATACAAAACATTTGCTTTTTATGCAAAATCAAATCCAGAAAGATATAGCTTTGAAGACCTCAGTGATTCTTTAGAAAAAATAGCCAACAGTCTAACAAAAAGAGTAGTGACAAAAAGCAATAAAGTCAGCGATTGGTCAAATCCCGCTCCTTTGGTAGATAGTGCGGGATCCGCTGTGATTAAATTTATTACAGCCTCAATAGTAAATGCTAAAACCGACAACTATAGAAGAAAAAGAAAAGAAATATCTTATGGAACTAGACATAATTCAAGCGATGAAGATTCATATAAAGACACAATAAAACATGCAGGAACTTTATCTGGTGAGCCTTCTCGTGAGTTGGCAAATCAAGAGCTTGTACTAAGAATAAGAAATAGCTTAGAAAAATTAAAAACAAAAGATCCTAAAAAAGTTGCAGCTTTTTGCACAAGTTTAGGTCTTGATTGCTATAGAAATGGAGTAATAGAAATTCCACAAAATCTAGAAATTGGACCAATGTTTAAGCAACTAAAAAGCGGAGATCTTTCTGATAAAATTGATCTGCCTGCTTTGGGATTGAAACTAAGTCAAGACCACGGGATACAAGCGACAGAAGCCAATTTAAGAAGTTGGCTTCATGAAATAAGAAACTTCATGATAAGCGAATTAGGAGACCTAATTCAGGCTGAATCTTTAAGCTTTTCAGGCTGGTTTGCCATAAACGGCTAGGTTTTACTTAATTGCTTCTTTTTCCAATCTTCCCATTTTGCACTAGCAGCAGAAACTTTATTTTCTAAAGTTGTCTTTTTAGTTTTGTAATCTTCAAAATACTTCTTAAATTCTTCTTCTAGTGATTTTTTTTCTTCATGTATAACAGCTACAGCTTTACTGAAAACAGCAAATTCTTCAGTTAATAATAATTCTACTTCATTCATAAAATTAAACCTCGTACTAAAATAAATTGTTCTCTTGCTTATATTAGTGATAACTAAGCAAATTTGCAACAAATAGTTTTTTAATAATAAAAGACAATTTATTGAATATATAAGAAAGACACTTCAAATAGAGGGTAAAAATGGGATTTTTTCAAAACTTGTTCGACCAAGAATATCAAGGCTACCTAGTTTTAGCTGATAGAAAAATGGCTCCTACATTTAAAGTAGCTCCTAATAGAAATTTGCAATCAAAGCAAATAGCTTGGAATACAGCTCCTTATGATTTGTCATCAAATAATTTATTAGAATTTAATTTTGCTTGGGATCCTGATTTCAAGAGTTGGACAAAAGTGTCTATAAATGTCGCAGGAACTACGGCGAACGAAACAAAAGCAGCAGAAGTTGCAAATGCATTGAATTTAGATCCTATGTTTTCTGCTATGTTTTCTGCTGGCGTTTCAAAAATAGAAGCCGGAGACTCAGTTCTAATCTCAAAAAAAACAGCAAAGAATTTTAAATTTTATTTTGGAAACTCAGGGGCTGAACAAGTTTTAGGTTTCAATAAAAAAGCAGGAGTTGCAGAGCTGCCAAATTACTTCGAAAGGCACACAGTAGAAAATATAAATAATTTTGAAGATTCAGTTGGCCTATTAATTAAATTGGATGAAACAAATCTTATTGATCAAGCAATCATAGAAAATGCGGGATATGTTCCTGGCGATATGAAAGCTGATTGGCAGCTACTAAAAGGTCGAGGAGCAGGATTATTCACCTTTCAAAAAATAACTGTGGATGGGAATGACAGAATAATTCAAATTATTGAATACCCCGCTGGAGCAGTTGTTGGTGATTTTGCAAGAAAAATAAATTATGAATTTACAGGAACAAATTCAAATCCCTCAAAAGTAACAGAGATTCCGCATGTATTGACTGATTTAGACTTGATTAATCCTCCTACAGCTTAGACGAAATCCAATGAAATCTCACGGGCATAATAATTTAAATAACAAATCTGGCCAAAGAAAAAATTCTTCTTTGTCGATAAGACTGTGGAATAAGAGATTATACAAGATACCAGAAAATATTCCTTCTATTTATAAGTCTGCACCAACTCCTACACCAACAAGAACACAAACAAGAACACCAACTCCTACCCCTACAACAGTGCCGGTTTTTGGCTCTTCTGGGTATCAATGGATGACAATTAACTCTGTCAACTCAAGTACAGCATCTGGCGTCGGACAAAATGGCATTACGATTTCAATTGTTCAAACTGGTGGGGGTATGAGCAATCATACTGGCATGTATAACGCTAATGTATTCCCAGCAGAATATGGAATTCCATTTAATGGAACGCAAATTTTAAATAGTCAAGCCGGTACTTTTACTGTAACTTTTAGCCAACCTGTAACGGATGCTTTAGTTACTTTTGCTAGTGTTGGAAACCCAAGTCTTTCTGTTCCGGTTCAAGTTTCAGCACCTTTTACTCCGATTTGGAGTACGGCTACCACATATCAAAATCCGGTAAATGCCACTCAATATAGCCAATTTACAGGGACAGAAGGGTTCAATATAATTAGAATAGATGGAATAGTAAGTAGCGTTTCTTTTAACTATACCCGTAGTGAATTCTACTGCACAGTTTGTTTTGGATTCGTTGATCAAAATTTACCTGAACCTACACAAACAGTCACGCCAACTCCAACAATGACTAGTTCAAATAATTTTAATTAAAATCAATTTTCTTTCTACCTGATCTTATCTTAGCCAAAGACTCAAAACCCTTTTCTCCTAGTATTCCATCAGCAAAACCGTAATAAACTGCCTCTTCTGCGTTTAGGTACCAATCCGAACTCTGTTTTATTTTTGAATCAATAAAACTCATTGTCTTTTTAAGACCATAATTTCTATCTTTAAAATATTTTCCCAATATTGCTCTTTGAGCAAAAATTTGTAACATTCTTTTACAATATCTTTCATTTTGATCAATCGCAGACTTTGCCGCCATAGTATTATCGCTTATAGCTATAGATCCGTGATGGATCATCACTTCACAATCGGGCATTAAAACTCTTTTGTCTGCTGATTGTAAAATAATTCCACTCATAGAAGATGCTTGAGCATAAGATAATATCGTAGCTGGCGATCTTGCCAATCTAATAGAGTTAAACATGGCCATTCCATCAGCCCAATTTCCACCAATTGTATGCATGTGAAGCAATATGTTTTGATGATTCTGGGCTTCTAGAATATGAAGATTTTTTATAAATGCCGTAGCCATTCTATAATCAACACCCGGCTCATCTTCTTCGGAAACATCTAAATAACCATGCAAATAAATCTCTCTAGACTGATGATTCAGATTGTGAACATGAATGTCACTAATCAATTGCTCTATGGTTACTTTTCTTGGCGTTAGATTTTGGCTCATAAAAAAAGGTCTAAATGCAGGTTAAAACTCAACTGTATTTAGACCTTTTACAAACCATAATATAACAAAATAAATAAAATGATTTTTATTAATATTTAATTATTAATTTAATAACCGCTATAAAAATCAAAGTCGTCTTTTTTGCCTAAATATTGTTCTCTATCGACAACATCAATAGTATCCTCTCCAAAACACTTATAAATCAATTCTGTGCCATCTGAGGTCTTGGTTGACAAACATACGTCATTTTTCCACAAATACCTTAGGGATTGCAATACGGGCCTTATATAGGGATCATACAGGGGTCTGCCGTCAAACTTATGTTCTAAAAATAATATTCCCTTCCCCTTGTGATTACTATCTGATAGTAGAATTTCAGGCAATCCGCCATTGGTATATCTAGAAATTAGCTTTTTCTTAATCTTAGCGTGATCTCTGCTTTCTATCTTGTATTCGCCATTAGGATATTTTTTCCATTCGAAGAATTCATGTTTTTCACAAAACTCAGGAGTAAAATATTCTAAAATTAGAGTCAAATCATTATAAAATTTTCTAACTTCGAAAACCTTTTCATTTCCTAAATTTAATTTTTTATCCCAATTTTCTTTTTCTTTTATATCTTCACATTGTTCCCAGTCTGTTCCGAATTGACCTTTATTCCATCTTTCTTCAATATCCATGAACAAACAGAATCCTAATTTATAAGGATTCATACTATATCTTCCACCAAGAACTCCCATTTTGTGGGCGGAATATTCGACTATGCCGGAACTTTCATGATCTTGGCCTAAAGCACTAAAGCCTTGACGAGACATAATGTTGTAATCTACATAACTAGCCCAACCTTCGTTGATTGTCTTAGTTAGTCTTTGGGGAGCGAAATACATGCTTTCATCATAAAGCATCGCGACTATATCCGCTTCCCATGGCTTAAGAGGAGCACAATCCCTAATAAACCTCATTATATCTTTAGTTGAACTTGTAAAAATATCTAAATATTCAGCAGCTTCAATTTTATCAATTCTTTCTTTTTGATCATACATCCATTCTTCTGGATTTAGATAATCCTCCATGTAATCATGATCTTCTTTTGTTTTCAATCTGTTCGGATGTCTATATTTTCTATGATCTTTAATTATAGGATTTTTTACTTTTTTTCTTTCCCAGGCTTTAGAAAAATCTATAAGTGTTTCTATGCGCAAAACATGATCAATAAATTCAATGACTCTTTCCTTGCCCCAACGACTCATATATTTTCTAATTCTAGTTCCATGATTCGCCAATTGGTTCATCATATTTTGGCTAGTTTGAGAAAAATAAATATTATTTTTAAAGAAGTCGGCATGACCTAACGCATGTGCAACAACAGTAACATTGTCCACAAGAGTATTTGAATCAAGACAATAAAGGTATACTGGGTTCGTATTAACAACCATTTCATATATTTTATGAAGTCCATTCATATATCCACGTTGCAACTCTTCGTATTCCATTCCCCACTTCCAATGGGGATATCTAACAGGAAAACCCCCGTAGGCTGCTATCTCGCTTATCTCATCATAAGTTAGCATTTCAACAACGGTTGGGTGAAAATCACATCCGAATTCACTAACTTTTTTATAGATTTCTGGTAATAATTTTTTTAAATTAGAGGGTATAGAAACGCCCGGAATTGTATTGTCTCCCATTAGAACAGGAGATCCATGCATAAACTTATCTGATTTATTATTGCTCATGATGTTTTTTTATCCTTGCCTAATAAATCTATAATCGAACTTCTTATTTGAGTGTTTCTATCTTCTTCCGATAGTTGCGTGATGTTCGGGGAGTGGTGAGATGGAAATGAAACCTGAGTAGTTTTTAAATTGGAAAAAGAAGAATTATCTATTGTCTGCTTTAGACTGCCCTCGTAATTCCAAGCTAAAATTTGAGTTACTCCGACCATATTGACTATTTTAGAATTGAAATCTTCTTTTAGTATCTTTACAAATTGTTGATTGTCACCATCCCAATTTTCACCATCAGTAAAGTAAAATAAATAAATATTCCATTTTGATGGATTAAATCTATTCTCAAACATTTTTTGAATAAATTTTAGAGCAGAAGAGCATGTGGTCCCTCCACCATAACGATGCTTGTAAAATTTCTTTTCGTCTACTTCTTTGGCTACAGTATCGTGCCAAACATAGACCCTTTCTACTTTTTTATAAAATCTTCTAATCCAAATATCTATCCACCAACTCATATCACTTACAATATCGCACTTATATTGATCCATTGAAGCGGATCCATCTCTAGCAAAAAAAACAACAGCGTTGCTAGATGGCAACTTAACCTCATTGAATTGTCTATATCTTTTATCACTATTTATAGGCGTGATAAGTTTAACTGGATTTGCAAACCCTGGTATGTTGTGTAGCTTATTGATAGATCCATCAGAACATTGACGTTTTAGTGCTTGTCTAAGAGTTCTGGCATTGTGTCTTAGCGACTCTGGGCCTACTAAAGAAATATTGTTATATTTTTTAATTATTTCTTCATAGGTGTCACTTGGCTTTGGCCTCATATCAGGAAGTTGAAGTTCTTCCTGCATAAACTTTAAAACTTCATCAAGATCTACAGCAATGTCGATTCCTTCGCCTTCATCTTGTCCGGCCTTATTTCCTTTAGCATTTTGATCATTTTCTTTTCCAATTACCTTGCCGTCTTCGCCTTCTCCTCTACCTATACCTCCTGTTCCATTATCGCCATAAACAATATGTGGAATGTCTATCTTGGGTATAGTTAGTACTATCTTGCCATTTTTGCCACGATTTTTAAATATACTTCCATTCTTGATGTATTTTTTAAGTTCTTTTCTTTTCCTACCGCCATATACATCATGGAAGTCTTTGTGATCTTCATTAATTCTACGAGGCATTATTTAACCTATGTCCCTAATTATGAATTAGTCTTCATCAGCAACATCGCCACGGGCAAAAATACTACCAACATAATCAAGAACATCTGTTGCTGATTGTTGATTATATCCATATTGCTCAATTAAACGACACTTAACTGCATCGATCTTTTCTTGAATCTCTTTGTCAACCACAGTAGCACCCTTAATATTTAGGGCAGACAACTTTATGTGGTCTTTAGTATCTTCAAAAAGTTTAGCTTCAAAAGCTTTTTTCAATTGAGGATTTGAATCCCATTTGAATTGCTTTCCAGCATGAGCTAAATGCCCGATAAAACCAGCTATGCCTCTTCTGAAGTCGTCAGCACCCACCTCTGGGATATCAATTTTTTCTTCGATGGACCGCATCAATCTTTCATCCGGCTCTTGATCTTGTTCTGTGAATGGATTCTTAATTTTTGTTCCATCGATATAAGCCATCAAATTATCTATATAATTACTGCATAGTCTTTCGATTGCGTTTTCGTCTCCAACCAAAGCCTTCTGAACCTCGGTCTTTAATATTTGATCTAACTCTTTTCTGGCCATATCGATACAAGCTATATATTTCGCCTTTTCTTCTTCGTTATTGAATAGCGATTGATGCTCTATTCCAGACTTTAATTCATTCAACACCATAAAAAAGTTTATATAGTCGTAGTGAGAACTAAGACAATTAGAAATTTTGTCTTGTGTGTATCTGCAACTCACTCCGACAAACATTCCCTCATCGGGATACTTATCCCTTAATTCCTTAACAGAATCTTCGGTCCAACCTGGGAGAGCTTTGCCGTCATATAATTTGGCCTTCTCAACTAAATTAATTTTACCATCTTTATCATCTTGCAATCTAGTTAGAACAGTCCAAAGAGCAGCTATTTCCAAAGTGTGAGGAGCAATGTGCTGCTTTACTCTACCATTGCCGTAATAATATTCTAAAATCTTAAGCTCTTCGCTCCATCTCAAAAGATAAGGAACATCAATTTTAACTGTTCGATCTCTGAGAGCTTCCATTGTCTGGTCATTCTTGAGTCTTTCGTATTCAGGATTATTGGTATGTCCTACCAACACCGTATCAACTGATACTTGTGGGAATTTCTTAGGCTTAATTTGACGCTCTTGAGAAGCTCCTAGCAAATCATATAAAAATTCTTTTGCTAACTTTAGAACTTCAATAAATTCAACTATTCCTCTGTTTCCAACACAGAACTCGCCATCAAAATTAAAGGCTCTTGGATCTGAATCTGTTCCGAAGTGAGGTAACTTGCCCCAATTTATATCGCCAGTTAATTCTGTCGAGTCTTGATTTTTTTCATCTTTTGGTTGAAATGTAGCTATTCCCATTCTATCTGTTTCGGAATGGGTTTTACGAATAACTCTAATATGCTCTTCAACAATCTTTTGCCAATCTCCCTTATATCGGAGAAGAAGCTCTTTCATGAATTTTTTAGATCTTGGATCTAGCTCACCTTCAACACTAAGCTTATAAGCACTATTTTTTTCTTTTTCTAGAGTTTGTTGCAAATAAATTTCGTTTAATTCTAGTACAAATTGCTTTCTAATTTCAGGTGGCAAAAGCTTAAGAGGATCTTCATGCATTGGAGATTCATCTTCTGCTTGGGTATAAATGCCATCTTCTTTTCCAGTTGGCAAATTTACCCATTTGAAAGTATACCAAGCACCATCGTCACTTAATGAGTATTTTTCTAGACCTCTCTTGATGCATCTGAGTATGGTGGATTTTGAAGAGCCAACGGGACCATGAAGAAGAAGAACTCTACGTTCGGGGCCATACCCACCAGCAGCACCTCTAAAAAACTGAACTAATTGATGAAGAGTTTCTTCTAGGCCAAAAATAGGAATTTCAGAATTATCGAAAAAATTATAATGAATATATGTTTTTCTATATCTTTCAATTTTTTTAGTGCCTTTGCTCATAATCATATCATAAAGATATTGATATGCTGTTCTGGCTAGCTTTGGCTTGCTATAAACTAAGGATAAATACTCGGAGAAACTCATCTCCTCATTTAATTTTTGAAATTGATCTTTATTAAACTTTTCAGCAATTTTAAGAAGTAGATTTTCCATAAATTCAAGTCTCCGGTTATTTTGAATTATTAGCGATAGTTATTATACAAAAAACAAAAACAAAAACAATATCATTTTACTTCGCCAAAATGATTGCCGCTAGAAATGTCATCAATCTTTCTATACGGGGTTTTGCCCATATGCGATTTCTCTTCTGCATTTTTTCTTTGTTCTCGAACACCACCGGGTCTGTCCATATTCCACTTATGTCTATAGTCGTGACCTTTTGAATCACTATGCCACCTATCGGTTCCTACTGGATTTGCGAATTTAACAGAAGGACATCCCATAACTTCAGTTATTTTTTTAGATTTGCATTTTGGGCATTTGCTTTTTTTTACTACTTTATTCTTCTCAGACATGCTAGACCAAATGTCAAAAACTTCCTGACATTTTTCGCATTCAAATTCATAACGAGGCATTAGATTTGATCCCCTTCTAATTCTTCTAAATTTCTTAAAAAATCATATGATTCTTTTATTTTATTTAATTTAGTTTGTAATTTATAAAATTTCCAAAAAAATGAATTTTCACAAATTTTTATTGCTGCTTCTAGGATCCTATTGCCGGACTCTAAAGGAAATTGAGCCATTGAAAAAAATTCAGGGCCAATATGCTCTTGATCGTGATTTTCTTCTTCATTCTCTTCATCATCATTAAAATGAAACCTTTTCAAACGGAACCTCCTACCAATTGTTTGTAAACAGAGCAAGATTGCTCCCACATATTTAATACAGCATATTCATTAATTGTAAGGTCTAAAGTTGAAAATTTTTTCAAAGCGCTAGCAAGGGGGGCTTTTTTCAAATTATACCATTTATCTAATATAAAACTTCCACATCCGTACTTATAATCCACTAAACAAGCATAAACTTCGCTTTTAGAGGACGCAATATCTAAATTGCCATCAAATTCACGAACAGCTATCACAGAAGGCTTAATTAATTTAATAATTGGCCTATCGATCTTAAATTGATTTCTAAATACCTTAACACCAACACGATTAGCCCAACCAAAAAAAACATTAACACTGGGAACCGACAAAAAAACTAAAGCATCTGGAATCTTTTTTTTAAGTGAATACCAAGAAACAAAACTCATCCAGTTATTACAAAAATTTGGCTCACACTCTAATACAAATGCTAAATCTTTTTGTTCCATGTAATTAAAAATAGTATGATAAATTTATTTAATTTGTTTGGTAAGAAATTTAAGATATTCGTGTTGGGGTGCCAAAGATCTGGGACCACTATGCTCCGGCTGATCTTAGACTCTCATCCTAAGATATATTGCTATGGAGAAATAAATGGATATTCGTATTTTGAGAAAAATTTCAGGATAAAACACAATAAGAAATACAATGCTTTTCAATTGCCAATATGGACAGAATTATTTACAGAATACGAATCAATAAGAAATTACATAAATGATGAAGATAAAATTTTATTTATCTTCAGAGATGCAAAACAAACAATTTCTTCTATGAAATCTCTAAGATGCTACAGAAAAGATTGTTGGTTTGGAATTAATGATTTAATGCTAGATAAAAATTATATTAATTACGAAGTAATTCCAAACATCAACATTTGGATGAACGATAAATCAAGATCTTTTAATAAAAATTTTGGAAGAGAAATTAAAAAATATGAAAAAACAGAGTGGGACGCGCTAACAAAAGCGATTTGTTACTGGAAATATAAAAACTCAGCTTATTTTAAAATGAAAAAAATGGGCCTAAAGGTTCTGCCAATTAATTATGATATGGTTGTTAAAAATCCGAAAGAAGAGTTACATAAAATTATGAATTTTCTTGAAATAAAATATGACGATAATCTTTTATCACATCACATTAAAAAGCACGATGAAACCTTAAATAATAACATGGCGATGGGCAACACAAGAATAAATAGAAAAATTGATGAAGAATCATTAGAAAAATGGAAATCTAATATGAATGAAGAAGAAATAGAGTTCATAGAACTTAACTCTAGAATTATGATGAATAAACTTATGAAAGAAATATAAAATTATTCAAAGTTTATATTTGTATGAACAGAGAATTCTTTATAAATATCACAGAATCTAGAATCTAAAATTTGTTTGTTCAATTCATTTATTTGATTTTTATACCTGTCTAATCTAACGGCAAGATTCAAATTGTTGCACCAGCTAGATTCCCTAATATGAATACAAAAGTCTTTTGAAAAATTATAAATCCGATGATTGTTTTTAATAAGTTCATACCAAATATAAGTTCCAACATCTGTGCTATGAAAATAAAATTTCTGGCCTTTCTTAACTGATTTGCTTATGTGCTCATTATGAAAATCTAAAAATTCATCGGCCCAATCTCCATCTAAAGTAAATTCAAATGGAGAGTGATAGCCATGCCATCTTGATCCAAAACTTTCTGTTACTGATTTTTTAACATGAACAAAAAAAGTATTTAGATGAGGTATTCCCAATTTTGCTTGTTCTTTAAATTTTGAAACCTGCATGGGTGAGACCAAATTGGGCGGGCATAATATCACTGATCTTCTTGGATCTGCTAAGTATCCAGAGGATGAAAGCTCTTCGTTCCAGTCCCTTAACAAAAGAACATCATCATGCATTAATGTATAATATTCAGTATGAACCCAAGGAATGCAACTGTCGATAGAGTGAGCGTGACCTTGTCGTCCAATTATCCTCAATAAACTTATTGGCAAATCATATTCTTCAATTAATTTTTCAAAGAATTTTTGTTTTATATTTTGAAGATTTGGATTACCAGTTTTTTTATTAGGCCCATTTATAGAAACCATAAGGTGTTCAAAACTTGAGCTGCGAAGAAAAAGAGAAAATACAGACCACATCAATATCATCATATCAGATTGACTAGTCGCCATTATGACTGTGGTTTTTTCTTTTAACTCATTCAAACCCATAGATTGAACAGGGTCAATCACCAGATGACTATGAAACTTCATTTTTAGACTTTCGATAATGGATGGCGAACTAACTTAGTATGAGGCTTGGCAGGTTTAAACATTCCAACACCAGATTTAGCTTGACCACCACCGCCAAAACCAGTTATGCTAATTGGTGGGCCAGATCCTTTTCCGCCTTCTACTTGCAACAACCATTCTGAAAATTTCATTTTTGTCCTGCCGATCCTGGCATTTGTTTTTTGGGATTACTTTTTGCTTTTATTTTATCAACAACATCTTTTATTTTGAGTAAACTCTCAGGCTTGGTATTTGGATCCATAGCTATTTTTTGAGCAGTATCTCCCAAGGTTTTAGAAGCATCTTGACCCTGCTTTATAGAGTTCACCAAAGCGTTTTTAATATTCAAATCAGTCTTCATGTCGCCCAAATCTTTTGGACCTTTATTTTGAAGCTCTTCTTTAAATTTAATCCATTCAATAAATGATTTTTTCATAATAATATCTATTCATTTAGTTTAATTATTTTTTCAGTAGTAGAACAAGAACCAACAAATTTAAAAATATCTACCGGATAATAACCATAACCTACAACATTTTCTGGCTTGTAGTCGCCGCCTTTTACTATCAATTCAGGCTTTATTTTATTTATTAAGTCAAAAGGAGTATCTTCTTCAAATTTAACAATATAATCTACAAATTCTAAGCCAGAAAGTATCTTCGCTCTATCTTCAAAGCTAAAAATTGGCCTGTTGTCTCCTTTCAATTTCTTTATGCTCGAATCACTATTCAAACCAACTACCAATTTCTCTTTCTTTTGTTTGGCATACCGCAATAAATCTACATGAGCAGCAGTTAGTCCGAAATCAAAACAGCCATTCGTAAAACATAAAGAAAAGTTTCTTTTTAATAATATTGAAGGATCATCAATAATTTTATTTTTATATAAATCTGCTGGGTGGAGCGGCTTGTTGAATTTATTTTTTACATATAAAGAAGATCCATAAAAAGCACTTTCTATAGATTCTTTTATTTCTAATCCATTAGATAATCCAATAGCAAGCAAAGAAACAAAACAATCACCAGCTCCAATCACAGAAGTTGGAATTGTTTTTTTATCAGGAACATATTGGAAATACTCTTCATCAATCAATCCAACAACACCATTTCCAGCTTGTGTAATAATAACATATTTTGCATTGGTTTGATCTCTAAAAAATTTAACCTGATCTTTCCAATCTTTAAGTCCGCTGATGTCTTTTGCTTCTTTGTAATTTGGCTTGATTATGTCGCAATTAGCCCACTTTGAAGCGGGGCCGTTCTTGGGATCTACAATTTTTATGGCTTCGCCTGTAGAATTGAAATAATTTTTAATATCAAAATCATTAAACATTCCCTTGCCATAATCTGAAAAAATAACTATATCAAAATTTGAATTAGATAAATTTTCACAAATTCTTTTTTGTAATTGATTCAAACTAGATTTAGATAAATTATAATTTTCAGTTTCAACATCTATTCGACAGAGAGGAAAAAAATCTTGATAAAATCTTTTTTTTCTAGGATTTTTTCCATTTAATAAAACGCAATTATCCGTTGAGAAATAATCTTCTAGTATTGATAAAGCTTCAAAATCAACAATTCCAAAATAACTAATAATTTTATCAAAATTAGAAAGTTGATAACAAACATTTGCTGCGCCACCAGGCAGAGATTTCTCAGGAGAAAACAACTCAGAATGAATAACGGAAATTGGAAACTCTGGGCTTATCTTTTCAGCCTTAACATAATAATATTCATCTATTATTGCATCTCCAATAACTGCTATTTTCTTCATAACTATGGCGGTCTTATATTTTTGTATATTCTAGTATTTCAAAATCTTTAGTTGATAATAATAATTTAGAATTCCAATTGTTCCAATCAATTATTGGAAACTTAACGTCACCATCAAAAACCCCTCTAACCCTAGTGACAATCATCTTGTCTACATAGCCTTTAATAATAGCCTCTTCGTAAACTCTTGCTCCTCCAATTATAAAAACTTCTTTTGATAAAATGTATTCTTTGCAATAATTTAGAGCATCTTCCAAATTAAAAACAGCAAAAGCATCAAGAGGATCATTTGGAATTTTTGAAAAACTTTCAACAAATTTATCTAAGTTATTCCAATAAGAATTAGAGACTACGATATTTATTCTATTCGGCAAAGGTCTAAACGTATCAGGTAGACTCTCCCAAGTGTTTCTGCCCATTACGCAAACATTGTCGGTAGTCAATTTTTTAAAATTAAGCAAATCTTCTGGGAAGTGCCAAGGTATGGAGTTATTTTTTCCAATATTATACTCTTCATCAAAAGCAACAATTATTGTTGTCATAGATCCAATATAGTAAAAAATATCTCAAAGGTCAAATTAATCTAAACAGATATGGGAACATTCATTTTATCCAAAGGCTCGTAATCTTCTAAAACAAAATCTTCCGGTGTATAATCATATATTGATTCTTTTTTATTTAATTTTAATTTAGGAGACTTTACTATGATTCTTGATAAATACTCCATGACCAAAGGAATATGATTATTATAAATATGAAAATTTCCAGAAATAAAATTTATCTCTTTTGGTTTCATTTCAACTTGCTGAGCGATCATGTATGTGTAAAAAGCGGCTCCCTGAAGATTGGTTGACAAGGCTCCAACAAAAGCATCAGTAGACCTTGCATACACACAGCAATTCAAATCTTTCATTTCTCCAAATTCATTTGGAGTTACAACAAAATGATATATTAAATGACAGCAATTTAAAACAACATCGCTTTTATTTACTTTGTCTCCTCTCCAGAAAGAAAATAATGCTCTTCTAGAATTAGGATTTGTTTTTAATTCATTTATCACATAATCAATCTGATTAAAACCTGGGTTGTTTTTTAAATTATTAATATCTCCACCGCAATGTATTAAATTTGGACCATACCCATATCCAATACTAGAAGGATCAAATCCATTAGAAATAGCCCATTTTTCATCTCTCCAAAAATCCCAAACTTTCGATCCCATTTTATTAAGGTCATCAATTTTATCTGAGCCTGTTAAGAACCATAGATATTCTTTCAACATAGACTTCCATGCAGTTTTTCGTCTAGTTGGAACAGGCACTCTTTCTGTTATATTTATCTTTGTAGATATAGATGGCAAATATCTAGTGCCAGTGCCGGTTCTATCCATCATAGAATAACCATGCTCAATAACCTTAAGAAGATTTTGATCAAACTCCATTAGTACATAATCTTTATTTTCATTTATTTGTCTTATATTTTCTATAAGCTTTATTTCTTCAGAAGTGAATTGAATCATAAATTCTTTCTATAAAAGCTTAAGATTATATTAATTTGATCAACAAATCAAGATGATTTCTTTTTCTTTTTCTTTTCATCTAAAAATGGCCAAGTTCTTCTAATAACTCCCATTACTGGCATTTTGAATTGTGCTATATCACCTACTCCTCCTGTCGGAGAAGATGTCATAGTTCCGATTTCATGCAACTTCAACCATTCCTTGAAGGATTTCATACAACTCCAACTCCACCAGAAGGGTCTGCTGGTGGTTGATTTTGGCCTTGTAACAATAATTTTTCAACATCCCCGATAGGAACTAAAAACACTTCACTTCCATATTCGTCATCTTTAGTTTCTCTATTTTCCTTATCATATTTAAGGCTATTGAATTGAGGATCTTTTATTTGCTTAACTTTTACATGTGTAATTTCACCATTTTCATTTTTCTTAAAATCTAAAATTGTAAAAGATCCAATATTTACGGGAAATTGACCAAAATCAAAAAAAGAAGAAGATTGGGGAAAATATTTATAATCATCTTTATTTATGCCCATTTTACTCATTCCTGTAAAATAGGTTTCTTCTTCATTTTTTAAGAAATTACTAAATGATAAATGCTTACTCATACAAATATATATCAATTAGTGGAGGTTTTATGAATTCGCCAAATTTTTCTGATTTTAGACAATTACTTGATAAATGGGACGAGATTAAAGATAGCTTTCATAAGAAATGCTTAATGGAAGATAACGACTTGGTATTCTTCTTCAAGAAAGATAAAGTGCTATATGGAGCTTCTGAGAATAGCAGACTAACTTTTGCAAGAATGAAAAATCCAGAAAAAGAAGAAAAACAATGGAGTAAAGAAGCTACATTTTCTGCTTATAATTTAGAACAAGAGAAACCGAATGAAATTGTTTTTGGATCAAAAGATCTAAAGAGCATAGAAGTTGTAGACCAAGAAAAAGTGGAAAAAGAATTAGACAAAAAAGGCAAAAAAATGCCCGCTATTTCTGATTCAAATTCGGAATTAGATGAGAAGTGAATTCAATTAGATATTTTAAATATTTCTTTAGGATAATAATATTCTTCTAAAGTTTCATCTAATATTATATAAAAAAAATAATCTTCTTTCGCCTCGTATTCTTTATTTAATTGAAGAGATACTGGGTAGTAGTCGTTGTTTATACAAATAATTTTGACCATAATAATAATATTTACTCTTGAGAATAAATATTATTATGACACTTCCATTTGAAAATAGCAACTTAAGAAAATACCAATGTTTTTGTTGCGGTGTAGAATTTAATGAATACCAAGATTTTAAAAATCACATTATAGAAGATCATGATGAAGGGAGGGATTACATATTGTGCCCCCTAGATCATTGCAAAGCTCCTGTTCGTGATCTTAAAACTCACTTTAAGGTAAAACACCCTAGCTTTAACTTTAGTAATATTAAAGGCCAATATAAAGCCATGATTTGGCGTGATTTTACAAGTAAAGGAAAAAAGAAAACAAAAAAACCAAATTTCAAACAAGGAAAATACCAATCAACAAAAACAGGTAAAATCTTACCATACAGATCGGGAATGGAGGAAAGAGTTTACAAATTATTAGATAGACATGAAGATGTTTTGTCTTTTGATTACGAGCCTTTTGAAGTTGATTACATTCACAAAGGACAGGCTCACAAATACATCCCAGATATATTTATTACTTTTTTAGATGGACACAAAGAATTGTGGGAAATAAAGCCATCTAATCAAACACACCTAGAAGTAAATAAAAACAAATGGTTTGCAGCAAATGAAGCGTGTAAAATAAGAGGATGGCAGTTTGAGATTTTTACAGAAAAAAAAATAGAACAACTAGAAAAACAAATAAAAAGACAAATTATAGATTGAAAGTTTTATCAATTTTTTTATATAAATCATCTAATGTCCCATCATTAATAATAAAATAATCTATTAATTTAAATTTATCTTCAGAATTGGAAACTCTGCCTTCAACGCCTTCTGATAAGTAATATTCGACAAAAGGTCTAATTTGAGCTTCTGATTCGTTTGGATCCAAATTTAAAAAGCCTGGCCTGTGGACTAATATATTAATTCCTTCATTTTCTTTAATTTTATTTAATTCATTAATGTATCTAACATCCGAAACTACCACGTCGGATGGTTGATGCCTAAAAATTAGATCGACCCAAATATCATTTTTAATTTTTCTAAAACCGTCACCAATAAACTGAAGAGCCTGCCTTACAGGCATACTAAATCCTGGGGGCGGCTCAGAAATAGTTTTCCATTTTTCAATAAATTCAATATCAACATCAAAAGTTTCACAAAATATTTTTTTTACATTAGAAGCAAACGCTGCTCTTTTTAATTTTAATTTATCGGCAAGATAATCGGATATTACGTCTTTGCCGTTTCTAAATTGTCCAGCAACGCCTATTGTGCTCATATTAATTTATATCCTTTACTCATATAATCACATGATCATTATATCAATAAAAGAAATCACATTCAACATCAGCTTATAATGGAAAAAAAAGAAAAAATTTGTGGAAATTGTCAATTATTTAATGCAGAAAAAGAAACATGCCAAGTAGCAATATTAATTGAAGGAAAGCAATATCATATGCCAGTTAATACAAAAGATAATTGCCATATGGAAGAATTAGGAATAGAAATAAATCAAGTTAGATGGTGGGTTGAAGATGAAAACGGCAATCAGACAAATGGAAATGGGATTGTCAAAATAGAATATCCAGAAAACTTTTTTGGTAATAATAATGGGTTGTAATTTAACTTCAGATTGCAGTGGAAGAGGCTCTGGTGGTTGTTATGCTAACTGCTGCGGCGTAAGCTGCCCTCCGGATGGACTTTGTGATTCTATAGAACTGAGCTATAAAGCAGGATCTAATACTCCAGGGTATCCTTGTGAATGCGGAAGACCTTTTATAAAAAGGATATTTGACTTTTTAATTAGACCAAAACAAAAAACAATAAATATTGACAAAATAAAAGAATCTGACCTTGAGAGCAATTCGAAGCTGGGAATAGAAGTTCCGCCAATTCCCAGTTTTGAATTAGGGCAAGATCTAATAAAAAATAGCAATGATTTTATTTTTGCTCAAGGATGTTCCGTTCCTTGTGCAGATATTACAGTAAGCATAACAACAAGTAATAGTTGTGGAATTTCACTATCAGGACAAGTAGGAGGATCCAAATGTTGTTGTTCTCATGGGTCTGGAAAGGCCTATGCTTCTGTCTCTGGTGGCGGCGATTGTTCGGCCTCTATTACCTGGACAGAGATTGATGTAAGAGAAGGAGAATCTATTGGCTTTCCGCAGGTCACGATTGGAAATTCTTGCTGCACCCTACTTCACTGTGGAACAAGGTGCGGATCTAACACTCCCTTATGGAAGAATAAGGTGATTGGCAATAAGTTAAAAATAACATTAAATAAGAAAGAATTTGCAAAAAGAATTAACAAAATAAAAAGCTTTAGAGTAGCTGCTAGGAAGGCAAGAAACATCAGGAAAAATTCTTAACAGATTCAATTATTTCAATTATTTTATCTTCTTTCATATTCAAAGTTTTCCTAACTAAATCAAAGTTTTTTAATAAGTCAGAAGGATTTCTAAAGCCAGCTGCATATAATTTTTCAGCTCTAACTTTGCCAATATTTGGTATTTTACAAAAATTAACAAGTTCTGGTCTGACTCCGTAACCAATTCTAAGAGATACCGTATTAAAATAATTTTTTTTGTTCCATTTTGCAGCCATTGAGTCTAATGAGTTCAGTACAGAATTGGTTCTTTCAAAATCCATTTGAAAACCTCTAGCTAGAGATGAAAAAGGCCCAGGATCTAGACCTTGTAACAAACAAAAATAAGCGTATCCTCCTTTGATTGAAGAATCTAAATAAACATCTCCAAAAGATTTTGTCACTATATTCTGATACTCTTCCATCTCTTCTTTTTCGCTCTTAGTAACAAATCCCATTCTGATTGAATCGACATTGCCTAAAGCCATAGACAAAGCAAAATCATTATCTTGAATATTTTTCATAAACAAAACTCTAAAATTTCTTCTTAAATCAGCCACATCGAAAGGGCTATAGTAGAACATGCTAGAGACTTTGCCGATGGTTGTGGCCTCATAATTCCCATCGACCTCTTTAATTGCCCCAACTTGAATTAGCAATTCTAAGGTTTTATTTACTATTGAATCATCAAGATCTACAGATTGAAATCGAGCCAAAGATCTTTCATACCAATTGTGAATATCTTCAATTGTTTTGATTTCACCATGATGAATTTCACTAACTAAGTGAAAAGCCAAAGTTTTATAATGTGGATTTTCTTCATCTCCGATATGCACCAATAGTTGAGAAGTTATTTCTTGAGGAGTAGAAAGCCGATCTATATGATCATCTGCCTTGCTCTCTGGGACTAGAATGTGAACATCCCCCCTAGGGTCATAACCAACTCTTCCTGCTCTTCCGGCCATTTGCATAATGTCATAAGTATCAACTTCTGTCATTCCCCTGTGTACACCCGCAATTATGACTCTGCGGGCGGGCATATTAATGCCCCATGCCAAAGTGCTAGTTGCTATTATGGCTCTTAATTTTCCAGTCTTAAATTTTGTCTCAACTTCGTGTCTTTTTTCTTTCTCAAGATCTGCATTATGAAATTCACACTCAATTCCAATTTGATTCAGATGCCTTCTAATTCTATCTCCAGTATTTTTAGTATGAACAAATATTAAAAACTTATCTTCTTTGTATTCTCTTAATATATCAACTGCCTTATCAATCTTCGACTCTTCTTTCATTTCATAAGTTCCAACATCTTCATAATTTTCATAATGAATTGATAAAGGGCAAGGTCTATATTTAGAATTTATAAAATATGTTTTCTTTTTGTTTAAATTATCTCCCACCCAATCTGCTATCTGGCGGACGTTAGGCATGGTTGCCGATAATCCAACAATTCTGCAATTAGGATTTATTTTAGCAAATTTCATAAGGCCAATCTCAAGATGATCGCCTCTTCCAGGAACTGTTAGCAAATGAAACTCATCAATAACCAATGTCCCAATTTGCTTTATCCATTCATTAGATTCTGATTTATAGTTTCTACATCTAGAATTAAGCATTTCAGATGTCATTATAATTATGTTGGAACTTTCCAACTCTTGCTTTCTTTTATCTGTCAACCTGTAGTCGCCTGTGCATATGGACAGATTCAAATCAGAAAAATGGTGATTAGCATCTGTCCAATCGTCAATTTTTTCTTTGGCTAAAGCTCTCAAAGGAGCAAGATACATGGCTTTTCCGCCACGCTCTCTTATCTCTTGAGACATGAGAATTTCCGAACATATTGTTTTCCCCGCTGAGGTTCTCGCAGCAACAATTACATTGCAATCCTCATTAAATATTTCAAATATTCTACTTTGAACTGGGTTGAATTTTTCAAATGGAAATTTTGCATAATTTGGATATTTTGAAGTTTCAACTAAATTATTTTGGTCTTCTAGTTCTATTATGTTCATTTTTCACCATATAAAAATTGAGGGGCAATGTGCATTTTATCACATTGCCCCTCAACAACACAACACTTCAAAAAAAATTACTTTTTTTGATTTGACTTTTGTCTTCGACTTTGTTCCGAAACCGCATAATCTTCTATAATATCAATTTTATCAAACCATTCAAATGCTCCTTTGGCTTGACATAGCCACCTGTCTAGCTCTTTATCTTTTTCGAACAACAAAGAAACATCGGCTCTATCCCCGCATACGGGCTGCGTCAATCTATCTACGATCAAATTTAGTTCATCATCAAAAAGACGATGAACATACTCTTTTACAACAGAAACATTCTTTTGAGGCTTCATGACCAACTCCTCTGATGATATCTTTGATCCAAGAAAACTTGAAAAACTATTAATCAAGGATTGGACCAATTTTATAAACCCTAGAAATTTATTGAATTTTTTAAAAATTAATGTAGAAATTAAATTTCACATTAAAGATCCTAAAATTCAAACCTTAATGATTTCTAATTGCGAAATGAAACCAGAAGGAATTTTTCTTTGGATTAATTATAATATAGTAAATTCTAGTAGTAATGTCAATGTTACAGATGAAGTTTTATTAGATTCTAATGGATCGATTAAACTAATCAAAACTATATAACATCTAATATTTTAATGTTTTCTCCATGAGAAGATGTAGATTGATGTTCAAATATCATTTTATCATTATCTTCATATCTAAGACCTAGATTATACTCATCAATCGATACTGCTCTGCCATTTTGAGAAGCTATAACCCAACAGTAATTTGGTATCTTTTCAAGATCCCCATTTTTATCTTCTTGTGTTATTCCAACTTCTAAAACCATATTATTAGGAAGAATTAACTCTACGCTTCCTTCTTTCAATAAATGAGTAATAAAAACTTCTTGAACCCTACTTTTTGTAATCTTCTTCATGGTGCAATCCTCCTTTTGTACATTACCAAGGAAAACAATTAATATAAATTTAATTGTTCGGGTTTCATATAATTGTATTCAAATCCTTCGAAATTCTTGACTTTTGTTTTTTCGTGCAGAGGAGAATTAATTGGCCTGCCTCTGTCGTCAACGCAAACACTCCAACAATAAATTTTGTGATCTTTTTGATAAAATTCAACTAAAGATAAATGGTGACTTCCTAAAACTTTTTGAGCAAGTTTTGTCACTAAATAAAAAGGTAAAAAAGGAGAATGTTTGTTGTAAATCTGAAATGTTTCTAAAAAATACTTTTCATAATAAGCCCTATTGAAATGAACAATAACCGTGTAGCCATCAACTTCAATCTCGGTCTTTTTCAAAATGGCAATATCATACTCTGTGTCCATTGGGCCTAATGGAAAATTATAGCCAACTAGATGCTTGCTTAAGTTTCTTAGCATCTCTATTTTTTGATCGAAATTGCTCATGGCTAAGGTTCCTCTTCATATACTATTATTTATCCATTGGAACCGAAGAACTAGAAATATCTTTATCCAATTGTAAATCTCTTAAAATATCTTCACTTTCTAATATAGCAATTCTTCTTAATTTATAGTTCCAATGAGTAACATTACTTTTAATATTTTTCAATATTCTATTTAAAAACCAATACCTTAATTCTTTTTCTTCAAAAGACAGATTTTTATTAAAACCCAAAAATTCAAAGACTTGCTTGGTATCGAGCCAACAATAAGAATCTGGGACGCCCGCAGAAACAGCTTGTTCGATAAAACGAGACAATAAAACAACCCAGTTTTTTGCAAAAATAGGATCAACACAAGCTGACTCTTCTGCCAACCTAAATTCTATTGTAGGTCTAGAACCTTTGCACAAATGATAAACATTGCAGCTAAAATATTTACTAGAACCTAATTTTTGAATTACATTAAAATAATCTGGCTTCTCGTCTGCTTTAAAAATTTCGGATATTCCTATGCATTGACAATATTTATTAAATTTCCTGTGGTCTGGAATTGAATCAAAAAATACAGGTTCGCACTTAACCCACCAAGACAAAATAGAAGCAAGTTTTGTAGAATTATAAAAATCATCTTGGTAGCCCTTTTTTGAAATGCAATCGCTTATGTCAAAATGAACATGAAAAGAACATCTATTATCAATTTTTATATATGAATCTTTTGATAATACATCGATTAATTTCAATACAGATTCTAAATTATCAGAAGCAGGAGAGCATATTTCCATTCCGCAACTAGAATCTGACTTACACACCCAATCAAAGTTATTATGAGTTTGATGCCAACCATCTATCCTGACCATAAAGCCTAGATTCTTAATCAATGAACAAACATAATCGATACCAGAAGGATATTCATTCTTACCTAAAGGGTATTTTTTAAAATCTCTTTGATCAAAAGAATTCAATTCAATTTCTACGCCAAATTTTCTCATTTTTTATAGTTGATTTAAGTTAGATCAAATTATATAATAATTTTAAGTTCAAAACAATGGGAAATAAAAAATGAAATGCTTAATGATACAAACAAAAGACAATAGAAAACTGTTCACGCATCAGAAAAATTACAAGCACCTTTTAGAATACATAAAAACTTTTAAGGCAAAAGTTTTCATTGTGAATACTGATTCCGATCAAAAGATTTTAGATCTAAATAAACTAGTGCCTGCTTTGTGTGACAAGAATTACAATATTAAAAATTTAAATTTTGAAATTTTAGAAATTAAAAAAGATAAAATAAAAATAAAAAGAAAAATATAATAATAAATTTATATTTTTCTTTTTCAGAGCCAAAATTTTCTACTTAGAACAATAAACTTTTCTACGGTTTTATGTGCAGCTCTCTGTAGCTCCCCGAGATCCTGTTTAAAAATAGTAAATATATAAAATATGTATTTTTTCATGAAAATAGCTTATTTTCATGAATCTTCTCCAAGCAGATGACTTACATCACCGTTTGAATCAACTTGCTCAACGCCTTCGCTATTCGTTAGAGCTATAGCCGCAGACCATTCTTTTAGATATTCTCTTACTTCTTCTTCGTTTTTTGCATCTATTAGTGCAGGATATTTACACAATAAATCCAAATCCATAGGAGAGGTTTTTGCTTGTTGGAATGTGGCATCATCATCTCCATTACTCCATTGGGGCAAAATTCTGTATCTGCCCTTCGTAGTAGCCTCTATTCTCTCTGCCATAAGAAAAGCGTCCATAAGACCGCCAAGTGGATTTATACCAGTATTAAAAAATAAAGGAATATTTTCAATTTTAACTCCTGGAGTAAAGTGTCTGTTCTTTTTATTTGTGACACTCATATTTACACCCAGAGGCAACTTTGTATTTTTATCTTGAAAAGACTTTGGAGCACCACAGCGAAGTCTTAAAGAGGCATAAAATTTCAGAGCCTCGCCACCACCAGAAGTTGTTTCGTCATTTCCATAAATAACTCCAATTTTTTTCCTAACTTGATTAATCACATAAAGAGTAGCGTTATTATTATTTAGGAATGGATTCAAACTTCTCAAAACTTTATTTGCAGCTTTGGCACGTTCGCCGGGTCGCTCATTTCCGCCAGCGGCAGAAATTTGTTGCTGCGTTGGATTTTCTGGAAGGTCTATGGAACCCCACTCTCTATCAGTCGGATTAACGCCTATTGAATCCCAAACAATTCCTATAGGCTTGTCTGGGAAAGCTGCCCTTATTTTATTGACAACGGTTGTTATTTTTCTTTCAACTTGTTCAAGAGAAACAGGATCATACACAACTAACGAATCCGGATCGACGTGACCACATCTTTCTGCGAATTCGGCTCCGCTGGATCTCTCACAATCCAATAAAATTGCAATCCCATTCATTTTTTGAACAGAATGCATAAAGCAGTAACCCAAAAAAGATTTTCCAGAGGCTTCAGGGCCGAAAGCCTCGATAATTCTACCACCCGGAAAACCTCCATTTATAAACTTGCCGCTACATGCATAATTTACAGCTAAATTGCCAGTATCAACATAGTAAGGAACTTGACCGGCATCACGTAAAGTTTCGCCGCCAGTTTCATTTAATATACCAGCAAGAATTTCTGCATCATTATTTTTTTTAGATTTAGCCATTTAATTAACTCCTGTATTTTGTAAAAAAAGCCTCCTGCCTAGCCTACACCAAAAGCTAGGCAGGAGGCACACACCACACCTAAGAAAAGATCAAGTTAATTTTCTTAACTCTTCTAGAAAATCTTTATCTGCCACTTCGTCATCGGCATCATCCGATTCTTCTTTCACTGCTTTTTTGGAAACAGTTGCGGCAACTGAGGCGACTTCAACTCCATCATCTTCTACAACCTGCTTTACTTTGGGGGCAGGGGCAGGAGAAGAAGCGACAGAAGACTTAGACTGATACTTGGACGGATCAAAACTAGAGCTTGTTTCCTGTTTCAATCCAAGATGGACCATCAATTCATTCTCTAATTCTTCCGCAGGCTTTAGAACTCTTAAAGACTTTAGATCGTGTAAATTTTCCATCCATTGCTTGCACTGTTCAGGATCTCCAGCTGGAGATTCGTCCAAGAAATGAGAACTTTCATAATTTGGATAGGTATTTTCTCCAGACTTACGAATAGTTTTCACTAACTTGAAATCTCGACCAGTCTTGAAGTCTGTAACATCTCCAAGCTTTGGCTGATTCATTTCTTTATCGCCAAGGATTCCTCTGAGGATGGCCTCGTGAACAGTTTTTCCAACAGACAAAATCTTAGGGCCAACATCTTTCTTTACGTTGCCATTTTCATCTGTCTCGGCTCTGACAATAACATTATAATAATATCTATCAATTGGCTTTAGCTCTCTATATAGAGCCTGCATTCTGTCACGCTCGTCGGGAGAGGATTGTTCCGACTCTTTCCAGAGCCATCTCAAATAGTCACCTATCGGATTTTCTCCAACCCATTTGCCATTTACTTTTTCACGAGGATCATGAAGACTTTTTCCATTCACCTTGTGAATTCTTGTTGTCTGAAAAAATGGATTGTCATCTCTACCAAACATTCCATCGTGGGCGGGGGGAAGAATTCTAAGAACAACGCTGCCTTTCCCATCCGGCATTCTTACAAAATTTTCTAAGAATGATCCGACAGATGCAGAGTTTTCATTAGATTTTATGTCTTTATATTCGCTACTTAAAGCATTGATATTTAATCCCATTGTTTTCTCCAGTTAATAAAAGTTGCTGAAAGTTAATAAACGCTACTAACTTTTTCGCGTTCATCTTTTTAAGTTATAAGTAATATCGAAGGCAAAGTCAATAGACTTTAGTCTTTTTTTTCTGAAAAATCTATAATGCCTGTTTCTTTCTGTTCCTCTGTCATATGTTCTTTTATTTTGCTTTCTAATGCATCCATTTTATCTTTTAAGGTCACATGACCCTCAGACTCCAATTGGTCATTAATTAGCTTCTTTTGATTGATTTCTCTCAAATATTCATCTTCTAAAGCTCTTAATATTTCTGCATTTTTTTCCAACTTAGATAATATTATTTCATTCTTATATTTTTCCATTGTTTTCCTTTTTTCTTCATCTTTAACGAAAGGATCCATTTTTTCTCTAAATTTTCTATCTAATCTAGCAGACTTTAAATTATCGCTAGACTGCTTCCTAAGAGCACCTCTTCTAGACAGCACTCTTTTTTTAGCTATTTCTTCTCTTTTTTTCTTTTTTCTTTCTTGCTGCTTTTTAGACATTATCTTCTCCTTATGTCTGGGATACTCTGATCTATTGGAACATTTTTCCATAAATCAACTTCATCGACTGCGGCTCCGTGATACTTGGGGCCTTCGTCGTCAAACGAAAGTCCAGCGGAAGGAACGACAAAACACTCAGAGCCAACTTCAACCTCTCGTCCAGAGTCATCTTTTGTCAAATATTTTAGCATTCCGGCAGATGATTTTTCTGAGTATATCGGGTATCTTTTTCCAACGGTAAATTTATATCCTCTTTGTTCAACTTTTACTTTTGTTGTTATTTCAGGATCATAAACTTCTTGTCTCAAAAATTTTTTATTATCGGTGTTGTTTCTAGGAGGACAAATATTTTTAAAATTTTGTGAATTAGAATCTATATTTAGAGTTTTTTTTAATTTTTCTAATAAATCTTGATTTTGTAATATTTCATTTAGATCTTCATCTTCAACCACTTCAGAAGAAACTAAAGCTCCGCTATCAAAACTAAATTTTTTATTTTTTATAAATATTCCAGTTGGAGTTTCTTTGTAGCCAACTTTTTTCTTTGTAAATTCAAATATTTCGATATCAACTATAAGTATGTTTCTTCTTGCCAGTTGAGATATAATCTTGCCTGCCAAAAAATCTAAAGAAATTTCTTCTTCAAACTTTCCAATTTTTGTAGTTTTAGACAAAACTTCTTCATTGTATGTGCCAGGAGAATCTCCTGCCTCTTTATAAAAATATGTAATTTCAAATCCCATATAATAAATTAGTTACTTTCTTAAAATTCCAGTTCCATACCTAGTTTTAAACACAAATCCCTCTCTATTTTTGGACTTGCAAAAATCCATAAAAATTTTATTTATTTTTTTATCATAATTTAAATAATCCATTACTAAATAACCGTCCATATTTAGTTTTTCCCAGCAAATCTCAACGGATTCTTTTATTTGATCAAAGTTAGATTTCTCAGTTAATAAAATAAGATCGAAACTTTTAGCTTTTTGTAAAAACAGATTGTCATATATTTTGCCATAATAATAATCTGTTTTTATTTTTTTTGTTATATCTTTTATATTGGAGAATGCTAATCTCTCTGAGTAAAAATTATCATTCGAACTCTGAAATCCAAAAAAACTTTCAACATCTTTATTGCCATACAAAAAACAACAAATCTCCAAACCTAAATTAAGACCAATTTGTAGAATGGATTTAGGAAATAAAAATCTACTTAAATAAAAATAAAAAGGCAAATAAGTTGGGTCTTGATACTGACTGCTCTTTCTAGACTCTTCGTCAAATAGTCTTAGTTTATCTAATAAAACCTTAGGAGATATAAGCTGACTTTTTATTTTTTTATTTAATTCATTTTCAAATGATAAACTCATAAAGAAACAAATATTGGATTATTTTCACCAATATAGGCCCCTAAAAAATTCGAGTCGAAATATTCAACGGCATCTTCTAAAGACATGCCAAATTCAACTAATATTGATATGCATTTTTCGATATCATATACAATACAAAAAGAAGGATTGCTTTGAGTGTATCCTATAATCGCCTGGTCGAATCCATCGATAATAACAGCTTCAGAATTGTGGTTTTTTACAATTTCTATTATTGTATTATATCTCATTTTGACCTTCCACTGTATTCTCTCCAAATCATCAGATCATATTCGGCAACTGATAGTCCTGACTGTTTCACTATATTCAGAAATAATTTCTCTATTTCTAAATAACTTTTCTTAATTGGCGTTTGTTTTGGAACATTATAACCTTTGTCTCTTAGAAAATGCAATATATGAACATCAAGACCGGCGCAATTAGCATCTTTTCGACTATGAATTATAAAACACCTACTAGTTTTCATTCCAATTCCATGAATTTTTTCTAAATCATCAGCCAAACATTTTCTTAAATCTAAATTAGAATTAGCTAATTGCCAAAATGTTTTTGCTTTATTATTGTAACAACCAATTCCATAATTTTTCATCAAAATAGGAAGATCTTCTTTTTGTATTTTCTTAATACAATCGAATGGTTGAAAATGTTTAATAGAAAATTTATTATGAATAAAAATTAAAAAATTCTCTAAGCATCTGCTTGCTGTGATGGCATTTTTACCAGCGGCCAAAACCCAAAAAAGCAAAACTTCTTCTAGTTGCTCTTTTGTATTATCGAATTTGGTTATATTAACTGGGTCGATCATCTCATGTTCTCTGAAGTGGAGTTCATAAGCCTGTTACTCAAAGAAGAGCCTGCTTTGCAACAATTGTTGGATCTTCTACTTGGACGACTAAATTTTGCTTTTTCAATTGTAGACAAATCAAGATAACAATGCCAACATTTTTCTTCATCATGTTCTATTCTAGAAAACTCAATATTATACAGGCTTTCTAAATTAAACTTATTATAAATTGAAACTAAATCTTTTATAACTACCTTCTGTTTTTTTTCTTTGTATTTATTATCAACATTTATTTCGTCAATTATTGAAACGCCCTTATAATCAAATATTTTTGGCAAGACCCATTCAATACCAGAGCCAGATTTATTTATTAAAAAATAATTTCTAGCTTTCTTAAGAGAAGACTTATTGAATGTCAAAAACTTTCTTGGCAAACAGTTCACATATCTTAAAAAACATTTTTTATGCGAAAAAAATTCGTGATCATTGTAAGAAGGAGAAGCGAAATTCAAATTATATTTTAAAAAAATATTAAAATAATCACTAATTTTTTGTTGTGATATTTTAATATCAGAATCTATGAAAGATATTGTTTTATAAAAATATGTCTTAAATCTATATTTATCATATAATAAAGCTATGTTTTCCCATCTATTTTTAGATTGGGCATCTACAAGAACAATATCATAATTGGGATTATCATAAGTAATCCAATTATCATAATTACAATCAAATTTAAATATAAAAATTAAATGTTTTTTCCAAAACATAATCACCTACTTTTTCTAACTATGCTTTCAACTTCGTCGGTCATTTCTCTCTTCATCACAATATCAGAACTTAATTTATCCATTTCTTTTCTAATCATATGACCTCTACTTTGGGCGTTTTCATGAGCCTTATCCCAAGATCTTAAGTGCTGCTTTAATAAAATGACCTTATGTTTAGCCGAAATAGTATCTTTTTTATAATCAGAAACATCTGATTGTTTTCTGGCGTTTGCTTCAGCTAATTTATCTGTGCATCCTTCTTCCTTAAATTTCTCGTAAGCTGAGGAAAAAGCAAGCTCATGTTCGTATTCTTTGTAGGCTAATAAAGCCTCTGCTTCTGCTAGCTTTTGTGAAAAATAATCATACCAAAGACCTAAATTCTCCATAAAAGAATTTAAGGTAATTTCATTAAATGCTAATCTTGTATTGTCCAATACGATTTCTTGATCTCCAATTTTAATTGTAGATTTCGCTATTGGAGCTTCTTTAAAATAATCTAATTCACTCATGATTTTCTCCTTGTAAATTGTCAGGTTGATCTAAGTTATCTGATTCATCTAAGTCTTGATTATTATAACCAGCATCGTTTGAAAACTTATTCTTATTCTTGTCCTTGCCCTTCATTTTATTCCAAACTTTTTTCTCTTGGCTATTTTCGTCAGAAACTTTGGTCACAGTATTCATCTGGTGTATCTTCCAAATCCTGTCGTATTCAGCGGCAGAGATTTCATTCATAGCCAAAGTGCCTACGTGCTTATCATCTTTATCATTAAGTTTAGCATCATATTCAACATGAAAAGTAAACCTACTTTTACCATGCCTGTGCTTAATTACAAATATTCTGGCTACTCCGGCTTCTTTTTCTTGATGCATTTGATTAATTGACCAGCAACCATCCAAAGGTCTAATTTGACCATAACTATCTGCCAAATTGGTGTCGTCAATAACACCGGGTCCTAGGCCTTCTTTATTCTGGGCATCTCTTGCACTTTTATTAGGCTGCATGGCCGTAAATATGCAAATATCTTCTTCTGTTGCCAAACCTCTTAAATCTCTAACAATTCTATATCTAGATTCCCAAGTTGGCATCCCAGGAAAATCTTTCATTTCTCCGATGTAATCAATAATTACTAAATCTGGCGTGAACCCTATCATATAGAGTTGCTGCATGTATGCTCGCAAAGTATTGACCGTCATACTGCCCGCCGGGAACTGCTTAATGACCAAAAGTCTTTTATCTTCTTTATCTTGAACTTTTTCAGACAAAGCGTTCATAACCACGTCAGACTTATCTTTAATTTCATTTATATTTATATTTGCTATTTGAGCGTCAAATCGTTCTGCAATTTTGTCTTCGTCCATTTCAAGAGAAACATATAGAACTTTTTTGCCCAGTTGAACATTTCTTAGTGAAGCGCTAACCAGAGCCAAGCTTTTTCCGGTTCCACTCAAACCAATCCAAGAATAAATCTCACCTCTATGAGGACCGCCGCCCAATAAAGCGTCATCAATACTCTTAAATCCACTTGTGAATCTTTCTTGAGCCTCTTCATCTTTAGTAATTCTTTGAAATCTCTCTTCAAATGTTTCAAAATAGTTCAATCCTTCGTTGAAATTTCTATCAACAAGCAAAGCTTCTTTTAAAGCTGACTGAATTTTGACCCAAGTGGATTCTTCTTCCGGGTCTTTTTTCATCAATTGAAGAGAGGTATCAAACGCATTTTTCAAACTCATCAATTTAGCAAAATTAAGAATTTTCTCTAAAAGATATTCCCTAGACTCTAAATTAGGAACGTATTTTGCGTAAAGAGCTTCAGTTTCAGAAATATATCTTTGCTTAATTTCTACATCTTTGTTGCCGACTGAACTCTGAACTTCTTCTATAACAAAAGACTTCTGTGGTAAAATATTCCACTTATCAAGATGGGAAAATAAATTTCTACAGAGTAGCTGATGAACTTCCTCTACAAAATAATTAGGATTTATCAAATCTCTACACTGAACAGTGAACCAACGATCATTAAGTAATAAAGCTATTATATTTCTTTGAAATTCTTCTGTCCAATTATATTTTATGGTTTGATCATCGTCAGGATTTGTATTTCTACTTAATTTAAATGTTTCTTCTTCGGTCAATTCTCCGTCATCAAAATCAAAATCTTGATCTGGCATTTAATTTTTCTCAAAAATTCTGTTGTGCGTGTTGTTTACTCTTACAAATGTACAACATTTGCTAAAATCTTTCAACATCTCAGTGCCAACATATGTGCAAGCACTTCGAATTCCCCCTAGTATTTCTATAATAGTATCATCAACCTTGCCTTTATAAGGCACCTTTACGGATCTGCCCTCTGAGGCTCTATAGTTGCATTGTCCGCCATTAAATTTATCCATGGCCTCTTTGCTACTCATTCCATAAAAATTCAAATATTGCTTGTTGCCATCGTCGTCATAATGCCAATCACCCTCGCATTCGTCATGGCCGCTTAGGAGGCCACCAAGCATGACAAAATCAGCCCCAGCACCAAATGCTTTGGCTATGTCTCCAGAAGATGTGCATCCTCCATCAGCAACTATGTGACCACGCAAGCCGTGAGCCGCATCCGCACACTCTGCGATGCAACTTAGTTGAGGATACCCAACTCCAGTTACAATTCTGGTTGTACATGCACTGCCTCCTCCGATCCCAACTTTGACTATATCAACTCCACCATTTAATAATAATTCTTGAACCATTTCAGGAGTGCAAATATTACCAGCCATTAAAACGGAATCTTTAAATTTTTCTCTTATTATTTTACATTTTTCTTCAAAAAATTTAGTATAACCATTCGCAACATCGAGACAAATATATTTTGGAGCAGAACCAAAAGCTTTCACAAAACTATTTAATTTTTCAAATTCTTCTTCTTTAATTCCTAGAGTATAGAAAGCTTGATTACTTCTAAAGAAATCAACCAATTGATTTACTGTGTAATATTTATGCAAGCAAACGTTCATGCTGTGCTTTGCAAAAGCATTGAACATCGCAAATGTGCCAGTAGTGCTCATGTTTGCAGCAAATATAGGAACTCCCTCCCAAGTTGCTTTAGAATTTAAAAATTTAAATTTTCTATTCAAATCAACATTTTTACGGCTAGGAGATTCTGATCTTTTCGGACGAATTAAAACATCTGAAAAGTCTAGCTTGATTTCGTTTTCTATTCTCATAATTTATTTCCTAGTTGTTGACGCTATATTTTATAAGATGCAATTGCAATGTCAATATTAGAAAAACTAGCTCATGGGAAGAAAAAAGAAATTAATCAATAAAGTCCATAAGAAAAAAACAGACAAAAAATGTTTCTTTTGTGATAATAAAGAATATTGTACGTTAGACGTACATAGAATAATTCCAGGTTGCGAAGGAGGAGAATACACCTCTAGCAATACAGTGACATGTTGTTCTTGTTGCCATAGAAAAATACATGATGGAAAAATTAAAATTGACAGAAAATATCCATCTACCAAAGGATGGGTTCTTCATTATTTTGATGAAACAGGAAATGAATTTTGGGATTAAATATCATAATCAATTGGATGTGTTGTAATTTTTATATATTTTTCATTTTGATTATAACAAAGCTCTAAAGAAACTATTGTTTCTCCAATGTAGGCAGAACCTATTGTAAGATCATTGTCTTTTTCATAAGCAATCAAGTAGCAATTTTGATCTATTTTCATTGTTCTTTTTGACCGCCTAGATAATCAAATTCTGATATTGAGACCATTCCTGTTCTAATCGATTTTTCTCTTGTTATTCTCTTGCCAAGGCTTTTTTGAGCATTCCAAGTTATAGCTTTACAATAAGTTATAAATTTAGTATCCATGACCAAAGAAGCTTTTTTATGAGGTCTTTCTTTTATAGGAACTAAACATTTAATGAGTTTGTCCAGCATTTTTTCTTGATACAGCCCAAATTTTTGACGATTAGCTCCATGACGAGTTTTGTTTTTCCATAAATTAGATAACTGTTTAACTACGGATTTTATAAATTCATCTTTAGCATATTTTCTACAAAGTTCTAAAGCATTTTCGATATAGCATTGTCTTTTATAATAAGATGCGGCTCTAAGCAAAGCCATTCTCATATCTTGAGCTATATCTTCTTGACTATCAGTATGATTATTCCTTGTATTTTTTTTCAATAATTGCCAGGCTTGATACTCACACAATTCGCCAAATTTACTATCTAAAATAAGATACTCTTCTTCTGTAACTGGAAACGAGTTCTGTATAGCTTTCATTTTATAACCTCTTTAATATTTTTTAAATTATTCAAATGTTCACCGAAATGACAAGAAGTCTTTAGCTTAAGATTTGGAAACAGATCGTCATCTTCTTCTAAAGCTTTTTTTCCAAGTTCAAATACCAATTTTAAATCTTTTCTTTTACAAGCAATAGCATAGCCATCGTGTATATGAAAAAATATTTTTGCTTTATTGTTTATGGATTCATGTAGTTTTACAAGTTTTCTTAAACAAATCATATTTGATGGAGATTGTATACAAAAATTTCTAATTTTATACAACTCTTCTTTTTGGAATTTTCTTCTTCTACCGAATATGTCCGTCGCGTAATTGTTGCTATCGACTGTTTGGGATTTTACCCAATCAAAAGCAACAGGAAAGGTTTGTTCTAATTTATATATTAGTTTCTCAGCAAATTTTTCATTTATACCCAACCTCTTAGATAAAGAATTTGAACCTTGACCGAAAATAACAGGCAAAAATATGTTTTTACAAATTTTTCTTTGCTCTTTAGTGGCCTCAGATTTTGTTAGTGATTGCCAGATAGACCTATATAAATCTACATTTGAATCAAGTATTTTAGATAAATTTGCATCTTTAGTTATCCATTCTAAAACACTAACTTCCATGTGTTTGAAATCATAATACATAAAAACACTATCATCACTTGGCAGTCTTAAAATATTCTTTTGCTTTTCTCCCATTGAATGAGGAAGATAACAGTCTTTTAATACTTTTAAATTCTTCATTCTACCATTAGATTGTCCTTCAATCTCGTAATAAGAATAAACAAATTTCTTCTCGGCCAAATCAACTAATGGATTAGTTTCTATGCTAGGAATTACATTTGATATTAGTGGGTAATAGACTTTATCATAAAACTTTTCAAAAGACTTCCAACTATCAGTCTTACGAATGTGATTAAAAAGAAAAAAGGCTTCCTTGGAAGTCGTAGGTTTCTTTTTGGGCAAAGAAAAGTAAGAACAAAGAACACTCAAGTCGTAAACTTTATTGCTAAAATTTACATTGATCTGCGATTTTTTTCTAAAAAAAGATAAGATATTTTTTAGATTCCAAGTAAGCAAATTGGAATTTTTTGTATAAAAATATAAACTTGCTGCCAAACTTTCAATATGTTTTGGCTCACATAATGAAATTATTGATTTCTGGCCTTTGGATTGAATAGCGAAATCTACAGAAGAATCGTCAGTCCAATCTACAAAATCAGATTCAAAATGAAAAAATACGTCAGAGTTCTGTATCGAATCTAATATTTCAGCAATTTCTGACATTCGGGCATTATAATCTTAACTCTCACATTAATCTACTTTTGTCTTCGGCTTTACAATATTTTTCAATCTGGATTCTCTCTTCGAATCTCTAATAAATTTTAATTTCTTTTCTTTGAGTTTTTCTAGTTCTTCTTTATTTAATTTATTTTTGACCAAACCAGAATTAATTCCCTTATTTCTTTTTTTCTTTATAGAATAAATAATATTTTTATTTGTTGTTTGTGTATTATAAAATTTTTGAATTGCTTCATCAATCGAAATAGAAAATCTTTTAGCTAATCTTTTTAGGTTTCTTCTATGTTCTTTCATGATTAATTAATATTAACGTTATTGGCGCACTTGGGGCGTATCCCTGAGGAAATATTCTTTTTAAGTTAGATATTGGAACCGCACTTATAGAGAACTTCTAGGGACAATTCTATTTGTTTGATCTTTTTCTACCTTTTCAGTTTCTTCACTTTAACTTAATACTGAATATTTTTTCAACGTTATTTCCGTTTTGACCATGACCCTACGCCCCATGACAGATCAACTACTGTCTGGTTACATGGAAAACCCTTTCGGGAAAATATTCATTTGGTTTAAAGTAATACAGCACCTGATATACCTCGTCAAAGGTATGTAATTAACTTTCATTAATTACTGCTTAGAAACACTAGGGGAGTTTTTAACCCTATGGTTTGCCAAACGCATCCTGTTCCTTTTTCTCTTTCGAGATTTTATGCTAATAAATTAGCCCGTGCAAGGTGCAGGAAAACACAACGGAGATCAAAATTACTCGTTTAGAAAGTTTTAGAAAGTTAAAATATAATAGTATCTTGAAAGTTGTTTCGTTTGCTTAATTCTATCGTTTCGAATAGAATAGTCAACACCAATGAATGAGCTAGAATTAATTTTGAAGTATAACATGACAGATTTAGAAGCAAAAGCTTTTAAAATCTGTTTAATGTGGCAAGATTTATGTAAAAAAGAATTTCCAAATGAAAGACATATTAAAATTAGTAAAAGCAAAGACCCTAGGAAAACTACTCTTTTTAAATATTGCTATAAATTAGTCAGAGAAACAAAAGGCTTACTAGATAGTGATAAAGAATATTATATTTATATTGTCGCTCAATTGCAAATGCTAAAATTAATGAAACATGAAAAAGTCCATGCTCTAATTGAACCTCAAATACTTACTGGTGATAAAGCTTGGAAAAGATGGAAATTATGGAAAAGAAAATTTGATAAAAAATTAAATGAAATAAAAACCTCTTCTGATTTGGGCCTTGTTACTAGTCCAAGATTAATTAAAATTGAATTAAAAAAGACTCAAGAATTTTTGAAAAATAAAGATAAATCTTCTATAAAAAAAGAAGATTTTGAAAGATGGGTTTCAAATAAATTAATATCTCCTTATTATGTAGTTTTATCTGATTTTGCAAAAAAGAATATTTCAAATTTTAATTTTGATTTATATAGACCATCAATAACTCCTGATGTTGAAGAATTTTATAAAAAGGAATTTAAGGATGAGTTATAAAAATCACACAATATTTGGAGAAAAAAAAGAAAACAACGATATCAACAAAGTTTTTATAAATAAAGACCAAAAAGGAAATTGGTATTTTCAAAATGACAAGGGAAAATATATTTTAGCACCTGCTACACTAACAGAATTTTCCTTATCTCCTTTAGTTGCTGGAGCGGATAAGGCCATACAATTTGGTTGTAAGTCTAAAAATTTAGATTCAAAAGACGGTCTTTATCTTTACTTTTCAGAAGAACAATTTTTAGATTGCGACATTAGACTTGAACTTAAAAATAATTTTTTTGATGGATGGATATATGATGCTTTTTCTGAAAATATAAAAACAGAGGCGGGACAAAAAATTTGGGCTTGCAATTACCTAAATATTTATTACGATAATCCGCCTAAAATCATATATCTAAAATTAGACGTAAATTAATTTTCATATTCTCTAAGTATTTTTTCTAAATCTTCTATAGAAGATATTTTTTTAGAAATATTATTTATGCATCTTTTATTATTGATTCCATGAGTATGCTTCATATGGCAATGATTGCATAAAACTCGACACTTTTTCATTTCTCCAACTAAATCTTCTATGGAGTGTGATTTTGCATAAAGTCTATACATTCCGCCTGCACTTGATCTTTTTGAATATCCATTTTTTACATGTTCTGACTTTTCTTCACCGGGTAGGTGGTCAAAACATAAGTTGTAAGGATGAGTATTATATCCACATTCTTCGCAACCTTTGGACATTTTATAGATATCTACACATTCATGTCTGTAATTTAATATTTCTTTACTAGTTTTGCCCATGTTATAATCTTGTTAGTAACCATAACGAGATTATATTAAGTATTAAAATGATTATCAATAGTAAAAAATTCAAAAAGTTTATCTCTAAAAATAAAATTCAAACAAGAATTTCCCAAATCGCAAGAAAAATAAATAAAGACTACAAAAATCAGAAAGTCTTATTTTTGTGCGTTCTAGACGGATCTTTTATGTTTGCTTCTGAACTTTATAAAAAAATAAATCTAGAATCTGAAATATCATTTATAAAGGTGAAGTCATATGAAGGGACTAAATCTAAAAGCATAAAAGATATAATCGGAATAAACACAGATGATCTAAGAAAAAAAAATATAATAATAGTAGAGGATATTGTGGACACAGGAAAAACAATCAATTATTTGTTGAAAAAAATAAAATGTAAATCAATAAAAATAGCTACCCTTCTCTCGAAACCTGATGTTCATTCTATTGAACTAGATTATGTTGGGTTTAACATTTCCAATAAATTTGTAATTGGTTATGGATTAGACTATAATGGTCTAGGCAGAAATTTATCAGAGATTTATCAAATATTATGAAAAAAGTAGAATTAGCCCAATTTTTATATGCTTATGTAGAAAGTGCTGAAGATCAAGAAAAAGGCTCTTTCATAACGCATGTAATAAACACAAGTACTCAAAATGGAAAATTATCTTTTAAGTTCTGGAATTTAAAAAATAAAAAAGAATTTCCAAAAGCTGGAGATTTTATAAAAATAAAAGTTTTAGATTTAGCGGAGGCTGAAAATGAACTGAATATGTATAAAACTTTGTCTTTAGACTCCACTTCTAAAAACAAACCTTTTTATTGTGAGCACATTTACATAAATCAAGAAGATGTGCCCGAAGATTTTTTAAAAATAATATTCAAAGATAGAAGCAAACAATTATCTTTTGCTGCCGAATTATTAAGTGATTCTTCTTGTTGGATGGATAAAAATAATCATAAGTTTTTAACTGATTTGTTAAAACCAAATCTAGATAAATTCACCACCGCACCAGCAGCAATTGCTCATCATCATAATTACAAGGGTGGTCTTTTTATTCACACTAGTGAAGTTTTTAGTAATTGCCTTGCAATTGCAAATGCATCTTGTAATAAAAATTTTTATTCTGAGAATGTAAATACCGATGTTTTATATTTAAGTGCATGGCTTCATGATTTAGGAAAAATAGAAACTTATTTTATGGATGGAGACTGTCCTAAAATAAATTCAGAAAAAGAAAATTTGATTGGACATGCTACTATTTCTAATTTTATTTTTAGAGAAGCGGCAATTAGAAACAAATTAGATGAAGACTTTATAAATAAAGTTTCTCATTGTATTTTATCTCATCATGAAAAAATAGAATGGGGAGCTGTCGTAGTTCCTCAAACTATGGAAGCAAAAATACTGTGTCGAGCCGACTACATCAGTTCGAGAATCTCAGATTAATATAATCCAATGTATTCTACTGGTGAGTCTTTTATTACTTGATAATATTTGACTGGGCCGTCTAGTGTCTTTATTAGATATTTGCTGTTTATTTTTACTTTGTAAATATCTCTTCTTTCTTCCATTCCTTGTAGATCTCCAGCAAGTCCATCCACATGACTAAAACTATTTGATAAAAATATATTAGCTGGCAAGTAATCTGTTTTGCTATAAAAATCTCTATCTTTAGCTGGTCTTGCTGTGTATAGTGTTAGTATTTGATCTTTTTTATTTGGATTTTGAAGTTGAGAAATCAGATTGAAATAATCTTGTTTTTCTTGTTCGTTTGTGAAAAAATATTTTGATTCTTCTTCATCTGACTCTAGAATGTCTTCTATTATGAATTTTCCTCCTTCTTTCCAATATTGAAAATCTCCTTGTTTATTCCCAACTTTAATTTCTGCACTTATTGAAGGAGATAAGAAATCCTCATCAGTTTGATGGTGTAATGGGAAAATTGTTACAATGGATCCATTCCAATCCACTTTATAAATTGAGCTTTCAATATCAGATTTAATTACCATCATGTTTGATTGGGTTTTTTCTAAAACTTCATTCAAATATTTATAATATTCATTTTTATCAATTTTTCTTTCTTCTAGTGAATCTTGATATTTCATTAGATATCTTATCACATCGAAAACCTTATATCCTTCTTCTGAAGGTAGAGACTTTTGCCAAATACGCAGTCCATCGTACCAGCTATTATCATTTTTATTAATAGATAAATGATTTATAAGTTCATTTAATTTAGGATAATTTTTTAGCTCTTTTTTCACATAGTTCAAATCTAATTTGAAATTTTTCAATTCTTCTGTTGTGTCTTCATGGTCTGTGAAAAAATCTTCAAGTTTTTTTGTTAATAATTTTTTTAAATTTTCCAATTCAATTTTAACTAAATTAGAATTTATATTTTCTAAAAATTGATAAAAAGTTTTCATTATTCCCAACTTATTCTTTTGCTGCTCTTTTTTCTTTTTTTACCTTTTTTATTGCACGCTGATAAAGTTGGTCTGCACGCTGGATATTCTCTTTCTGCTCCTTTGCCTGTTTTTTTTCTTCCACAAGGTACCAAATTTCCTTTTTTGCTTGCTTTGCAATCTATCCATCCCTTGCCATTGTTTCTATCAAACCAACCTTTTAGGCCTCTTTCCTTTTCCAGTTTGAACTTAGACTCATTTATTTCTACTTGTTCTCTTTTTTTTCCATAATTCTTAGCTCCTTTTTTCCTGCATTGCACAAGCCTTCCGCTAGCATAGGCAGAGGGCCAAACAGATGCACTAGCTTTTACTTTATAATAACAAGCATCTTTTTCTTCTCTTATTTCTAACCATTCACTAAATTTCATTGCTCAACCTCCCCCGATATCCAGTTGTATACTTCTTCTATATCATCTCTTGATGACGATATATGATCTGATGCCCAATCGTGTCCATCTTCAATCATTTTGTCTAATTTTTTAGGATCCATTTGCAATAATTTATCTGCTTTTTCTTTTATTGCTTTGAGATTTGAAAAAAACATGTAGTGTTTTAATTCTTCCGAATCTTCTGAATCTTCTCTTAGTTCTAGCCATTTTGAAAATTTGCAAGACTCATCTTTTTGTGTTGCTAATTTCTGAAATGTATTTATTGGTCTATTGGGGTCAACAATTATTTTTTTTATTTCTTTTTCGCCATCTTTGCTTGTTATTTTGTCCCAGGCTTTTTCTCTTGTGCTTTTAGAATATTTTTTAAATACTGTTTCTAAACTTTTAGCTATGTCTACAATTGCATTTTTAATATTTGTGTCGTTTTTATTCATAATTATCCTAATTTAATATTAGAAACATCTGATACCTTAATGTTTTTTAGCTTCAGTGTTCCATGAGCTAAAGGACGATAATAACCAGTAGAATGTATATATTGCATGGCGTAATATAAATAATCTGGCAGTAGATCATCAGAAATGACTTTTATTCCTATGTGCTCTGGGCTGAACTCTTTTGTGGGACTTCCAACCTTGTCCTCAGTTCCTTTTCTTATTATCCAAAAGTCAGCTTCTGGAAAATTAGTCTTAATTTCGGCTTTTTCTGATAGTGTTATTGAAATGCTTTCATTTGTATTGAATTTCATTTTCAATATTTTATCTTTTTTCTTTTTGCATCTTAGGTTAGAAACTGCCCCTTGAACTTGAAAATTGGGATTATTCAAGTCTTTACAGGATACAATTGATCCTACCGAACCCATCATTTCTTTTAATTTTATAAATTCTGAAAATTTCATAATTTTTAATAAGTGCTTAGAGCACTGCAAATGCAATCTACTATTTCCGATGGCGGTTGTGCCGGTGAGAAGTATTCATCCCATTCTGATGGCTGCAGACTCCAAACGTGTCCTTTTTTAGGAGATTGAATATCATGTCCAAAAGATCTAATAAGTCCATTTTTTGTATTATATGTCATTTCTATGGCGAACATTTGTAATCTGGCTCCTCCTGGAGCTTCTACTCCTTGTCCTCTGCATTCAAACTGTATAATATAATGCTCATTATGCTTGATTTCCTTTACGCCTCTGAAAATGAATATTTCTGGCAGAAATTTTTTCCTTTGAGTTTCATTTGCTAGCTTTACTACTAAATTTTCTAAGTTAGAGTAATTGCCGATTGCAGATTCTAATTGTTTTTGATTGGTTTGTTCTATTTTTTCAAATAGCATATGAGCCATATCCTCATCAATTTGAAATTCAGTATTGTTTGTGTCTAGGTAAGGAATAATACCTTTACATATCCAGGCTTGATTTCCTTCTAAATCTACTTGCATTCCCCTTATAATGCTTTTGAAAGATCCTAATGGGCTTATTACCATTTGAATTGCTCCGTTATTTTCTCCCCATTGAATTTGATTTAAAAATTTACTAAATGGCATTATCCCATTTAGCGGCATTTTTAATAATTCGCTCATCATTAATTCTATATTTATTCGCTTTACGGGCTTGTCATTCTGGACTTCTACTTTTTTATTATCTGTTTTTTGAAAGCCAAATATGTCATTAGCTTCCCTCATTAGCCAGTTTTTAAATGATATTCTCATAGTAATATATATATTACTATGAAAAAGTTCTCCATTTGGTTAGAAGAAAAGGACGATTATATTTCTGATGCTGTTATAGGCATTTTTGGCGGATCTGAGGTTTTATCCGACCAAGGCAAAAAAGAAATTCTTAGAAGAAGCACTAATGAATTTAGCAATAAAATAATAGATGATTTTTTAAATTTAGGTTTAATTAAAAATATTTTCGAATCAAATCCAAATAAGCTAATTTATATTAAAACAATGGTAAAAAGAGGATTATTAATTCAAGATCTAATAGAAAAATTAAAAGGTGAAAATTTAGCTCCTAATGCGAGGATACAGTGAAAACATTTAAAGAATTTTTAGAACTTTTAGAAGACAACAAACGGCTTGTGGGCGATATAACGAATATGCAAATAGCCGGGGATACACTTAACAGTGTAAAAAAAGTAGCAACAAGTGCTGTAATTGATGCTACTGGACTTGGTTTGGCAAAAAACATATTTGATGCTGCTTTGGGTCAAAGAAGAAATGTTGTTAAAAAAATACAAGATGATGCGGCTATTATGAAAGCTACGGAAATAATTAGGTCAAGAATTAGTAATAAAGCACAAAATAGACCTGGAAATATTGACAAAATCATAAATTCTTATGTTAGTGCCAGTGAAGAATCACAAGCGTTATTGAATGATCAAGAGCGTCAACTTATTGTAAATTCTATAATTCAAGCAATTAATAACGGATCTATAAGCTCAGGATTTGCACAAAAATTGGTAAATGATACCTTACAAAGCAAAATGACCGCCATTCAAAATATTTTGAGTTCAAGCAAGCCTAGATCAGTGGTTATATGAAATGCTTATTTTTATTTAGCGAAGATTTTCTGGCGGTCAAGTAAAGCCGTAGTTATTAAAAAATATTATAGATCCATCTTTTTTTTCCACAATCCCATATTCTTGACAAATTATTTTTATTTGCAAATTCTTTTTCTGTTGTATTAGCTGGACACTTTGTGGATGATTTTTTTTGAGATTGTTTAGATAGTCTGCAATATTTTTTATTTAAGTTTACATAGCTATAATCTGGTTTTAATTCCTTTTCTAAATAAAAATTCATCTTTTCATATACTTTTCCTTGCGACCATCTGTTGTCACTCCATGTTGTTATTTTATTTATCTTATTTTTTTTGCACCAATTTATACATTCACTAAGTAATTTGCTGGCTCCGCCTATTATTTGATAGTTTTCTTTAAAACACAATCTATTTAAAACGATATTATTGCATTTTCTATGATGATTCCCCAAACTCATCACACCAAGCAATTCTTCTTTGTAGTAGATGCCAAAAGAAATTTTAGTATTGCTTGGCTTTCCTTGAATGTGATGTTTGTTATAAAAATCATTAGATATTTTTTTATCTAATGATTTTATTATGCATTTTCTAGCAAATATTTTATTTTCAAATATTCCAAAAACTGATTTAATATAATTTTTGCATTGATCTTTTTTATTGATCCATTCATCCTCAAATATTGTAATTAATCTGATTTCTTTGGATTTGCATAATTGATATTTTTTAAAATGATAATTTCTATCTCTTGGATCTGGCGAATCTTCGTTGTGCCAAAATAGTCCGCAATATTCTATTCCTATGTTTTTTTTCTCATTGAAAATGTCTATTTCTTTGTTTTCAATTCTGATTGATTCGAATTTTAGATTGCTCACAGCCTCTAGGTAATTTTTTATTTCTTTTTGTGTTTTTCCATAATTTTTAAATTGATTTCCCAATAAAAATATTTTTTTTAATATTTCTTGATTTTGAGAAGGATATTCACAGCCATATTTTATTTTGTTTGTTTGTTTTCTTTTTTTCTTTGTTGATTCATTTTGAGAATGATGTTCGAATCCATATTTTATTATGCAAGTTTTTTTTGTTTTTTCAATAAAATTTTCGGTTTTAGTAAAGTGTTTTCCATACTTTTCATCCATTGTCTGATATATTTTTTTTCGGACTATAGGAGAAGCAAATGGATGTTCAAAACCATATTTTTTTTTCCATGTATTTTTTGTTTTTATTTTATTTTCTTCTGAATGTAGGGAGCATTTATTTCCGTATTTTATTAAATTTGTTTGAGCCATTTTGCTTTTTATAATTTCGCTTTTGGCTGGGGTTTTTACTCCATATTTCTTATACAAGGTTTCTTCTTGTTTTTTTCTAATATTTTTATTTTGAGATGGATTTGGGAATCCGTATTTTATTATATTAGATTGTTGTCGCTTCTCAGACACGCATTTTTTATTAGAACAAGAATCTTTTTGTATTATTTTTCTACCTCTTAGTATTTCAAATTTGGTTCTTTCAAATAAATCACCACAGAAATCACATTTGATTTTTATTTTTTTTGTTGCTTTTTTATTTTCAAAATTTTCTTCAAATATCATTAGTGTTTTCCTTAATTATTATTTCATGTCCTTCTTTCTGTAAAATTTTTATTCTTTTTCTACTGTGATTTAAAAGATATTGATTATTATGAAAAATAAAATCATAATAGTTCAATATATCTTTATCCTCTGCTGTTCTAAGTCCTCTTCCAACTCTTTGAATTATATGATGATCGGCCTGACCACCTGCTGCGTTAATGACATTATGAGTCTTAACATTAATGCCCGCGTTAAAAATTTGTTGAGTCGCAATTGCTATGGTTTTTTCTTTGCTGTATTTAAGCTTCTCAATTACCATTTTTCTTGTTTCAAGATCATCTTTTCCTTGAACCCATAAAGAATGTGGCATCATAGAAAATAAAGCATCTCCATGAGCTATTCTATCAACTAAAATAAGAGTTCTTCCCTCAAGCTTATTTGATAATTTTTTCACCAAATCATGAAATCCCCAATTCTCTGCTATTCCACGGGTTACTGCGTCTAAATAAATTTCATATTTTAGTTCTGGTTCTCGTACTGGATAAAAAGTACATCTTGACTTGGCTAGCATTCCTCTTTCCTGCAAATGTTTTGTACTGAGAACACCACCTGCACTTTTTGATTTTAATATTGGTCCGAAATAGCCTTTTACTAGCCACTTTTGACAAAGATCTTTTCCCCCAAATTTAAATGGAGTTGCACTAACTGCTACACGAACAGAGCAACTTTTCATTTTATTTAGAAATTTTTTGGGTTCTTTGCTCATGTTTTCATGTATTTCATCCACTACAACGGCTTTTATTTTATCTAATAAAGGTTCCATTTTGTGCAAAGATTGAACAGTTGCACATGTTAGTACATTTGGTTCGTTATGATTTGCGTATAATCTTCCAACACTATCAAAGCCAGCTTTTACCATTTCTTCATAATTTTGTTCTACTAAGCTTTTTTTATTTGCAAGAATCAAAGTAGGGCAGTTTTTAGGTAGAGCTTTTAGAATAGACAACATAATAGCCGTCTTTCCCGCAGCCGTTGGAGCACATATTACTCCTCTTTTATGTTTGATTAATGCATTGGCTAGATCTACTTGATAGTCGTATAATTCAAATCCATCAAGAAAATTTTCATCTATTTGATCAACTGTGAAGTTGACTAGTTGTCTGTTATCTACCACTTCGTATTTTTCATTTAAGTGATCCAAAGCAGCTTGGACTTCGGGCAATAATCCCGTTAGAAACTTGCCTGTTTTTTTGCTAAAAAAATCGGTATATCCATCCCATAATTTTTGTTTGTACAATCTGCTATGGAAGTAGTTTCTTTCTCTAAATCTCATATTATTGTATAACACACATAGCATATCCATATTATCGGATAGCAACTGACTATAGCAATTTTCTATTTTTAAAGTGGTAGACATAGCACATATTGTATTGATTTCATTGTGAAAATCAATACAAATTTATTTAATTTATTTTCCTTGCTTCTTCAACAAGTTTGGTCTCATTTGATTTTATAGTTTTTAAGACTTTTTCTTCCAGTAAATGCTCTTTGTAATTTTTATCTAAATACCAAATTTTAAGAACAAATTTAATACTTTTAAGTGGTTTTTCGAAATGATATTTGTCTTTCTGAGTGTAAAAAATTTGACCTTCAGGAACGATTTTTTCCCATATCCAACTTTCAGGCTTTTTTGAATATTCTATAAATTTTTTGAAGTATCTTAACCATTTCATATTCGGCTTAAACTTGTAGTGATAATTTTTTAGTTCTTCTATGGTCGATTCTTCTATTTTATTTGCTTGTTCTAAAGAAGTTTCTCCTATGTGAAATGTTCTATAATTTCCATCTAACAGTGTTCTTCCGTATCTGATGCCGATTGTTCTTTCTCTTGTTCCAAAAATATTGTTTGCTAAAATTTTTTCACTATCATCCTCTAATACTCCAATAATTTCTATTTTTTCACACAATCTTGTAGATATCCATCCTAATGGTCTTGTTTTTGTTTTGTCTATAAATAAAATACATAAAAACCAAACTAAAAATATGTTGTAAGAGTCCAATAAGGTTAACATATAAACTAAAATTATATTCTGCCAAAACAATATTCCCGCAGACAGGAACACGATTGCGTGGAACAAAACTGTTCCGTAACACCAAAAATTTTTTGAAAAATTTGTCAAAATGAAAATTGGACCCATTAATTCAAAAATCAAACAAGATAAATTTAAGATAAAATTATTGTTGTTTAATAAAAAACATATAAGATTAGATTTTTTTTCTGATATGAAATTTGCCCATCCGTATTTTCTTGACCAATAATGTAAAAAACCTATTTTTTCATTAATCAACCAATCGTGCCAATTTTTACCCAATGATATTTTTTTTAATCCCGGCACAATGTATTCGTTAAGACTTAGGGCTAGTATTAAACTACAAATTACTTGTTGTCCGAACAAAGAAAAAATGCTAAAAAAACATGAGTAAAAAAGAATATTGAAAGAAAGCCTACCGTGATTAAATAAAAATTTTTTATTGGTGAAAGAATAAGAATCAGCGAAATCTTCAGGAGGAAATATTGATATTTTTTTTAAGCACAAAGGGATGAAAATTGGCAAAATAAAATTTAAAATAGCCAAATTCAAAACCTCTAGTCTCTCCCCAATTAATTTTTTATTTGATTCAATATCGGGCCTTCGGGTTATGGGGATCAATATAAAAAATAGATTGATAATTGATAAAAATAGATTTATTTTTTGATCGTTAAATAGAAAAAAAATCCCAATTAATGGGAAAAATTTATTTAATATTAATTTTGGATCAATATAAAATAAACTCTTATTTTTCAACATAATTTTTAATCCAATTTATACAATATTCATTTTTCCACATTCCATTTTTAAGGTGTATTATTTTTGGCTTATATTTGATTATTCCGTTTGTCCAACTCTTTATGTCGTTTCTTTCAAAGTTATAGATATTTTCAGAAAAGTTAGTCACTTTTAGATCTATCAATCCGTCATATCCCAATAATGCCAAGTCAGTTAATGCGGTTTGGTCAGGGTTGCCTAAGTTTTCATTTTGTGCGTATTTATCAGTCGTATCAATCCATCTTTCGCACATTTCAATTGTTTTATTGTTTGATTTACAAAAAACAACACCTATATTTGCATCCTCATATATACTATTTTTTCTATTTATTACTCTTGTGAGAGCGAGATCAAATGGATTTTGGAATACTTCTATAGGACTTGAAATAATCATTATGTCAACATCTAAAAGAAGGATATCTTCTCCAATATTTTCTTTTAAAGTTTTTTGAAGACAAAATATTCTTCTTTTACAGCTTTCTTTGAAATCTGCTGTTTCGCAATCAAACAATTGAATCCCAAAATCATTTGTGTCTGTGAATATTAAATTGCGACAAAAGCCCCAACTATTTGAAGTTAGCTCTAAGCATTTTCTAAAGTTTTTCCCACAGTATGCAGTTATGATCATTTTAATTATTAAATTTGTTTATTGAAGATATTATGTGATTTATTTCTTCTGATTTTAAAAAAGCATGTAATGGTATGCTACAGGTATGTTCAAAAATGTAGTTGGTCATTGTGCTTGTTTCTGGGATTTTAAGATACTCGAAGCATTTTAATTTTTCAATAGAAGTAGAATACTGCACTCTTGTTGATATTCCACAGCTTTGCATGTGCCTTAAAAACTCATTTCTTTTCCTTACAATTAGAGGATAAGCATAATGAGAATTAAGTTCACAATATCCTGCTGTCTTTGGAGTCTCTATTCTATCGTTCTTTATTTCTTTTGAATAAGTTTTTGATATTTCAATTTTTCTAGAATTCCATTTTTCAATATATGGTATCTTATGAAGCAATATGATTGCTTGAATAGAGTCTAGCCTGTTGTTCCATCCAAACATAGCGTGTTTATTTTTGCCAGAAGATCCTAAGTTTCGCAAAAGTTTACATTTTTGGTAGATTATAGGGTTGTTTGAAAGTATTGCCCCTGCATCTCCACAAGCTCCTAGGTTTTTTCTGGGGTGTAATGAAAAAACCGCCGCATCCCCAAAAGTTCCTGTTTTTTTTCCTTCAAAGCAAAGGGTACCACAAGATTGAGAGCAATCTTCTAAAAGCTTGAATTTATATCGTTCTTTTAATATCATCATTTGCTTCATATCACACGAATGTCCAAACATGTGAGCGACTACCACAGTGTCAAATAGTCCTTTTGACAATTCTTTCTCTAACAAAACCATATTCATTTGATGATATTCATCGCAATCAACTATGCTAAATCTTTGCCCAGCATCAATTACTGCTGTTAGGGTTGACATCCAAGTATTTGCTTGAATTATCACTCCGTTTGAATTAAGAGCTTTTAAAGCTATTTTTATTGCGTCTGTGCCGCTAGATACGCCTACGCCGTATTTGTTTTTATTCCAACTTGCAAACTTTTTTTCAAATTCCTCGACAGAGCTACCCAGTATTAATTCAGATTCAGAGGACAGAAGTTCATCTATTTCTAGAAGACAATCTTTTCTTATTTCTTTCCATTGAGAAGCAGTGTCATTAAATATTATCATAATTGAAACAGTTCTTTGCCTTTTTCTTTAGTTTTTTTTCCATTAAAGTTACAGCTTTGACAAGGAAACAAATTTTTTCTACCTTCTTTTTTTAAGGTCTCTCTATAAAGAGAAAATTTATGATTATTCCATATTTCTAATATAGAGTTATTTTTTAAATCTCCCATAATGCATGATGCACTCATATCCTCAGGACACAGTATCACCTCACCAGTATGGATGACGGTAATATATTGAAATGGTCTAGAACACCCTCTGTCTTTTGATAACTTATCTCTTATTTGAACAATCTCTTTATCAAACATTTTAGTTAAGTCTAAAGAACCCGCTCTATTACTAATGATCTGGTATAATCTTTGTTGATGTGGACGCATATCGACCACTCCGTAGTTCCACCCTTTACAAGTTTCATTTATCTTTTCAAGATGATCATCTGAGTAAATGCTAATATTTAAGTGCGTAACTCCTGCTTCCTTCAGCTTCAATAAAAATTCATTATTTAAATAGTCTCCATTTGTAGTAATGCTTTTTTGAGCTTTTATATTGCTAAAAATTGACACTATTTCGAATATTCTCTTATCAATTAAAGGCTCATTTATTCCGGTGAAGTGGACTCTTCCTTCAAAGTTAAAACTTTCTAGTTCATTTGATATTTTTTTAATTACATTAATTGAAAGATAATTTGGACTAATCTTATATTCTGGCTGTCCGAATTTGCAAAAAGAACACTTCCTGTTGCAGATATTATGAGTTTCTATATTTATTACTTCAAAAAGTTCAGTCATATTGGACCAAGCACTACAGGATAATATTTTTTACTTTTTCCACTAAAGATACAACTAGAGCATAGATCGAGTTCTTTTCTTTTTCTTTCTTTTAGCTTTTTTCTATAGTGCTCAAACTTTTCTCCAAACCATATTTCATGCAAGCTTTTATCTTTCACATTTCCAATGTTCTGCATTTTGTACATATCTTCGCAGCATAGTGCCACTTCGCCATTTGCTCCTATTACCATTTGCTCAAAAGGCAATAGACATGAATTATTGATAACTTTTCTTAACTTTAAGCTTGTGAATTTCTCATCAAGATCAATCGAACCGCCCTGATTAGTCAGCTTATCATAAAGATCAACTCCTTCTCGCATATCGTTTATTTTAAAATTCCATTTTTTTTGAAGGGAGATAAACTTTTCCATAGACTTATCTTCATAAGCACTAATATTGAGCCTATCCAATCCAGACTCATAAAGCCTTTTAATTGAGACCTCGTTGATCAAGTCGCCATTGGTGGTCATTTCTGTGATAATTGAACTAGAATATTTTTTAATTAACATGATGATATCATATATTCTTTTATCCATCATAGGCTCATTAACATGATGTAATCTTATTGATCCTTCGTAATTTAAGCTTAATAGTTCTTTTAGTATTTTTTCAATAACTTCAATAGACATTGTAGACTTTTCTTCCAAAAACTTTCTATTTCCAAACTTACAAAAGAAGCAAGATCTATTGCATATGTTAATAGTTTCTAAGTTTAGTATTTTAAATAGTTGCATTTAAAACTTCCTTTGTTTTTTCCGAGTATCTATTTTTTAATTCTTCATCAACATAGTCAAAATCATTAAAATATTTGAACCATGAATTTGGATACTTGAAAGACTTACTAAACCTCTCCCTGCTTGTTTTAAAGATCCAGTCCTCCAAACTTTTTGTATAATAATGATTAAGCCTTATCTTTGAAAGCTTTCTGTCGCACTTGTATTTTTGAAACACCTTACTGTTTTCATTAACTATAGGTTTGTTGCAAACATAATCATGGCTGCTGTTTATCTTCTTTAAAGATGATCTATTTATAATTACTTTTACATTTTTAAAAATATCAAAAGGTTTATCAAATTTAGGAAATTTTTTAGGAAAATCTACATCGTCAGGGTTTCTTTTTACATAATTTTCTATCACAAGACCGTCTGGAGAATTGATGTGTCCACTTGCACCAAAAACATTTTGATAGAGAGCTATTCCTCCTATATTATTAAACTTACACAAAAACTCTTTAATATCTCCTCCACCTGGAAGGTGTAGAAATTCATCTATGTCTAGGCAACAAACGTAATCTGTTTCTGATGATCGTATTATGTCAAGATACATTTCATTCTTAACATCCCAACCAAGTTCTTCGCTTTCTTTTTTTCTTATATCAACAGGAATACTAAGCCTTCTTAGATTTTGCTCTGATTCGTCTTTGCAATTGTGTAAATAAACTATAAATTTATTGATGCCAATAACATGGTGATAGGCGATCCACTCTTGGAGATACTTTCCTTCATCCCTAGCAACAAGCCCTAAAGTAATCATATTGTCTTGTTTTTAAATTTTATTGATTTGGCAGGACACATTCCACAAATAAACTCAGGCTTGAAGTTTTCATCAAAAAAAGCCTTTATTTTTTCTTCTGAGTCTTTGTGTGATATCGGTTCATAACTATCTAGGTACTTATCAAAATCAGGCGATAGTTTACCCACATCCTTGACATAGGATAAATAAGCTATCGGAGCACATTTGTATATCCGATCAGCCACCATGGTTGTTGCATATTTACATGAGCATATGTCCCAACTTTTCGAAGGATTATTGTCGTTAAAAGGCGATATGGTTCCATCTTGATTTTGAATATATCGCTTTGTCCAGTTGTTTACTCCATCCTTATAAGTAACTTTTATGCCATATTCTTCAGACCATGCTTTTAATATGCCTATATTATATTTTATTTTTTCTTTATATTCTTTATCAAAACTATGATAGGTCATTTGTATCTGTATCTTATTTCTTCTGAAGTTTTCTGCATATTCTTTTGCATTTATTTTTTCTAGAAGTAGTCCATTTGTAAAAATTGAAATTTCAGAATCTTTAAGAAGTTCTCTAGCTATGTCACAAAATTGAAGAATTTTTTTGTTTATAAACGGCTCTCCACCAAGAAAGTTAAACCTATCGATCTCTAAATACTTTGACCAAGAATTTAAATTTTCAAAAAAGTCTTCTGTGTTTTGGGTGTTGCCTTTTATTAAATTAGAATAATGACTACATCCGCTACAAGAAAGATTGCAAGAGTTAGTAAGATGATACTCAAGTTTTTGAATTTTGATTTTCAACATAACTTTTTAGTTCTTGTGTTGATATGTCTTGAGGAGGAATTTCCTCTATAATATTTGAAAGCAAGGTCGATGCAAAATCATCATTATACTGAGAAACAAGATAGTTAAATTGAGTATCTTCGATATCATCAGGATCTTGTGTTGTCTTTATGGAATAAAGAGTTTCTAAAACACTATCAATATCAGACTCAGATTCTACGATTTGAAGTAAAATTTCTTTTCTATAGACTGGGTCATTGATAAATAACTTATAATCAATCGTCAAAGCAACCCAGTGCGATTGTTTTGCAAGCTCTAAAAATGATTCTACTTGTGGCAAGTTTTTCTTGTATCTTGACTCATCAACAGAATTTAGAAATTCTTCATTGATATCTTCGTATTTATAATCAACATATATTATTTTACCAAACGCAGGAGATTGCAGTAAGTATTGAATACAAATATAATCTCTGAACTCTTTGGTCGCTAGAGTCATTTGATTTAATTCTAATTCATTTCTTATAAATCCATAAAGTTCATTTATATAATTTTGATCTAACTCACTTTGATTTTCGTTTAAATGTCTTCTATAGGGTTCCAAAACAGTGTTTTTTGTATAATCTTTTAAATTTGTTTCTTCATTATTATCATTAAAATTTAGTCCACACTTTTTTAAAATGTGAGAAACGACATTAATGTGAGGACCATCAAGACCTAAAATAAAATATATCATGTTATGCTCCAAATCTAAAATCTGTGTTCTTCAAGTTTGTTGCTGTCCAATTGTTGCCACTAGGGTCTGTGGTTAGCACAGGACCAAACGTGCCACCACCTGTTATACTATCATTACTTAAAAACATCTCGTTATTTACTGACTCAGTTCCACTAAGTATTGATTTAAAATTTAAAGGGACTCCTACAATGGTATTGTATCCATAAACAACCGGCTGCACCAGACGAATTACATCCGTGTCGGTTACCGCTAGTCCCGCAGCCTTTACAGTTATTTGTTGAGTTGCTAAACTTAGTTTTATTTTATTAGATAAGTTGGCAACCCCGGAGAAAACGGCATCATTTATACTTGCTAAATTTCCTTCGGCTGCTGTATTGCTTACTTGAGTATCGAAATCACCTTTTCTGCAACTGATGCTACCTAAGAAGTCATTAGGAGCAATCGCATCTTTGTTAAGTATGTATATATCATCAAAATATGAAGGCCATCCAGCAGTGTTGGTTGTTGATCCAAAAGCATTGCCTGCCGTATTGTGTGCCCAAAAAGCCCCGAATGCTACTTGTCCAACATTATTAGTTGGTTGAGTGGTGGTTTGTAAATTTGAAACCGTTCCATCTATAACGTTGCTATTAGAATTTCTGTTAATTCTAATATTAAAGCCACCTGTTGCAGTAGAGCTTACATTATATTCTACTTCGATATAGTTCCAAGCATTAATTTCAAGAACATTCGCCCCGGATACTGTAAAAATTACTGGTAAAGCCGTTGTGTTAATGCCCATAGACCAGTAGCTAACGTTTTTTGTTAGACAACTTTGTCCAACTGTTGTCGGTGTCGAAAGATGATGATTGTATCCCGTTGCTTGTAGGCAATAATTATTATCGTATGCAATAGAAGTTCCTGTCAAATCTGCATTCCATGTGTAAGTCGCTCCTGTAATAGTGTTGCTTGACCCTAAACTAGCACCGGAATTCCATCTTCTTATTTCCACTTGCATACTTCCGTTTATGCATATGAAAAAGTGAGGTTTACCTGTTGGGTCACATATTGCCGCTATAGGTGTTGTTGGTGAATAACTCCCTCCGCTAGGAGCGTAAGCGTAATATGCAAAACCAACTATTCCATTTGTATGGTTTGTTAAATTTTTAATTCCAAATTTAGGATAATAAACAGGATATCCATAACTCCCCGAACCTATTGTACTTAACAACTTTAAAGAACTCAAGCTGTTTCTGGGAGTTACTATTCCATCGCTTGCACTTATTATTGTCGGAACTTGGTATGTTTCATAATTTAAATAATTTTTAATATCATTTAAACTACTATATTTTTCAAAACCTTCTAGTCTAAGTAAACTCATAAATCCTCATATTTGTTCTACAGTGTAATTTAAATATATTGATCCTATTCCAAATCTTCTGATCGGTAAGTCATTAACTATCATATAGTCTAACCAAGAAGCTCCAAGATAAATTGTGCTTAATGGTATATTTTTAGTATAGTTTAACCAAGCTGATCCTATATTAATATTATTATTTATTCCGACAGGCCATCGGTTACATCTTCTTTGTCGCTCAGCAAATCTGAGCGTCCATCTTCCTTTTGCTTCGCTGTTTGGTGATGATGGTGCTGCCATTTTATTTCCTTTTATCAAGAGTTGAAATTATTCGCATAAAAATATGTTGATAAACTGATTGTCTTACCTATGCCAGGACCGGCCCAACTAAACGTCAAATTATCACCCCCGTCGCCTTCTCTATGAATTATCCTTATGGCATAGACTTGCCCAGCATTCAAATTAATAGAGCCACTTCTTTCTGTATCTCCCTGATATCCCGTAACATTGTTGTTTACAACCATGTTGTTGGATGATCTTCCTGTGCTGGCTTCTGCTATACTCCCGATCCATACTGCACTTCCGTCGTCACTACTTGTATAAAAAGTGTACGTTCCGGTTGTTGGAGGAACAAAGTAACCAATCGCTATAAATCCGTAATTATCATCATTTTCCCCGTAATTTATGCTTGAGTAAAGCGATGGAGAAGAAAGAGGTGTTGGTAAAACATCCCCAGATAACATTTGAGCATCACTTGGACGTTCACCCCTTTTGAATTTGCCATATAAATGTCCCTGAATTCCTACTCTTGGACTTTCTGTGTTATACGAACTCCAAGGTCCGGTGCCAATTTCATTTATAGTAGCAACTCTAATGGAGTATGTGGTTCCGTTGGTCAATCCTTGTAAATCATATGAGTTGCTTGAATTGTTGGTCAATATTGTTTGAGCAGAACCCCCAGCCGCAGTATACTCTATTATGTGGTTGGTTACAGGACTCGCTCCATTGTTTATAACCCAAGAAATTGAAATTTTACCAACTTTAGAAGCTAAAACAACATTGGAAGGAGCTTTGGGAATACTCGGCCAAAGGTTATCTCTAATTAATCTTTCCGCATCTCGGATTGTCCAGATTCCATTTGACATTATATTGTTATACTCCCACTACCTGATGTGAATCTGTAAACATTAAAACCATTTCTTGATGTTGTATCCAAAGTGTATACTAGTCCAGCGCCTATACTAGATAGTGCAAGGCCTTGATATGCTAAAATAATTATGCCACTTCCGCCACTTCCTCCTATTACCCCACCTCCACCTCCACCGCCAGTATTCGGGGTTCCAGGACTTCCTGAGCTGTTTCCTCCCCCACCACCGCCACCGCCTCCACCACCGCCAAGTCCACCTTGAGGCTTTGTAGAACCTACCCACCATGAACCTGCGCCGCCACCACCATAATATTGATCAGATCCTGTTATTGAAGAAATTGAACCTATTCCACCCTGGGAACCTGTGCCAGAGTAGTTTATTTGATCATAAGATCCTCTTAGACCTGACCCGCCAGCGCCGCCTCCGCCCCCACCAGAACGCCAACCGCTAGCATCAGTGCCTTCTCCTGAGAAGCCTTGACCTGAGATACCAGATCCTCCTCCGGAACCGTCTCTTCCTCCTCCACCGCCACTACTACCGTTTAAACCACTTGTTAGATAAGTACCCCCTCCACCCCCACCAATTGCTGTGATATTATCTAAAGAAGAGTTGATTCCGTTGGCCCCATATCCACTACTAGCAGACCCACCACCTCCTGTTCCTATAGAGATTGATAGTATTACTCCTGGTGACTTTTCAAAGCTTCCTGTGATAAAACCACCACCACCACCTCCACCACCGCCGTTCGAACCACTTCCTCCACCACCGCCTCCTCCTCCGACTACCAAATATGTTATATTTCTTAATAAAGAAGAATTAATTGGCCACCTGCCTGCCCTATTCAGAGCTTCAGCATCATCTAGACGCCAAACCCCACCAGCCTCACTGTTGGAACCACTAGCCGCTGGCATTAGCTGATTTCCTCGTAACTAACTGTTGCAGTTGTTAAATTGTTTACGCTTCCTAATAATCTTAGACTTTTTCCTTCTTCAAGATAAAGTGGCTTATTCACTATAAAATCTACCACAGCAATAGCAGGTATAGTGGTAGTTCCGTAAGGTCTCGACGTTGCTCCGTCATAAATATCAACAGTTACGTCAACGGCATTGACAGAATGACCATTTACCAACAAAGTATTTATTTTAAAAACTTTGTTGCTGTCTGCTGAATTACTTAAAATAACTGTTGGCGTTGAACCAATTGTTATCTGTGCTGTTTTACCAACAATATTGCTTATATTTCTTAAATTTGGTGCTGTCATTTTTTCCTTTAATTTGACATGATAATTTCGTAACTTACTGTCACATTCAGTTTATTGTTTGTTTGAGGCGTTATCCTCAATGATTTTCCTTCTTCAATATAAATTGGCTTATTTACAATAAAGTCTACTATGCTTTTTGATGGCACTACTATATCTTTTGCGTAAGTTTTTGCACTTGCACCATCAAACACATCTATTGTGCAACCCAAAGCATCCGCAGAATCACCAGCAACAACCAATGCGTTGACCTTATAAATTTGGTTACTGTTTGAATCATTGCTCAATACCGTGGTAATTCCATTTGCCAAAACTCCACTAGTTTTTCCATACACGCTAGATATTTTGCTTAAATCTGGATTTGCCATATAATATAATAGTATTAAAAGGTTAAATTTATAATTTGTTAGAAATGAGTAAGGGTTTTAAATATTTATATGCGTCTTTGTTATTTAAATATATTGACATATAAGTAGTTCATAATTATTTAAGGCTATCTTTCCAACTATTCTCATCCACAACAAACCCGAACATAAATAGCGTTCGTGGATTATCTCCATGACAAACATCAACACTATGATAAAGTTCTGTTACTAAATAACACATCATATCTCCTTCGTTTAGATCATAGGTTTTATCTTCAACATGAACCGTACCACCGCTTTGTGCTTTGCTAGCAAGAATATTACACCTTAGACCGACCACGCCTTCGCCCACACCTGGATCTTTGTGCTTATAAACGTCTCCATCATTATAGGTTACGCTCACAACAACTCCGTCTTTGCCATGGTTCTCAATAACCGGAGCTTCTGTTGTTAGCGGAATACTTTGACGAATTCGGTCTTGCAAAGTCTTAACTAGCTCAGGATAATTAATATTTTGACTCATACGATTAGTGAGTCTTTTCTTAGTTCTGCTGAATTCTTTAGTGTCCCAGTTTCCAGTAACTCCATCAACAAATTGCCCATCAATTACAGCTTGATTAGCCCAATCTTTAAGAACTTGTACCTCTTCTGCTGTTATAAAATTAGGGACTAATAACACCTGACCATCAAAATTGTTTGCCATAATAATTCTCCTTTAATTTTTTATATAGTTCATTATCATTATAATACTGTTTGGTTACTAATTCAAGCTGTTCTTCGGTTAAAACTGGCTTTTTCTCATCTTTTTCTTCGTTTACTCTTGGTACTGGAGTTGGTAATCCTAGCCAATCTGCACATTCATCTATTTGTTCTGGAAATAAGAAGTATTTAATACTATCGTTTAAAAGCCCCATGCTTTCTATACTCCAAAAGTGAACTTCATCCTCTAATAATCCTTCTTCAACGGTCTTATTTCTTCTTGCACAAGCACTTTTGAATCTTTCAATAGGGTCCCGAACCATACAATAAACTTCACATTCCGGCAAACCTAGTCTTAGATCATGACCCTGAAGATTCATTATAGGGTGCCATCTTTGTGCTTTCAGATGTTCGGGCTGACTTTTTACATGATCTTTTGGAAGCATAAGATTCATTAAAGCATGACTGCCGCTTCTTGTCACAAGAGCCAAAGCCTTTCCATTAAATAAAGCACAGACACCTTTCATGATATGGCTCCTATAAATTGAAGGTCGTTTAGTCCCAAGGCATACCAACATCCTCCTTTGTCGCAATTACCAGTTTGTACGCCCCCTCCTCCTTTGACTTCTAGCTTGTAATATCTATATGACGCCGGAGAACCTATGCTATAGTTTGAATAAGCTGTATAGGTCAAACTAGCATTAGTTATTGAGTCAATAGTTGTCCATGTTGAGTTGTTGTTTGATCCATAGAGCGTCCAATTTTTAGGAGAACCATCTCCTTTTCTATACCAACCATCGGTATCAAGATATGCTCCCAACATATTGTATGATGTGATAGTTAATGCTTGACCCATATCAATAGATGATGAAATGATAACGACATTTGGATTGGGACCATAGTAATTTGCTCTAAATGCTCTAGTTTGATCCAATATAGAGTAATAAATATTTGAATAAGTCCAGTCACTAAAATATTCCCAAGAACGAGATAAATAACCAAAATTATCATTATTTGGTGCTGCCGAGAAACCTTCGTTGATGCCCACTTCTTTACAGGCGTTTTTTAATCCAAATAGTTTGCTCATAGAACCACTTGTTCCAGGAAGCAGAGTATCATATCCATGCAAGCTACAAGAAGACATTGGACTTTCATATCCCCACAGCTGTAATTCTCCTATTTGCCATCCGTAAAAATAATTACAACCACTTTTATTACAATTGAAGGCAAGAGAGGAATTAGACGCTCCGACAGTAACTGAAAGTTTATATATTTTGTAAGCAGAAGGCGCTGTTATTGAGTATTCTGAGTATGGACTATCTTTACAAAGTTTGCCAGTGGCATATGACAGTGGTGACTGATTTGATCTGGAATCTACTTCCGTCCAGTTAATATAATCATTACTTCCATATAAGACCCAGGATCTTGGAGTATCCAATCCCATATTAGCACTAGTTTGTCCACTTGTTCCGTTTGCAAAACCGTTCCATATTCTGTATTTTGTTAAAGTTACAGGAAGTCCAAATGTAAAAAATATTTCATTAGCCGCATTATATGTTGATAAAGCAGGTAGGTAATTGGGTACTAAAGGAGGTAAGTTTAATGTTTGACAATAATAGTTTTTATCATAAGGGTCAGTATATGGCAAAACTCCAGTAAAAAGTCTATTTGTTAGTATTGTGTATGTATTGCTTATTCTTGTATCGTCCGAGTTGTAATAAGTTGCAAGTAAACTTCCATTTCTCACCTGTGGATTTCCAACAATCTCATAAATATCATAAGTTCTAAACTGATAATAAGAACGATATTTAGATTCAACAGAACTGTTGTCGTACCCTGTTCCTCCACCTATTAATATTCTTTCACTTGGCATAATTTACCTTTTATGTTATATAGCCTTTGAGTTGTATGTCAGAAATTCTTACATTCCCCCAACTACAACCATCCTTATCGCAGCGCCTTGTTCCATCTGTTGCTATGAATTTATAGTATTTGTAGCCAACAGAATTACTAAAACTATAATTTGTGGAGATAACATTTGAACCAACGCCAGATCTACTGTCTAACAAACTCCAAGAAGAAAAATTATTTGATCCATATAATTCCCACGAAGACAGATAATTTAATGCACCACCTTGGGCAATCACTGACTTTAGAGAATATGAATTGATTACAACTTCGTAATCAAAGCCTAAATATCCTGTTTCGGTTGTTCCAATATTTTTGTATGGAATTTCCCAATAATTATTCCAACTTCTATTTGGTGTTCCTTGTCCAAATACATTCCATTTATTTCTATCATCTCCCCCTAAACCACCAGATTGGAAAAATGCATTCTTAAAAGAAGAGGTGTCAAATCCTTGCGATGCATTTACATATTTTGCCGTGGGTAGACATGAGTAATATCCATGAATGGCGCTTGTGGAAGAAGGACTTTCATATCCCCAAAGTTGCATTTCTCCTAATACCCAATCGTAGTAACATCCACTCTTGCTACAGCCATACCCGTCTCTTCCTCTTCCTGTAACAACAAATCTGTACGACTTGTATGCTGTTGGAGAAGAAATAGAAAACTCTCCGTATTCACTATTAGCCGGTATATCGCTAGTTGCATACGGCAATCTTGCTTGACTTGTTCTAACATCAACATCAACCCAATTAACATCATCATTACTTCCTTGTATCTTCCAAGCTTGAGGCGTTTGATTACCAAAGTCTAAATATCTATTATATCCAAGACCTGTAACAGATGACCTTATTTCATAAGGTCCACCAAATCCGGGACATGGCATATTTGCTTTGAAAGGATTCCATAATCTATACTTTGTAAGTACTGTTGGAATCATAAAGTTAAAATAATATGTTCCACCGCCATTAAACAAATAATAGTTATTCCATATATTATCATAAGGTAATCTTCCATTACTCATTGTATAATTCCAACGATCTACTATTTGACTATAATATTGTCTATAATCGTTATTGATAAAGGTTGGGTTATAAGTTACTCCACCACCAACTAATGCTCTTGGAGTGTTAGAAACATTAGATTGTATAATAATACCATTGTTAGCTGCTGCTGGACTAGCTGATGGAGTAGGCGTAACTGGTATGGGGGTATTAGTTATGGTGAGTGTTGGCGTAACCGTCTGTGTTGGTGTTATTGTTGGCGTAGCTGTGGCTGTTGGCGTAGCTGTGGCTGTTGGCGTAGCTGTGGCTGTTGGCGTAGCTGTGGCTGTTGGCGTAGCTGTTGGCGTAGCTGTTGGCGTTGGTGTTGGTCTGATCACAGGCTGTTCAGTATTTAAAGTAATTTGGCCTGTTCCTGAAGTGAAAATATACAAATTGAAACCAGGTCTAAATGTAGTATTGAGTGTATATGTTAGTCCTGCGCTTATATTAGATAGTGGCGGTCCATAGTAGCATAATACAACTATTCCGCTTCCTCCATTGCCACCTGCGTTTGTGAAATTATAGTGACTACCACCTCCCCCACCACCACCAGTATTTGCTCCTGCATTTCCTCCTGGTTTGTTAGTTTGAGAATTATTTGCTCCGCCACCACCAGCAGAGCCATTGTTGTAACCATTTCCTCCTATTGTAATACCAACTGCTCCACCACCGCCCCCACCAATTCCTCCGTTTCCTCCTGTTCCAGCAGTGTAAGCAGAACCACCACCGCCACCTCCCCAATATAAAGTAGATCCTAAAATACTACTCAATTTTCCTGGTCCACCATCAGGTCTACTTGGAGAATTAATACCAGGTCCTCCTGCTCCGCCACCTCCACCAGAATAATATTGACCTCCGCCTTGTCCTCCATTGAATCCTTGTCCTAATGTTCCTAACCCGCCTGCTCTTGTACTTCCATTGCTATAACCTGAGGAGCCACCGCCTGATCCACCGTTAGATCCTGAGGCTCCGGGCGAATAATCATAATAAGAACTGCCACCAGCACCTCCGCCAAAAGCGGTGAGTCCCAGAGCTAAAGAGTTCGCTCCATTTGTTGCCCCAATTGTAAATTGATGTGTGTTTCGTTGGGGACCAACTCCATCGCCACGGTATCCACCATTTCCTGAAGGAGCACCCCATCCGCCAGAGCCTACAGTGATTGTTGTGGTAATAGAATTATTTAAGGTCATTGTTCCGGTTAAAACTCCGCCGCCACCACCTCCTCCGCCCATATCCATACCGCCACCACCACCTCCGCCCACAAGTAAGTACTCTAAATTCAAAGCTTTTTCAAAATAACCAAAATCATTGAAATTATCATTGTTTGAATATAAAAGTTGATAATGATTATAATCATTTCTCAAGCTTTCATTAAATATAAAGTAATCTAATATTGAAGGGTCTATTGTGTTTTGGGTATTCGGAGTCTGTGTTGCTGTTGTTGTTGAAGTCAATGTAATAGTTGGTGTAATAGTAGGAGTTGTAGTTGGTGTTGCTGTTGAAGTTGTTGTTGAAGTTGGTGTTGATGTGGTTGTTTGAGTAGGTGTTAAAGTTTGAGTAGGAGTGCTTGTAACGGTACTTGTAGTAGTAGATGTAACAGTTTGAGTTGGTGTTGAAGTTATGGTTTGAGTTGGCGTTGAAGTAAAAGTCTGAGTAGGAGTGCTTGTAATTGTACTTGTAGGCGTAGATGTAACAGTTTGAGTTGGTGTGTTTGTAAGTGTTTGTGTTGGTGTCAGTGTCTGTGTGGCAGTAAGAGTCTGGGTTTGTGTGAGAGTGCTTGTTAAAGTAAAAGTCGCAGTGAGCGTTTGCGTTGGGGTTGGTGTTGGATAATTTACTGCTATATAATCCAAATAAACACCGTCATCCCCAGAATAATCACTTGAATCTTTTTGGTATGATATTTCTATTGTGTCGCCAATAATTACTTGTATGTTTCCTGATATGTTGTCGTCTCCGGTGACCAAATCGACAGGAGATCCGTTTTTCTTGATGATGCCAAAATCATAATTTCTTTCGCTGGAAGCTGTTAGGCTATATCTAAGAGTTCCATTTTTATTAACTAAAAACACCACATTTCTTATTGTTCCGTCTTCCCTATTTCCTCCAACAAAGCCAGAGTAAGGAAACATATCAGTACCGGCACCATTTAGATTCACATAATTTGAATCTGAATTTTGTAAAGATATGAATTTCTCACCGGCGTATGTAAATGTATTGGTTAGTGTAGGTGTAATAGTAGGAGTGTTTGTACTTGTTGAAGTTGTTGTTGGTGTATTGGTCGGTGTAGAGGTAGTGGTTTTTGTATTTGTAATTGTTCTTGTTAGTGTGGGTGTAGAAGTTTGAGTTTTTGTAGAGGTAATTGTTGGAGTTAATGTTGCTGTTGCGGTTGTAGTTGGAGTTGAAGTTTGAGTAGATGTTAAAGTTGTCGTTGATGTCAGTGTAGGAGTAGCGGTTAAAGTGGAAGTCAAAGTGGGAGTAGATGTTGATGTCGTAGTGGACGTTATTGTTGGTGTTAATGTGTAGGTAGGAGTTAGAGTTTTTGTTGATGTTAGTGTAGGGGTGGTATTTTGAGTTCTGGTTAAAGTTTGTGTGTTAGTTGGAGTGGATGTTAAAGTTTGAGTTGAAGTTAATGTTGGAGTAGGTGTTTGTGTTGGTGTTAGAGTTTGAGTCGATGTTTGCGTGTTGGTAGAGGTAATTGTAGGAGTTTGCGTTTGAGTTTGAGTAGGTGTAGGTGTAACAATTGTTGGAGTGTTTGTGTTTGTTTGGGTTGGAGTGTTTGTAAGTGTATTTGTGGATGTTTTTGTTGGAGTTATAGTAGGCGTGCTCTTTTGTGTTTTTGTAGTAGTTAATGTGGGAGTTACTGTTGATGTGCTTGTTAGTGTTGGTGTTGTGGTTTGAGTAGGAGTGAATGTTACGGTGCTAGTTTGAGTAGCCACAGGAGTCAATGTTGGGGTTGATGTTAAGGTTGGAGTTGCTGTTAAAGTTTTAGTTACAGTAGGAGTAATGGAAACTTGGCCCCAAAGCAAATATGGTAATTTTTCTATTTTATTTATAAAAAGATAAGAATTTCCTCCTGCTAAAGTTTTAAGAGAATTTAGAGATTCGCCATTTATCCAACCTATTGGACTTCCGTTCTTCCAGGAATATATTTTGTTTACCTTGTCTGTTATGAATGAATTGGTCTGTAAATCTAAATCAGGCCCTTCATAATAAACGAATTGATACTGAAAAACAACAGACTGTCCCGAGACAGATGCATCTGGATCTGAATATAATTGGTAAGGCGTTTGTGAACTGAATATTAGATAACTAGATCCTGTAGCAAGACTATTTAGCGAGTTGTAAGGAACATCATTTCTATAAGAAACATAATTTCCATTTATAACCCCAAATATAGTAGAAATATTGCCCGGCAGACTAGAAATTTCAACTAGTGGACCAAGGTACTGTATAATTTTAGAATTTTCAGTTATATTCAACATTATAAGTCCACCCTAGTATTTTTCTGGAATGTTGTTCTGTATTTCAAATTATTTATAATTAATGATAATGATTTAGAATCATAATCATTCGGGAATGTTATATTTGCAACTGGGGTTCCGTCAATGAAAACAGACATAGAAGCTGGTAGTGATTGCGTGGTATTTATTGAATTAAAACTTAAAGTTGCATTATAAAGAGCAGAAATGGTTACTCCTGATTTTGATGAACTGCCGTAAGGCGAATCTGAAATAACTATTGTAGTATCGAATTCTGGCGTGGTGGTTGCAGTTAATGTTGGAGTTGTTGTATTTGTTGGAGTTAGTGTTGTAGTGCTAGTAATTGTTGGAGTTTGAGTTGGAGTGCTAGTAATTGTTGGAGTGCTTGTTTTTGTAGGAGTTGCGGTAGATGTAGAAGTCAATGTTTTTGTTGCTGTGATTGTGGGCGTGCATGTTTGTGTGTTTGTTAAAGTCGGCGTAGGTGTTGCAGTGGCAGCGGGGGTATTGGTATTTGTTAATGTCATGGTATTTGTTAGTGTTGGTGTTGGTGTAGGGGTTGATGTTAATGTCGAAGTTTTTGTAATTGTTGGTGTTGATGTTGGGGTTGCTGTTCTTGTTGCTCTAGGAGTTCTTGTAGATGTAATTGTTGGAGTGCTAGTTAATGTTGGAGTTGCACTTAAAGAAGTAGTATTTGTATTTGTTGCTGTTATTGTAGGGGTAAGCGTTGTAGTCGAGGTTGATGTTGTGGTCGGCGTATTTGTCATTGTATTTGTTGGCGTTGGAGTTGGTGTGTTCTTATAAAGATCTAATCTTCCATTAGTTAAATTAGCACTGTATGCAACACTATCATATATTATAATTATAGCCGAATTCTCATACACATCAGAGTAAGTTACGCCCAAAGCAGCAACTCCACTAATATAAACTTGCATACTATTTGGTAGAGAATTATAGTCCGCAATATTATTAAATATTAGTTGAGATCCATATTTTCCAATAAGTGTTATTCCATAACTGCTATTTCCGTTGGTTTCATCTGTAATTAATATTGATGAATTAAATCCAGCTATTGATGTTGTTGTTGGTGTAATTGTTGGAGTTGCGGTCAATGTGGAAGATACAGTTGGAGTTGGAGTAGATGTTGTGGTTGAAGTATTTGTAGAGGTAATTGTCGGAGAATTAGTTTGTGTATTGGTCAATGTCACAGTAGAGCTAACAGTAGCTGTGAGAGTAATTGTTGGAGTAGCAGTTTGGGTTGGTGTTATTGTTGGAGTGGGAGTAGGTGTTGGGAATATTTGATTAACTAGGACGTTATTTTGAAAATTAATTTCATCAAAAACCACACCAGTATTATCATCAAATCTAACATTTGAATTTTCAATTAAATTATTCGCATAAACTAAAGAAGAAATGTCTTTTGCATCTGTTATATGTTTTTGTGCTGCTTGATTTGCATTTTGAGCTATATTTTCTGTGATCAGAGTTTCATACAATGGAAGGCTTTGATTATCAGATAGTCCTAAAGATTTTTTTTGCACCTTTTGCACCACAGAAGAAAAATTATCTGATAAAAACTGGTCTGGATCAGAAGAAGAGGCTCCGGAGTCGATAACATCTGCAAATGAATCGAATAAATGCTCGTTAGTAGAATTGTCTATAGTATTTTTAGTAATAACAGAAACAACTTGCAATCTATCTAATGCTTCTTTTTCGTTACCTTCCATATAATTATCATAACTTTCTGTTATGTAATTAGAAAAATTTACACCTAAATTTGAATTTGCTTTAGAAATAGCGCTCGTAATATTATTTCCTTTTTCAACCAAAGAGTAAACAATAGAAGAAACTATTGAGAATATTATACTTCCTCCAATTACAAGTTTTCCACTAATTAAATCGAATGGATAGTAAAATTTGAAATCTACATGCAAACCGGTGTCTAGATCTATGGTGTTATCATTGCTCTCAGCTATCATAGCATCAGGTTGACGATTTAATATTTGATTTATATCTGAATAGGCTAATTGAGATGACGTCCCAGAAACATTAATAAAATAATCCATAATTTGATTATTTTTAATTAATTTCAAATTGAAATTTGAAATTGTAGATCCTTGAACTGCGGCAGAAACATAAATTGATGTAGGCGTATTGGTTAGTGTAGGCGTATTGGTTAGTGTAAGTGTAGGCGTATTGGTTAGTGTAGGCGTATTGGTTAGTGTAGGCGTATTGGTTAGTGTAGGCGTATTGGTTAGTGTAGGCGTATTGGTTAGTGTAAGTGTATTGGTTAGTGTAAGTGTAGGCGTATTGGTTAGTGTAAGTGTAGGCGTATTGGTTAGTGTAAGTGTATTGGTTAGTGTAAGTGTATTGGTTAGTGTAGGTGTATTGGTTAGTGTAGGCCTAGTTAGCGTAGGGCCGGGTGTCGGTATATAAACTGGTCTAAAAATAGAAAAATGCCAATGTCTCATGATAGGTTTTGTATGACGCCTCCATACCAACTAACCCCATCTGATATGAAGCTTAAAATGTCAATTTTTCCAGCCCCGGTGGTTATAGTAGGGGCAATTCCTGATGACCATTTGACAGTATTAAATGTCGCTGTGTATGATGCTGTCTGATTTACTATCATAGTTAAATTTCCAGCTTGTACTACCGAAGGCATTGTAAAAATACAATTTTGATTTAATATTAACGTTTGAACATTTCCATCTGCTAATGATAATGTTTTTGTTGTTTCTGAATTGCCGATTGAATGTAAACGATCTGAGACTCCAATTGCATTTTCTAATTGACTTCCATCTGCAAAAGTAATGCTTACCCCAGGGCTTAATTCAATTCCATTACTATTAATTTTGGTAGAATTCGCAATCGATAGCTCGCCGGATAATTCAATATCATTTCCATTTTTTGTTTTAATTGTCATAAATATATATATCTAATTGAATTTTTAAAAATTTGCATCTGGACATTGGAGTTGTTGTTTATTAATATGTACAATTCATTTAAAAAATTTTACCAATTTTGATAATTTTTTTAGAATTTTATTGTTTTTATAATTATCATATATTAATGAAAAATTGCGTTTGTACCATAGTAACCCCGGATTTTCTTGCAAATGGTTTGGCAACTTTGCATTCAATGAGGAAATTTTATAAAAATGTTGATTTTTGTATTTTATATATGGATAATTATTTACCTAATTGTTCTTTTAAAAATATAAAAATATTAGACTTAAATTTTATTGAAGAATATGAAGATATTTCTAAAAAATATGGAATAATTTCTAATGAGACGCGGTGGAGCCTCAAGCCTTTTTTTATTTTAAAATTACTGGATGTTTATGAAAAAGTGATATATGTAGATCCTGATATGTATTTTATAAATAATTGGGATTTTTTATTCGATGATATAGATGGCATTTTACTGACCAGACATTGGAGACCATACACAACACAAGACGCAGGATTTTTATTGAATTTTACCGATGGGATGTTTAATGCTGGATTTATCGGTTGCTCTAGAAAATCGACCGAGGCAATCAAGTGGTGGTCAGAAGCTTGTTTGTGGAAATGCGAAATGAAAAAAGTTAGTGGTCTTTTCGTAGATCAAAAATATCTTGATTTTATTTATATTCATTTTCCAAATGTTAATTATTGCAAACATTTAGGTTGCAATTTAGCTTTATGGAATATAAAAGAATTAAGAAGAGAGATGTTTGGAAAAGAAATAATTATAAATAATAAATATAAAGGCATTTTTCTTCATTTTTCTTTTATTCATAAACAAGATGAATGTATTTATTATTACTATAAAAAATATATAAAAATAGTCAAAAATATAAATAAAATTTTAGAATTACAATTGAATTAATTCTTTCATGGCATCAACTTTATTTTTATTGTTTTGTTCACAATGCCATTGACTGCAGTGTACCAAAATTCCACTACTCGGGTAGTCTACTACAGTTGTAAATTTTTTGAAGTCTATTTTTCCACTTGCTAACATTATCATGTCTGAAACGTGTGGTTTTTTATTTATCTTTGATATGCAATCTTTTAGTTTGCAAAAATTCATACACATTTCAAGATACTGATCTTCGGTTCCTTGTACCACACAGGGGACATGCCCTTGGTATATTGCAATTTTTTCTTTATATTCTTCTATATTTTCAAAACCCAAGTTCACAACATCGTAATCTATCATCAATCCTCCCCCAACCACTGCCATTGCCAACCATCTAATAAAACAATGATAGTCATATTTTTTTGGGTTAACTGACGGTAGTTTTTTTACTATTCTGCTATAAATCGGGAAAAAATCATGACTAGCAGCAGTAGAATGATCTAGGATGATCAAATCCCATCCGTTTTTTTCCCAAGAAATTTTACATAGATCCAAGAGTTCTTTTTGCGTGCATTTTCTTTTTGCACATGCGTCTATTGTTTTTATTTCTTCATAATATGTGTAACATTTTTTTTTCATATTAATATATTTTCAATGAATTATCAAGTATTATTTTATTTAATTTTTCTATTTCGTGTTTGAAGCCCATTTGTAAATTCATTACATTATTAACAACTTTTTTAAAAGAGCTATTATACTTAAAATGATGCACAATTACTTTAGTGTGAATTCTCACTTCTTTATTTAATAGATGGTGGTGACCTAAAAATACATGCATGTTGTTGTGAACATAACAAGCCTTTGATAATGCTCTGAATTCTCCGAAGCTCCCAGAGGAAATATTTAGAGTGTTTGATTCGTTGAATTGTTCAAATATGCTTTTGTTTTTTTTTACTTTAGATAAAAGTATCTTATTGTTTTTAACTTTGAATCTTTCAACTAAAGTGCCCATATTATATTTATTAACGGGACATTTGAAAAAATCTTCATTGAATTCAATAAATTCGTCATGGTCTGCTATGATGCTTGATCTGTCTTCTGAATCTATTAGATTGTTAATGTGCTTTGTTTTCGTATGTTCATCATATTTTCCATTCCAAAACTTAATATTTCTTTTATTTTTTGGAACCATTTGATAAAATAAATCTAATAAATTTATATTTTCGTAATTAAAAATAATAGAGAATTCATCAACGTGTTCGTCATAATGATTGATAAAATGATGAAATAAATTTTCATCTAAAATTTCAACTCCTACCACGGAAACAAGTTGTCTTTTCATCTATAATCCTTAATTTTCTAAAAAATACGCTTTTTGCACATATGGTTTTTTACACTTTTCATTTGCAATAGTTTTTCCTCTAAAGAATAGGCCCAAGTTGCATGGTGGCAGACAATATCTAATGGAGGAACTTTTTCGCTTGGCGTGTAGCACCATATTTTTTTTGAAAGAAGTGCCCAAGAAATTTTTTCTTCTTTGACTTTTTGTCGTATCACATCTTGATCCCATTCGTTATTTTCACATCTTTCAAGAACTTCTTCAAAAAAAGCTTTAGTATTTTGATTGCATTTTATTACCATGAATCCTATGCAAATTTGTTCATCTTCAAATTGAAATAAAATATCTACTTCTGGAGAGCTGTTTATCACATCTCTTGTTGGTTTGAAAAATTGAATATCTATATCACAAAATATTATTTTTTGACCATAATTTTTTTCTATATGTTCTATTATTTTTTTAGTTTTAAAACACCAAATTTTATTTGATTTAGATCCAAAAACATTATCGGTCTCTATATTATCTATTATTATTTCGTAATCGTCTTTGCAAGATTTTAAAAATATTTCTTTTAAAGATTCATAACCACTATTGCAAAATGAATAAAGTTTCATTTTTTTCCTTACAAATTTTTTTTCATTTGATATTTTTATATTTATTTTATGACTTATATTTTTATCTTTTATTTCGTAATTAGCAACTCTTAAGTTATCGTCATGAGGATTATGATATATATAAGATAAAATATTATTGATACTTCCGGTTTTTAAGTTTTTCTTGAGCCTATTGTACAAGTCAATATCATCATAGCCCCACCCAGCTAAAAGCTCATTATATCCCCCGGCATCATTAAAAGCTTGTTTTTTCATCAATACCATGCCGAAAAAATCTATTAAATTAGGATTTGTACATATGAAGAATTCTTTGTCCAATCTATCAGAAAACTCTATAATTTGATTGATAAAATTTTTATTAATCAATATGTAATCTATATCTATTTTTAGAATATTTTCGTTTATTGTATTATCAATTGCTAAATTAAATGCTTTAGGCAAACTAAAATATTTTTCATTATCCACTCTTATTACTTTTATTTTATTTTCAAAAACGAATGATTTTACATATGGGTTGGATAATATTGGAGGATTTGTTGACCAATCTACTAAAACTATGTCATCAAATATTTCGAATTTTGACCAAGAAGATAAGCACTTTACTATTCGTTCCGTCCTATTCATAACGGCAACAGCTATTGAAACTTTTTTAGAATTATTCATATATATTATATATGAATTTTAAAGAATGGATCGCACAAAATACAGTTGGAACTGAATTGGTAGATTCTTCCAAGATAGAATCGCTTTACAAAAAAGCCAAAATTTCTGTGAAGATTGTACAATTGTATGACAAAATGACTAATCAAAAATTACTCACTAATATAAGCACCATAGCCCCTCTATCTTCCGGGGTTTATGGTCTATACATGTCTAGAGAAAATAAAAAAATAATAGGTCAAAGACTGGCTAATAGACTTAAACTTTTGTTTCCTCAAGACATGATGCTTAATCAAAAGTTACAAACTTTACCTAATAGTGTAATTAAAAAGTACGTGCCCGATTTGGATGAAAAAGAACTACAAGCATCAGACACCATCCATGTAAATGTTCAAAAAATCGTGTCAGAATTAGGTGATAGTAAAGAGGCGATTTTAGAAATAGCAAGCACAATAGTTCATGAATCTACCCATGAAATAGAGATGCAGACTACTGGCAAAACAAATGAAATTGGCCCAAAGAACGCAGAGAATCGTTTCGTTCAATGGGCCAATCAAAATTGGAATATGATAAAATCAAGAATACCAGAATTGTCTAATTTTTAATTATTGCCTAAATTTTTGCAAAAGCATACGCTCCGCACAATGCCGTTATTCCTCCGATTATTGAAATTGGAAAAGGAGCTAGACAGCACCAATGCGTTCCAATTGCCATCGACAGCAAACTAAAAAACATAGTTATCCAAAACATATTTAGATAACAAAACAAAAGAGCCAAAGGCCCAGACAATAAGACTAATAAAAAAATAAAAGAAACCAATAGAACTAAAGATTCCATTATTCAACCTCCTTGTCTGAAAAAACTGCACACCAATAAATAGATCCATTTTTACTTGCTTTTCCAAATCCAACTGTTTTGTACTTTTTGCTAAGAATGTTATATCTGTGCATTGGACTCAAAATCCAAGAAAAGACAACTTCTTGTTCTGTCTTTTGGTTCCAAGCAACATTTTCTCCAACTAAACTTCCTTTATTGAATTCCATTAGATCGTTCATTTTAGAATGATACATGGAGTTTTTGTTTGCCATATTTTCTGCATGTTTTTGTGCGTAAGAGCACAAGTTTTTATCTAATTTAAATTCTTTTATTTTTTTGTTTTTTCTTTCTTTGTTGTGCAAATCTAAAAGAACAACTTCATATTCATTGAATTCATTTGGTCGATTAAATTCTTTTTTTATTGGTTCATTCAATTTATAATTTTCTTCTGTTTTTTTTGCATTCAAACAACTAGAAAAAAACAAACAAAAAATAAACAATATCTGTAAATTTTTCATCTTTGCCTCCTTGCAAATTATTTTTTAAGTATTACATAAACACCATGAACAATTCCTGCTATATAAAATCCAAAAATAGTTAATAGCAAGTTGATCCAAAAGTGAGCAGCAAATCCAACCTTGAAAAACACACCTAAAGGTGGTAAAATAACAGTGCAAAAAAGCACTAAAAGGTCTTGTGCATCGAAATCTTCCATATAAACCTCCTTGTTTGTGGCTTGAAACCATTACAAATTTATATATGATTATTAAAAAAAATAATGAGCAAATAGAAGGAATAAGAAAAAGCTGCAAGCTTGCGGCTAAGTCTTTAGAATTCATCGATCCTTTCGTCTTGCCAGGAGTAACAACTGATCAACTTAATCAAAAAATAAATGAATTTATAAGAGATAACGGAGCAATTCCGGCTCCTTTGAATTATCATGGTTTTCCAAAAGAAACTTGCATCTCAGTCAATGAAGTTGTTTGCCACGGGATACCCAGTGATCGAGTTTTATTAGAAGGTGATATACTTAATATAGATGTCACAACAATATTAGATGGCTATTATGGTGATACGAGCAAAATGTACGCTGTTGGAATTGTATCTGAAGAGGCCAAAGAATTAATGAAAATTACTAAAGAAAGCCTGTATAAAGGAATAGAATCTATTTCTCCTGGCGTTGCATTTAATAATATAGGCTGGGCTATTACTGATTTTTTAATTAATTCAAAATACTCTATAGTTGATAAATTTGTTGGTCATGGATGTGGCCTTAGTTTTCACGAAGACCCAAAAATCTGCCATTATGTTGATAAGAAATTTAAAGATTTTGGACAAAAGATTGAACCTGGCATGACTTTTACTATAGAGCCAATGATAAACCTAGGAGATGCTGATTGTCTTATTCTTGAAGACAAGTGGACTGCTATTACTGTAGATAAAAAATTATCTGCTCAGTACGAGCATATGATCCTCTGCACAGAAACCGGGTACGAAATACTAACAGAGTTAAATTAAATATGAGAAGAGTTTTTGTTCATTTTGATAATGTAAATTCTTTTGGTTATATAATTAAAAAAATAGATATCTCTTTGTATTTAGTTTACGTAGAGAGTCTTAATAAAAATATATCAATTGAATCTAAAAATATTAGAAATTTAGATTTATCTTTTAGATAATATATATTTTTATGAAAACGTTCTATGATTTTTTGGTAGAAGCCCCCCAACCCCCGGCAGCACCTCCTGCTGGCAAGCCGCCCGCCGCACCACCTGGTGGTGCTCCTCCTGGAGCGCCACCAGGAGCACCTGGAGGATTAGGAGGCGGTCTAGGAGGTGGTCTAGGAGGCGGAATTGGCGGCGGTCTAGGAGGTGGTCTAGGAGGCGGAATGCCATCAGGCGGATCGATGGGAGGAGCACCAGGAGATCCTTCTGCTCCTTCCGCTCCTGTTCAAATACAAAAATCTAAGCCATTAACTGTTTGGGACGCATTAGAAAAAGTAGCTAAGAATAACAATGGACAAAGCAAAAACAAAATGGTAAAATCTCAATCTAATTAGATTTGAGATATATTCATGAAAGCACTTATTTTTAGCGACATCCATATTCATCCTCATAAGAAGTCTATTGATAGGCTAGAGGATTGTATAAAAACTTTGGATTGGGTGTTTCTAACTGCTGAAGAAAATAATATAGAAAATATTATTTTTTTGGGAGATCTATTTCATGATAGACAAAAAATTGATGTTTTGACTTATCAAAAAACTTTTGAAGTATTTGAAAAATATTTATTAAGAAATAAATTCAGCACATACCTTTTGCTTGGTAACCACGATCTTTGGCACAACCAAAAATGCGACATATCATCGGTCAATCCTCTTAGAAATTTACCTGGCGTCACAGTTGTAAATGAGCCTTGCGTGAAAGTGATTTCAAAAAATTATTTGTTTGGATTTTTACCTTATACTCACAACCCAATTGAAGATTTGAAAAAAGTCGAAAAAGAGTGGAAGATAATTTGTAAAGAAAAAAATATAAATCCTCCTAAAAGAATGGGAGGTCATATCGCCGTTGATGGAGCGACTTGGAATGTAAAGTATGGAACTCATGCTGAGGTTGCTATTGAACATGATGGAGATATGATCAAAGTAGGCCCAGATATATTTAAAGGATGGAGTAAAGTATTTTTAGGCCATTATCACGCCCAACAAAAACTGTCCGATAATGTTGAATATATTGGTTCTCCACTTCAATTAAGTTTTGGAGAGGCTTTTCAAGAAAAGCATATAGCAATTTATAATTTTGAAAATGACAAATGTGATTACATTAAAAATGAATTTAGTCCAAAACATTACATACTAAACGAAGATGAATTAGATAATTATAATTTAGAGGGTAATTTTATAAGACTAGAGGTAAAAGATATTTCATCTTCTTCTATGTTGGAAGTTAGAAAAAACTTACTAGAAGAAAAAAAAGTTGCAACAATGGAAATTAAACAGTTTGTAAAAAAAGAAGAACATGTCATAACCGATGCAAAAGCAATTTTACTCAAAGAAGATGAAATGATCGAAAAATATGTTGATCAAGTTAATGAAAATTTAGATAAAAATAAACTTATAAAAGTTGGAAAAATGATTTTAGAAAAATAAGATAAATTTTTACATATAGTGACACTAATAAAATAGCCCCCTCCCTGCTTTTAGGGAGGGGGCTGAACTAAAACTAAATCAGCCTGCCAAATCGGGAATCATAGGGCTGGATCGGGAATCATAGGGCTGGTGTTCAGTGTCGCCCAAGCACCGTTCGCTCTAACGACAAATGCATTCAATTCAATCACATAGCATATCATGCCATTTTCTTCTTGTCCTTCCGGAATCAAGTTATCCAACGCATCCGTGGTGGCTAACACTGGAAGTCTGAGTAGGTTGTCTATACGAACAACGCCATAGCCGTAGTTACCGCTGCCCGCTCCGATGTTCACATCTCCTCCGCGAGATGTGTTACTGGTCGTAGAGCCTCCTCTGATCGTTACGCTTCCGCCGTCGTTGTCATCTTCTTCTTCTTCTTCTGAATACCCCGAGTCACCACCAAGAATCTGCACGTTTCCTCCAGAGGATCCATAAGAGCTTCCACCTCTTAGAGTAACGTCACCAGCCTCCCCTGTGGTTCCTTCGGCCTGGCAGTCTCCGCCTCTGATCGTCACGTCTCCGCCGTCGCTGTCGCCTGGTCCGAGTCCGTCGCCGCCACGGAGGGTAACCTCACCTGCGTCGGAGTTATCAAATTCCGTGCTACTGTCTCCGCCGTTAATCTCTACATCCCCACTATCGCCATTTCCATGTTGCATACCACCGGAAATGAGTACATCGCCTCCGTCTGCGTCGTCCTCTTCTCCTGCTGTCGCATAACCTTCTCCGCCTCTTATAACTAGATCTCTACCATCCATGGAACTTTCTGTTCCGTTTGGTGCTTTGATAAGTTCTACATTTTCAAGGTCTCCGCTGCCACCATCTATAATTGTTACTAATTCAAGATTAGAATCTTTTACATCTCCATTTAGTATTCTAGATTTTACTCTATCAACCGATCCTGGTCCTGTTCCTTCTGTTGTTTGTGTCATATTTAAACTCCTTTTTAAGTGTTTGGATCAAAATTTTTCTACAAGCCTTTTGTCTTGTAATTAAAAGATTTTTGATCTATAATCTATTTAGAATTAATATTGCAATTTTTGTTTGGCTAATCGAAAATGAAAAATTTAGATTTCAAATACATTTCTGCACAAAACTTTTTGTGCTTCGGTCCCCAAGGTATAGAATTTAATTTTGAAGATTTTTCTAATATTGTTCTAATAAGAGGCAATAATTTAGACATTAAAGAGATCGATGATAAGGTTGCAAGTAATGGCGTTGGAAAAAGTTCTATACCTGAAATCATTGTTTATGCCTTATTTGGTAAAACTATAAAGCATCCTAAAAAAATAACTCATAAAGATGTAATTAATAATCAAATTGGTAAAAATTTAAAAACGGAAGTTCGATGGGGAGATCTTAGAGTAATTAGAACAAGAAAGCCGGATAGCCTTAGAATTTGGGAAGATACAAAACATGAGTGGAAAGACGAAACTGAAATTACTTTGGGAGGAATTCCTGCAACCCAAAAGTTAATAGAAGAAAAAATAGGACTTAATTATGAAACTTTTGTAAATGTTCTTATATTCACTGATAATAATGCGGGCAGCTTTTTAGAATGTGATGCCAATGATAAGAGACAAATAGTAGAAAACTTATTGTCCTTAGATAAATATAGAAATTTTGCAGATAAAGCCAAAGAGATTAAGAAGGATAAAAAAGACTCGATAAAAAGCGTTTCTTATGAGCATGAAACTCTATCCGCACAGATAAAACAGATAGAATCTAGATTAGAAACAACAAAAAATCAAGAAAAAGAATGGAATGTTCAAAAGAAAAAAGAAATTAAAGATTTTGAAAACAAGATAAAAGAATTAAAAGAAAGCCTTTCTTCAACCGATGAGGGTCAAGAAATTTCTTTATACTTAGAATCACAAAAAGAAATTGATTCTATAAATAAAAACCTATCTGAGTTAGAAGAAAAACAAAGCGAACTAGAAGAAATAATAAGTTTAGCAAAAGATAAAATAAATCTAACTAATAGAAACTTTAACAGCCTTACAATTAAAATAGATAATGTTGACGCTTCTATAGAAAAAATAAAATCTAACATAAAAGATTGTGTAAAAGAAATAAACAAATTTGAAGAAAATAAGGGTTCAAAGTGTAAGTTTTGCTTAGGAGAGGTATCAGAAGATAATTATAAAAAATATGTATCTGAGATTAGGAAAAAGATACTGGAGCTAGAATCAGAAATATTAACTAAAAATAGTGAAAAAGAACGCGTTGTTTCAGAGTCTTCTGATGTAGAGTTGGTGTTGAATAAAATAAATAAAGGTCTACAGTCAGCAAAGTTAAGTTTAGATAATAATAATACTTTATTAACAAAAAAAAGAAAAAGACTACAAGATTTAAATAAGATTGAAAAGCCGCAAAATAAAAATGTTTCTAATCAAATCATTGAAGAAAAAATTAATAATCTAGAAGATCAAATAATTAATAAGAATAAAGAACTAAATGAAAGTCCTTTTATTAAAATAATTAATTCTATAAGTGAAGATCTTATTGAAAATAGAAACATTCTATTCAATAAGAAAAAAGAATTGGAAGAATTAGAAAAAGATTTGCCTTATTATGATTTTTGGGTCACTGCATTTGGAGATACTGGAATAAGGAAATTTGTAATAGATGGCGTAATACCAGCACTAAATTCTAGAATTGCTTATTGGTTACAATTTTTAATAGATGGAAAAACCAAGTTGGAATTCAATAATGAACTAGAAGAAAAAATAGAAAGAAACCCATCAGATGGAGATCCTTTTGTTTATCATGCTATGAGTGGAGGAGAAAGAAGAAGATTAAATCTTGCCGTTTCCCAGGCTTTCGCCTATGTTATGTCTCTAAGTTCAGGAGTTTGTCCATCAATTGTTTTTTTAGATGAAGTCACCACCAATATAGATCCAATTGGAGTTTATGGAGTGTATAATATGATTACTGAATTATCCAAGGACAGAAAAGTATTTATAACTACTCATGATCAAAACTTATTAGATTTATTAGAGGGTTGTGAATTAATAAGATTAGAAAAAAAGGGTGGTTTTACCAAAATAAAAAAAATTTGAAAAATTTTTTTTATCAAACTTAGATATACCTACAAACATATTTTAAACTAGCCAGGAGATTTTATGATTTTTGATGAGCAAATTAGTCGCAAGCCTGACCAATACCCATGGACGCAAGAGTTTATCTCTTCTATGCATAATGGATTTTGGACAGATAAAGAATTTTCTTTTCAAAGTGACGTTCAAGACTTTAGAGTTTCTCTTACAGATCAAGAGAGAGAAATAATTACTAGAGCACTTGCTACTATTGGCCAACTTGAAATTTCGGTCAAGAAATTTTGGGCGAAAATTGGCGATAATTTGCCGCACCCTTCTATCAATGACATGGGCTACGTTATGGCAAATACCGAGGTTATTCACGGAGACGCTTATGAACGTCTACTTGAAGTTCTTGGAATAGATGATGCTTTTGATAATATATTGGAACTAGATATTATTAAGGGAAGAGTAAATTACTTAAGAAAGCATCTGCGCAGATTCCACACAGATAATAAAAAGCAATTTATTTATTCCTTGATACTTTTCACTTTGTTCGTTGAGAACATAGCTCTATTCTCGCAATTCTATACAATAAGCTGGTTTGGAAGGTACAGAAATTTATTGAAAGACACAAACAAACAAGTAGAATATACTTCAAGAGAAGAAAATCTACACGCAATGATTGGGATGAAGATCATTAATGTTATCAGAAAAGAATACCCAGAATTATTTGATAAAGAATTAGAAGAAAAAATAATTAGCGAAGCAAAAGAAGCAGTTAGTCATGAAATGAAAATAGTAGAATGGATTGTAAATGGACACAAAGCTGAAAAACTTAGTTCAGAGATACTTAAAGAATTTATAAAAAATAGAATGAATGAATCTTTAAAGCAGATCGGCTATAATGAAATTTTCGATGTAAATAGAGAATTATTGTCAAAAACAGTTTGGTTTGACGAGCAGGTTTTAGGAAACAACATGTCAGATTTCTTTCATTCTCGTCCAACCGAATACAGCAAAAAATCTCAAAGTTTTTCTGAAGAAGATTTATTTTGATTGTTGCCTGTTTTTTCTGTTTTTTTTGTGTATAATGCCTATTCTCATCAACAATTTTATTAAGTAAAAAATGAACAAAGAATATTATTGGCTCAACAGCCACAGCCGCCTTTTTTTGGAAAGAGGATATCTAGAAGAGGGCGTTACGCCAGAGGCTAGAATCAAACAAATTGCAGATAATGCAGAGAAAATTCTTAAATTAAAAGGTTTCTCTGATAAGTTTCAAAATTATATGGCAAAGGGCTTTTACAGCCTTGCTACGCCTGTTTGGACTAATTTTGGCAATAATCGGGGGCTTCCGGTTAGTTGCTTCGGCAGCTTCATTCAAGATAAGATGGAAGAAATATTAACTAAAGCTGCGGAAGTTGGAATGATGAGCAAGTTAGGCGGAGGGACATCAGGTTATTTTGGATCCTTGAGACCAAGAGGAACCAAGATTAGTGTTGGTGGAGAAAGTAGCGGTGCTGTTCATTTTATGGAAATTTATGACAAAGTCGCAGATGTAATTAGCCAAGGAAGCGCCAGAAGAGGCTCGTTTGCTGCCTACATGCCAATAGAGCACAATGATATAGAAGAATTTCTTCAAATTAGATCTGAAGGGCATTCTATACAAAATATGAGCATTGGAGTTACCGTTACTGATGAGTTTATGGAGGGACTAATAAATGGAGATAAAGATAAAAGAAAAATATGGGCGAAGGTAATTCAAAAAAGATTTGAAACTGGTTATCCTTATATAATGTTTGTTGATACAACTAACAAACAAGCTCCACAAGTTTATAAAGATAAAAATTTAAAAATAAAAAGTTCAAATTTATGTTCTGAAATTCAACTTTTTTCTGATGAAAAAAACTCTTTTGTATGTGTTTTATCAAGTCTTAATTTGCTTCATTGGGATGAGATCAAAGACACCGATGCTGTAGAAACTTTAGTTTATTTTCTTGATGCTGTTAACGAAGAATTTATTGATAAAACAAAAAATGTAAAGTACATGGAAGCCGCCCATAATTTTGCTAAAGCTCAAAGAGCTTTAGGAATGGGAGTTTTGGGTTGGCATTCTTTGTTGCAATCTAAAATGATTGCATTTGAATCAATGGAAGCAAAGTATTTGAATGTTGATGTTTGGAAGATAATCAGAGAGAGAGCTGATAATGCAACCGAATCTTTGGCGAAAGAGTACGGAGAGCCAGAACTTCTAAAAGGCTATGGAAGAAGAAATGTGACCACTTTGGCTGTCGCCCCTACAACTTCAAGCAGTTTTATTTTAGGTCAAGTAAGCCCTTCTATAGAGCCGCTCAATTCTAATTATTTTGTAAAAAATTTAGCCAAGGGCAAATTCACTTATAAAAATCCCTTCCTTAAAGAAATTCTTAAAAAATATGAAAAAAACAATGATGAAGTTTGGAAAAGCATATTGGTAAAGGGAGGGTCGGTCCAACACTTAGATTTCTTATCGGAACAAGAGAAAAATGTTTTTAAAACTTTTGGAGAAATCAGCCAGAAAGAAATTGTCATTCAAGCGGCCCAACGTCAGAAGCATATCGATCAATCTCAGTCACTAAATCTAATGATTCCTCCAAATACATCTCCAAAAGAAGTTAATTCTTTGTTGATTGAAGGTTGGGAAATGGGTGTTAAAACTTTCTACTATCAAAGAAGTGCAAATCCTGCTCAAGAATTAGCTAGATCCATTCTCACCTGCTCTTCTTGTGAGGCCTAAAAGTGGTTGACAATAGAAAAACCTGGTTCTTAGACTTTGACGGCACCCTTGTTGCTCAAAAAAGCTACCACGGAGATGTAGATGAAATTTTACCCACCACAATCGATTTCTTTAATACAATAATAAAAAATGACGATTTTGTAATCATTACGACAGGAAGAGAAGAAGCAAATCATAAAAATCGAATTGAAAGTTTTATGAAAAAATTCAATCTTCGTTATGATCTAATTATATGCAATCTGCCAACAGGTCCAAGAATTGTAATAAATGACACGAAACCGGATGGATCTATAACTGCCTACTCATACAGCATTCAAAGAGATAAGGGTATAAATTTAGAAGAAATTAATATATGAAAATAAAATTTTTATCAAAAGAAGCAAAGATTCCAATGAGAGCAAACCCGTCAGACGCGGGAGCGGATCTTTGTTCTGTTGAAGATTTCATTTTAAATCCTCTTGAAAGAAAAGCAATTTCAACAGGCATCTCATTAGAGATTCCAGAAGGTCATTACGGCAGAATAGCTCCAAGATCTGGACTTGCTTACAAGAATGGAATTGATGTTCTGGCAGGAGTTGTAGATAGTTCCTATAGAGGAGAAATTAAAGTAATTTTATTCAATACAGACAAAGAAAATTATTTTAAAATTAATATTGGTGATAGAATCGCACAATTAATAATTGAAAAGCATTTTAATTTTGAGTTTGAAATTGTCGAAGATCTTTCGTATACTCAAAGAGGCGAAGGAGGTTTTGGCTCTACTGGAACTTAAATAATGAAGAAAATTAAAATAAATTTCAAAGCAGAGAAAAAAGATAAAAAAAAGTCTGATAATTGCCCAATATGTGGCCAATACATGGACTTATGTGTAATTTCTCATAAAAATAAACCTTTTGTAGACAATAGGCTTTATCCGAAAATTTGTTTTACTTGTTATTGCGTTCCCAAAGTATCCGATCAAAAATATGATGAAAATGGATATATAAAAGAAGAAATAGATTTAGAATATAGTCATAAAAATCTCTATAAGCCTGAAGATTTGCTGCTCAAAGGATCAGCAGAAAATATTCATCAAGCAACAAAATCTTACAAAGCGGTTAAAAATTTGCAAATAGAAAAGCAAATTAAAAATAAAACTAAACCTAAACTCGAATGTTATATCAATCACTAATATGGAATTTAAAAATTACTTAATAATTGAAAACCAAGTTTTATTTTCTCAAAGACTTGGGGATATAATGAACTCTATTCAAGATTTGACTCAAGATCCCGTTGCACTCGGAAAAGATAAAAAAGCAAAAGAAATAGTTAATCAAATAAGAGCAAGACTGCTCAGAACCAAGTGGAATTCAAAATTAGGGGCAAATCTAAAGACCCTTCAGAATTGTGCCGCTAATATTTCTATGAGTCTAGATCCAAAAAGAGAGAACAGGCCAGACTTAAATTCTGTTTTATCTTCTTGTCTCTCAACTCTCAAGCAAATGTCTTCTAAATTAGACGCTCCTATAAATAATATAGGTTCTCCGGAATGAATAGAGGTGTTTTATTTGTGGCATAGCAGGTTTTATAGGTAATTCAAAAGATCCTGATGTTAGCTTTAGAATAATATCAAATTTATTTGATAATTTAGAAATTAGGGGCAAAGATGCGTCTGGTTTTTGGGGATCAAATAAAAATAATAAAATTCTTTATCATAAAGAACCAACTCGTTCTTCCAATTTTGTAAATAAAAATATTTGGAAAAATATCAAAGATCTAAATCCAAATTTGCTTTTATGTCATGCTAGGGAGGCTTCTTCTGGCTCTGGTCTTCCAAGAGATAATAAGAATAATCATCCTTTTGTAAATGAAGACTTATCTATCGCTTTAATTCACAATGGCAGAGTTCCAAATCATGTTTATAATTTTTTGAAAAATAAATATGAAGTTCACACATTATGCGATTCTGAAATTTTATTAAGATTATTTCAAAGTGGATTTTATAAAAATGAAGAAAAAATAGAAAATAGATTATTGGGAATCAATAATCTATGGTCAATGGCTTGTGAGTCGCATATGGCTGTAGCTATTGGCGAATTGAGCAAAGAAGAAAAGAGATTGTGGCTATTTAGAAATGAACATCGTTCTTTATTTTATGTTGACATGATGGATTTACTAGGGCAAGTTTTCTTTGTCTCCACCGCAGAAATTTGGAGCGATTCAACAAGAGAATTCAATTTTGATTGCGAAGCGGCACAGTTACCAACCGACGAAGTTTGGCTATTTGAATTGTCAGAAGAATTAAAAATTAATAAATTTGATATAATATCAGAAGAAATTGATAATTGGATCGAAGATGGCAATTTTTTAAATTTTGAAAAACCTAAGCTTACTAATAAAATATATACTAATTTAAATTTAGAAGAGCAATGTGAAGATTTTTCTCTTGAAAATTATAATTTAGCAAAATATAAAGTAGCAGAAATAATTAATTATTCTTATGAATTAGAATCAATTATCGAAAATAGCTCAGATTATGATTTTTTAATAGATAACATCAAGGAGTTAGAAAAAATATTTTTAAATATTTTAAATAAAAGTTGACTATTTTAGTTCATGGAAGAAGAAGAAAAAATAGAAGTAGAGATAGAGAACGTTCTATCTAATAAAACAAAAAAAATAAAATCTGGTAAGAAAGGCAAAAGAGTAGAATTAGAAGTTGTAAAAGAACTTAATTCTAGGTTTCATGAAATATTAAACTCTAATCCTTCTTGGGGCAAGTTTTCTAGAACAATAGGCAGTGGAAACAGGTGGGGGCAAAATGTATTTCTTTCTAAAAATGCTATAAATAATTTTTCAGGAGATTTAGTTTGTCCTGAGAATTTTAAATTTGTTTTAGAATCAAAAGGTGGCTATAATGATATAGATCTTTGTTCTGCTTTTGATAAAGGCCAAAAGGAATTAGACGAATTCTTAAAACAAGTTTCTGAAGATTCCAAAAGAACTGGCAGAAAGCCAATGCTTTTATGGAAAAAAGATAGAAAGCCTAGATTGGCTTTTATAAAGCATTATGATATAGGCAAAGATCTATATAAAGATTTTGAATTTTTTATGAAATACAATGATTGGTTAGTTTTTAACTTTAAAGATATATTGTCATTAAAGGATGATTTTTTTTTTAATATATGTTAGCTAAAAAGGATCGATCTCAAAAAAAAATATGTTTAGTTTATTTTCCATTCTAAAAAGCCTTGGATTTCAACAAAAAAATAATATTTTTTTTGATAAAAACATTAATGTCGAAGTTCACCCAGATCATGTGTTGATAATGGATGGCGAAAACGTTTTCGCACACATAAATATTGATGAAAATTATGAACATCAAGTTTTAGACAGAATAGCTTGGATCATTGAAATCCCTATTGAATTTGATGAAATTTCTTATGAAAAAAATATTCCAAATATTGAAGGGTATTATCAACCCTGGGCTAGTGAAAATAGCGTGACGGAGAGAAGAAGATTATTTCATCATTATTTTTTGAAGAATGCATCAAATAAAAAACAACTTATGTCCATTAATCAATTAGATATAAAAGCTAAAGATTCTATCATTAGCATTAACTCGAACGAAATTAATTGGCAGTTTCCAGCATGTACGGAAAAATTTTATTTTTACAATCATGCTTTTGTTAATTCAAAGATAAAAGAATATTATGTTTCGTTTCCTTGGGCAACTTTCATAGACAAGCGTATGTTTTTGAACGATGAAAATATACAAAAAATTAAAAATATTATATCTACAAAAGATGGTAAAAAGCATACTGTATGTCAACATATCCGGTGGAGCTGGTTAATTGATTTGTGGGAGGAGATCGGAATCACAGACGTTCATTTATCTCATTATGAAAAAAATATAAATAATACGGATAAGATAAAATTTCATTCATGGGCTTTGATTGCGGCTAATTACGAAAACAAAGACAGGTCAAGAGACTTAAAAGTCAAAACAAATAAAAACAAAAAATATTTAGCGTCTTTTATTGGAGCTTATACAAACTATTATCGTAACACAATCAGATTAGATTTAAAAAACATATTAGAAAAAGAAAACCAAATAATCTATGAATTAAAAGATGAATGGTTTTATGAAAAAATTGTTTTTAATCATCAAGTTAAAAAAGAGAAATTATCTAGTGAGTACATGGAGTCTTATGATAAAGAAACTCAAAGATATAACGACATACTCAGCGACTCAATATTCTCTTTGTGTCCGGAGGGGACTGGGCCTAATACAATTAGACTGTGGGAAAGCATGGCAATAGGTGTGATTCCAGTAATATTCTCAGATGATTGGACGCCCCCTAAAATAACAGGGTTAGAGTGGAGCGATTTTTCTGTTTTTATCAAAAAAACAGACTTAAAAGATACTATTTCCATACTTCGCTCTTTCTCTGAAGAGGAGTTAGAACAAATGAAATTAAACTGTATTAACGCTTATAAATATTTTAGACAAATGGACTGTTTTACTAATTAGGAGCGTTATGGATAAAATGGAAGAAAAATATTTAGGGTCTTCAGTCGATGGGCCTGCGGATATTTTCGATAGAATAACTGAAACGCCTATTAAAAAAGTTGCTATTTTATTTCGTGCTTGTCACGAAGATGACTACCTGATCGATCATTTTATAAGCTATTATAAAAAAGTTGGAGCTAATATTTTTATTGCTAACTTCAGTTACAGGTTCCCAGAAGATGAGGAAAATTTCAAAGATTTCGTGAATAAGACAACAAAGAAATACCCAGAAATTATATACAACATTGGGCCTCATGTATTAAATGATTCAATTGGTGTAAACAGAACAAAAGAATTATTAGAAATCCAAAACGACATAGATTATGTAATACCGGCGGATCTTGACGAATTCCACGAGTATATTAAGGACAATGTCCTGCTGGCAATAGATGATCTAGAAAAAAATGGTTGTGATGTGATGTGTGGAACAACAGTAGAAAGAATATCAGAAGATGGTTTTACAAAAAAAATCGAAGTAGACAAAGATATATTTGATCAATTTCCTAAATTTAACAATGAACTATATGGATTTCCAAAAATTTCATTGATTAAAAAAGAGTACTATAAATTTGTTGGCTGTGGGCATCATTACATAGATAAAAAGTTTATTGACGAGTTTGGTATAAAAATAAGTGATTCTGGAAAGACTCATCACTTTAGGTGGAGCGAAGAAGGAAAAGTAAGAATGGAAAAATGGGTTCGTTCTTACAAAGACCCTGCTTGGACTGGGTGGAAGGATATAAAACGTGCTCAAGATAAACTTGACGCATTCAATTATAATTTGATTGATTACAAGAGGCCAAAATGACAAACTATCTGTGTATTGAACACGACAAAGGAGCCAGGATAGGGCATCAAACTAACAACTACTTTTCTTTTTTGCTTATTTGCAATTTCTACAACCTTACCCCAGTATATCATCCATTCTCGGGATACTCTTCTCATTTTGAGCATGTTCTTTCATTTAATGACATGCATATTTTGAGTTGTGAAGAAAAGTCAAGCATCAATGTAAATAGTGCCGATGACATTTTGAATCAAAAAAACGAAGGCGTTTTGTATAGGCTTGATCTTGGAAAAAACAGCAGCATATTCAATCAGTTGTTGAAGCCTGTGCCTAAAAAAGATTCGATTTTTAAGCTTTACCAACAACACAAAAAAAGACTTGGTTCCAAATACTACGAAAAAAACCCATATAAAGAAAACAATAATTTGATAGTCCACATAAGAAGAGGTGATGCCGTTGGTATGGAATCAAGAATCTTAGGCGTTGATTACTTCCACAGATTAGTGAAGAAAATTTTTGAGAACGATGGAGAATATAACTTGTACATAACATCCGAACCAAATCTTGAGGATGTAAGTATATTTAACGAATTCAATCCCACAATACTAACACACAAAACAGATATTGAAGCGTTTTACCATATGGCAAACGCAGATGTAGTCGTTGGATCACCAAGCGGATTCAGTCATTTAGCTTACATTCTTGGTAAGGGAGATTACTATAGATCTCCTAAGGATTGGTTTTATTACGATAAAGATGTAAAGATTGCCTACAAATGAAATTGCCAAAAAGAAATACAATCAAATTTTTAGAATCAAAAAATCATAACTATTTTGGTCACGATAAATTATCTTATGAGTTTCATAATGTGATTATGTCTAATGGTATTTTATTTGATAAAGATGGAGTTGTTTTACCTGAAACTTTAGACGAGCGTATTTTTTGGGAGCCGTCTTGCATTTCTAGATTTATGCGTGACAAAAACATATTGAACGAACATGTTCAAATTAGAAGAAAAGATATTAAGAATAAACATGAACAAGCTTTTAAATGTTCTGATTTTATAGATGTTGAGAATTGCGTAGACTTAACACATCCTTTTGGTTATTATGCTTTTGGGCATTTATTTGATACGCTTCAAAGACTTTATCCTATAAAATCTCAAATACAAGATCCAAATATTAAATTTATAGTATCAACACACGACAGAATTACAGACTTTATAAAACACTTGTCTGCGTTTTCTGAAAGAGACATAAGAAAAGAAGACTTGATAGTGGCAAATGAATTGAACATAAAGATACGCAATTTAATATATTCATTATCCCCAACAATACCAACAGAAATAGACAGAGACGCCTACAGTTGGATTTTAGAGAGGTATTTTTCACTCTTTAACATACAAAATATCGAGCCAAAATATAGCCTATATTTAAGCAGAAACCATATTAAAGTTGGGAATAGAGGTGTTATTAATGAAAAAGAAGTTATTGATGCTCTGTCCAAAAAAGAATTTATTATTCTAAATGGGCAAGAACCACTTGATTTAGTGGTTGAATATTTCGCTAATGCAAAAATTATAATTGGAGCACATGGATCTATGTTTGCAAATTCTATATTCTGTAATCCTGAAGCTAAAATAATAGAGTTTTGCCCAAACAACAGAGTGTGTTACAATTTTAGAAATGCATTCAAGATGGCGGAAAAATACAAACATATATTAATAGAAGCGGATAAATCTTTTAATATAATCATAGATATAGATGCTCTTGAACTGGAATTAGAAATATGATTAGGATTTTACCAATGACATTCAAGCCCTTTTATGTTTGGCCAAATGTCTATTTTCCATTTAGACACTACTTTCAAGATAAAAGACTCAATATTTTTATTATTGAAAATATAGTTCATAATTTTAATTGGCTTGATGAATGTAAAAATAAAATCAACGATAGTCATTTTTTCTTTGTTTATTGTGGTTGGTATATGGATAATCATCATGCCAAGCACTACCATGAAATGTTCGAGTATCTAAAACTGAATAAGAACAATTTTTTCTTTCTGTTCAACTCTATTCAAGAGAAAAATTTTCTAGAACAAAAAGGATTTTTTGGAGAATTGATAAATCATAATGCTTGGATAGATGAAAACATAATAAAGCCCGAAGTTATAGAAAAAAAATACGATGCCATACTAGTTTCCAGACAAAGAGATTTCAAAAGACATTACTTAGCAAGAAAGGTGGATAAGCTGGCTATCGTTGCGGGTGGAAATAATCATTGTGGCCCAAGTTTATCTTATTCTTTACCGCCACATATTTACAACAATGACAGGCAACTCAATATAGAAGAAGTTTGTAAAAAAATTAATCAATCTTATTGCGGACTAATGTTATCTGCTATGGAAGGAGCCTGTTTTTCCTCAAGTGAATATCTATTGTGCGGCATACCGGTTGTTTCTACAAAATCATTAGGAGGAAGAGACTTTTGGTATAATGACTATAACTCTATAATATGTGATGACGACGAAGATTCCGTCGCAGAATCTGTTGAATTTTTTAAAAACAACCCCAGAGATGGGGATAGGATTAGAAAAGATCACATACTTTTAGCCCAAAAACAGAAAGAAAAATTTATCAATATTTTACAATTAGTTTTTAATAAATACAATGTGCAAATTAATGCTAAAGACTATTTTGAAAAAAATTATTATCATAAAATGAGACGTCATACTCACATAGATGAGGTCAAAAATATTTTTTCATGAAAATTAATCTGTTTACCACTTATTTTAAGTCTGAATCTGAGTATAGGCAAAAAGAGTTAGACTATTGTTTAACTCAGAACATAAGAAATCCATGCATCAATAAAATAAACATATTTCTTGATCAAAACACTAGATCTTCTGACTTCTATCATTTTTTTGAAGAGCCGGATATCTACGCAAATAAATTAAATTTCATAAAAATAGATAGAATCCCTACATATAAAGATTGGATTGACTACTCTATCAAAAATAATACCGTTTCTATATTTGGTAATGCCGATATGTATTTTGACGATAGCATCAACGAAGTATACAAATATCTTGAAAAACCAAATAGCTTAATGTGCTTGTCTAGATATGAAGATCTTGATGAACATATTGTTCCCCACGAAAACCCCCAATGGTCGCAAGATTCTTGGATTATTAATTTCAGCAAAGAAAATAATTTTAGCTTTATAAAAGAACTAGATGTACCAACAGGAAAGTATCGCTGTGATAATAAAATAGCTTATATTTTTTCTGTGCATGGTTGGGATCTTTATAATCCTTTTTATGAGATAAAGTCTTACCACAGGCACATATCTAAAATAAGAACATATGATAAAGCAGACACTTCAATTATTGGATCTTTGGCTTTTGTTAGTCCTACAACTAATCCGGAAAATCCTTCAATCGTAGAATATCACATAATGCCAATTAAAACTACTAATATTAAAAAAGAAGTTATCATTGGACGGTGGCTTGAAAATAAAATTAGAGGTATTGAAGACTCAACGTTTGAATACATATTAGACCAACCCATGGACTTTATTATTTTATGAATATAATAGAACAAAAAGAAAAAGCATACGAGTTACAACTGAGTGGTCGCCACATTGAAGCTAGAGACATATATCAACAAATAGTTACAGATGATACTGAAGACTTTAAACTTTTAATAAGATACGCTAATTGCCTAGATGACGGAGATCATAGAAAAATATCACTTTATAAAAAAGCTTTGAAAATTGGTCAAACTCCTTGGGCTTGCTTAGGATTATCTAAGGTTTTTCTAAATCAAAATGAATTTGTTTTGGCTTTTGATTATATCGCTAAAGCAGAAGATATTTGTTCAAAAACTGGATGGGGTAAGTGTGAGGTTACAGCTAATGCAATCCAAGACCTTAAAAACAAAATTAATTTAGAGTTCAAATATAAAAAAACATTAGAAAACAAATTCTCTATACCTCAAAAGAATAAAAAAAACGTATACATAAAAGTGCAAAATGGATTGGCCAATAGGTTAAGAACCATCAATTCTTTTTATAGTCTATCAATACTTTTTGGCAAAAATTTGTTCGTATGTTGGGAGTCTGGTCCGGGATGGTCAAATGATAAATTTACAGATTTATTTATTAATCAAGAAATTAATTTTATATCTGGTGAAGAATATTCTACAAAAAAAAATAATATATTTGATCTAAAATCGAGTATAATTAAGTCAGATGATAGTATTTCCTATACATTCAATGAATCTGTAAGAAGTATTTTTCATAAGATTCTGACAGAAGACTTTTGTTATAGCGGTGATTCTTGTTTAGAGTATATGATGCCACATTTTTTCAAAGAACAAAACTGTTTTTATTCTCGCCTACAACCTATTAAATGGATACAAGATAAAATAGATAAAATATATAATATTAATTTCAACAACAATACGGTTGGCATACATATAAGAAGAGGAGATGCATGGAATAGTACATGCAAAAATCAATTTAAAGTATCTGATGATCAAAGTTTTTTTTGTTTACTAGACGAAGAGATAGATAAAAATCCTAATGTAAATTTTTTCTTATCAACAGATAGCGAAGAAACAAATGAGATTTTTTTAAATAAATATAGAGATAAAATATTTTATAACACAAATAAAACTTTTTTTAATAGTGTTTGCATGTATGAACCTAAATATAATCAAGACGATGCCGTGGTGGATTTATTTTTATTATCTAAAACATCTAAAATAATAGGATCAAATTGGAGCAGTTTTAGTTCTGTGTCTTCTAAAATATCATTTAAACAATTGGTAATAGCTAAAACCCAACAAGAAATCGATGAAGTTGAAAAAGAAATAAATAATATCGAAATTAGTCTTTCTGAAGATGATAAAACTTTAGAAGTTAAATCTGTTCTTTGGCAATCACCAGCAATAACAGAAAAACAATCTTTTTACAACCATAGTAATATACACAATGACTCTACGGATAATTTATATATTGCTTGCTCATGGGCAAGTATAATAGATACTTTACAAATACAATTTCCCAAATGTGATGATTTTTTACATGAACCTATTTGTAAAAATTATTTAGAGGAGATATTTGATAAGATTGAAATTCCATCCAATAAAAATACACACACAGTCTGTCAGCATATAAATTGGCACAAACTATTAGGATTTTGGAAAAAAATTGGAATTAATAATATTCATCTGTCACATTTGAGCCAAAAATCATATAAGTTCCCCCTAGATGGGATAAATTTATTTCCATGGCATATATGCGCAGCTAATATAGAAAATCCCAACAGGAACAAAGGGATTAAAATCAAAAGATATGAAGAAAAGCAATATTTGTGTTCTTTTATAGGAGCGCGCGACAGATGGTATCCGTCTGACATAAGAGAGCAGCTATATCAGCTACTAAAAGATAATGATGAGATTTATTTTAAGCTCAAAAATTCATGGTTTTATAATAATATTGTCTATAAAAAACAAATTAAAAAACAAACTCTATCTGAGTACGAGATTAGCTTGGAAGAAGTTGAGACCTTTGAATACAACACCGTATTGTCCGATTCTGTATTTAGTTTGTGCCCAGAAGGAACTGGGCCAAATACCATTAGACTTTGGGAAAGCATGGCTGTTGGGTCTATTCCAGTATTGTTTGAAAATGATTGGATCAGACCAGATATTAAAGGCTATAATTGGGACGACTTCTCAGTTACTATATTAACAACTGATATTAAAAATGTCTTTGATATACTAAAATCAATCCCTGTTGATAAAATAGAAGAGATGAGACAAAACTGTATTAACGCCTATAATATTATTAGGTTAAGAACCTGTTTTTAAAATGAAAAAATATAACTGCTTAATAATGAACAACGAAATATGGCTATTAGAAGCCCGTATTAAATATGATTTACAATGGTTTGATTTTATCGTTATAGCAGAGGCAGACTCTACATTTAGCGGAATTAAAAAACCCTTTTTTTATGAAAAATATAGCTATCTATTTGAAGAATATAAAGATAGAATAATTTATGTAAAAATCAATAATTTACCTAAACCATATAAAGGTAATTTTATAGGGTTTAATGATCTTCCATTAAAGGAAAATAGGTGGATTGTTGAGTTTGAACACAGAAACAGGCTACAAGAAGCCTTGTCAAATATTGCACAACCCGATGATATTATTTGTATTCAAGATATAGATGAAATTCAAAATATACAATATCTTGATCAAATTAATGATTTCAATAGAATACAATTTTTATCATATATCAACTTCAAATATAGTATAAGTAACTCGCCAACAAAAAAAATATGGAGAAAAGGATATGTTACAAATTACTCTAATATTAAAAAAATCAACATAAATGACTATAGAAGAATTAATCTAAAGTGCGTTCCTCATAAATTGGACCACATAGCCTCGTATGAGTTTAGATTTGATGACGAAGAAAGAAAAACAGTATACAATAGCTATACAGCGCCGATACAAAAAGTTTCTATGCAAACAGATAGACACGGTTGGCACATTTCATCCATAACAAGCAAAATAGATGGAGATATGAAATGGGAGTGTTTTTCTCATCAAGAATTTGCTCACAAATTTAAACGAGCCGAAGATTTAGATATAGAACAAGTTACGGATAATATCATAAAGCAATATTTGGATAGACAACATTCATCTAACTTGCATTCACTAGCCCCAGCGTTTATTGAAAATTCTAGATTTGCATCTTTGTTTTTCTATGGAGAGAATACTTCTAATGAATAAAATTTTTGTCATAGGTTTTCCCAAAAGTGGTACAACATCAATGTACACATCTTTGACTTTAGCGAGAATACCCTCTATCCACTGGTCAACGGATGATTTTCTTCCCATAAAGACTCTAAATGAGATTATTGTTGGTATTAGTATTCAAAAATCTAAATATCAAAGCAAACCGCTATTATCTGAATTAAATAATTATCAAGCATTCACGCAAATGGAAACTTGTATAGATAAAGATAGGTGCTATTGGCCTCAATTAATAGATATTCCCTTATTGGATCAACAATATCCTAATAGTAAATTCATTTTTAATGATAGAAATATTGATAATTGGCTAAGGTCATTATATAGATGGAACATAAGCACAGGACCAATTAGACAAAAGGGTCAATCTCTAATTGAAAGAATAATTAGACTGGACATTCCTGGCCTACCAAAAGGTAAAGGGAAAACTGATGATGAACTTGAACATTGGTATCTTCAACATAAGAACAATATGATAGATTTTTTTAAAAACAAAGACAATTTTTTATTGTTTAATATTGAACTAGATAGTGGTGAGAAATTAGCAGAGTTTCTTGAGATACAAAACTTTTCTTGGTGTCACAAGAACAAATCTTGGCCTTAAAAATAGATAGGTTTAAAAATGATTGAAGACGAAATATATTTTCTTGAAAACCCAGCCCTATCAAATGTGTATTTTTTTGGAGAATGTTTTTTTCAAAATATACACAAAGATTTAAAACAAAATTCTCCTGAGGTATATGATTCGTTTAACATTCAAAACATATCATGTGGAGGAGGAACATGTTATGAGTTTTTGATGTTTTTAAAATCTAAGCCTAATTTGAATGAAGGAATATACTTTATTGCAGGCTCAAGTCATGATAGAAATGGGTGGAATAATGGCAAAACAATAGTTGAAATTAAGAACTGGTTTGACACTGTCTACTACGACTCCATACTTGTTTTTGCTTTAACTGGTCCTTTTAACCCAAGACCAGAGCATGAGCACATGAACTGTAATAAATATAATCAAGAAAAAATAAATATGACAAATGAAAAAAATATTTTTCATATTGATTTAAGATTTGATGCAAATGACGATAAAATTACAAAAGATGGATTGCACTTACCTAACAAAAAAATAATAACGTCAAATATTTCAAACTATCTAACAAATAATCAATTTAGAACAAAAACATTCACGCAAAAAATTAAAAAAAATATTAGAAAAATAGAGATAAAAGAAAACTATAGTAATATTTATATTTTTCACGGACACAATAATAGTTATTTTTATTTATATAATAATGACATTAGTATTAAAAAATATGCAATACTAGGACATAAAAAAGTGAAAGAAGGATATGCTCCATATCAAGATAGGATGCTTTTTAACAAAATAAAAAATCCTCAAATTGGTTTTATATCTTTTTCTGAGCCGATATATGTTGATAGTATCATTGTAGAAACATAAGGAAAAAATAAATGAAAATTCAAATCAATAATGCTTGCGGAACTGTTGACTCTATTATGAAAAAGAAGTTTTAAAGATATCAAAAATACAATACTAATAGGATTATGTCATTATGTCAATATCAGAACTTAGAAAAGTAGAATATTACCGTATTAAAAAAGATAATTCTTGGGACATAGAAGTAGCACTAATACCTTTTGAGATTCCGTACGAAAATTCTGTGGACTATATCTGGTATACGTTATCTGACTTAAATCTAACACAAGATATTCATACTATTGTTATCTCTACGTTCTCAGAAGAAATAGTGCTTAGAGAGGCATGAAAAATATTATTCATTGGAGACATGTATACAAAACTATCTCTAGATTTGTATCTTTGTTCGGCGGCTAATAATTGACACAATATTAAAAGGTAACATTAAATGAAAATTCAAATAAATAATGCTGAAATAATAGATTTAACTATACAAGAAATGTATGATTGTTGGTTTATAGATAAAGAAAGCTTTCATCACTGGTTGACTAGAAAGTCTAACATAAAAATACCCCAAGAAGCGGATACTGACACTTGGTTTTTTGTGGAACAAGAGGAAGAAAGATCCTACCAAGTTAATTTAAAAGAATACATAGAATGGTGGAATCCTCTTGTTGCTTATGTAAGAGCCATGAAGGTCAATAATTATGAGATAGTTGATGATTACATTGTATATGTAAAATTTGAGATATACAATAATAATTACCCAGATGGATATTGGGAATGAGCCGCCAAAGCTAGTTGTGTGTAAACATTAAAATACTTGTAGTTGAAGATTGTCTGAAATATATTTATTTTCCCCAAATTCCATTTCGAACCAAACATTATACATTCCGCATTCCATATTTAATAGTTCTGTATTTATAAAATAACTTCCTTCTGTTCCTCTTCTGTGTTCTACTAAATCGCCTTCTACAACAATTCTAAGATCTTTTTCTTTTGGCAAACAATCCCCACAGATTTTTTCTACCCAAATTCTTAGAGGAGAAGAAACTGATAAATTTGCATAGTATCTTCTAAGCTCAGATATATTTGGAACATTTGGTGTAATTTCAATATTAATCCATCTTTTTTCACCATATCTGATTCTATTTGGTCTAAAGCCAAAAGAAAAATCATAAATAATAGGAAGGTCAGAAGCAAACCAAAGATCTGGAGTTACACTAAATTCATTGGTCACAGAGCCAGATTGTTGGGAGTCAAAATTAACATACCAAACATCTAAATACTTTCCAATTACATATTTTTGATCTTCTACTTCAATATTTATTGAATATTGACCTTCACTAATTAAATTTATATCTGGCTCTTCTAATAATTGAACTAATCTTTTTCCTTCTGGATTATCTTGAGTTATGCAACTATTATCTAAATAATAAATTTCTACTTTATCTACACTCAAGACATTCTGTCTTTGGTTGGAGTTATAGGTGAATAATCTTAGATTTAAATTATCTCCTGCAACTATATTTTGATTTCTTTCTTTAGACATATTTTTTACTTAACCTTTGCTTTCTTTCTGGCCGCTTCCATAGCTTCGTTCTCTTTTTCTTTTTGTTGAATAAATCGATCTATAATCCATTTTCTTTCATTGATGGGCAAAGACATGAAATTCTCCCTTGATTGCCTCATGTGATACATGAAGAAAAAAAGTTCTTCCATTAGATTCTTCCACAGACTTAGGCTTGAGTCGCTGAAGTCTTTCGCTTCGCCCGTGGGAAGAAAAAATTTGCTTCTAGTGGCAATTCAATTTCGAAATCATTTAATGTGTAAGGATTATTGACTGAAATTTTTGTTTCCACTCCAAATGGCGGATCATTAACAACAGTTCTAAGATAAGCCACATCTTGAATTGGCAACTTTTTCAATAGAGTTTGAATTTCTATTTTATTATTTAGCCCTTCGATTTCTTCTAACAAATAAGCTGTTCGATAAAGAAGAGTATCGTCTGCTTGTCCTGATAGATCAAAGTTCTTAGCTCTTCGTTCTCTGTAATCCTGTACAGATTGCTCGTCTTTTCCGGTAGCAAGCTTGTACTTAAATCTATAACCAGTTACAGGCAGAACGTCTTCTAAATTTTCTTTCGAATAATCTTCACTGCAGTAATTAACATAAAGATCATTTAAATTAATTGTTGTTGCAAAAGTTTGATCTGACTCTGGGTCTTTTACTTCTACATCATATTCTGGCGTGTATGATATGCCTCTTAGATAAATCAATAAATAAGTTCTATCTTGAGTTAAAAAATTTGCTGAGTCATAATTTTCTTGCATACAACGATTGAAAATCATATTTATTGCTTGGCCTTTTTTAACGAATCTTGGCGTTGCAAGAATTTCTTCTTCTTCTCCGGTCATTGGTCTTATGTGAATTATTCCATTTGTAGGACCATCATCTTCATGATAAAATTTTCCCTTTGAAGGAAGCTCTACTTTTTCATAAACTAGACTCCCCTTGGAGTTTATTCCAGCAATTAACTCTTCTAGCTTACTGCTCCCAGTCACCCTCATTTCACTTGGTTTTGCTGCTTTAGTTGGCTCTTTTGTTTTACCCATTCTTTGAGAGGCTAATGCATTCTTGAAAGCCTCTGGTATTCTGCCTGTTACTTTAACAGAACCTTCGCCCTGCGGATTTTGCAATTCCTTTTCAATATCTTGAACAACATCTTCTTGAGTTATTTCTTCGGCTGAAATTTGTTTCTTTTGGGGTCTGAAAGTTTCATCTGCCATTTTTTTCTCCTTGTATTATTTTGCAAATTTGTTATTATTATAAGAGTATGGTTCGAATAAATATTCAAAATGTTGAGCAAATTATTTTTCAAAACGATGAAATATGGCGAGATTTACCCGACTTACGATATCTGAGAGAACAATGGAGACTGAGCAGAATAAGTCCTGTTTTAAAAGCAATGGGAAAAAAATCTATTTTAGATTTTTTAAATAAAGCTAAAAAAGAACATGAAATTATAATATCGAAGCATTTGGGAACCACAATTACTATTGATAAGTTGGACTATCATGTAGTTCAAAATATAGAACTTCCAATAGAAAACGCTGAATTAGAACTAAATTTAATAGAAGCGGAAAATCCTTTGTATTCTTATTTTGGAACATATAGAACTAAAGACAAAATTTATATTACTTTTTGGAGATAAAATGATTTCTTTTGCATCTTTGATTTTATTTGCTTTATCTGTTATTGGATTTACGCATATAATTGTAGACCCAGCCACTATTGCCAAGCCTTTTAGAGATCTTATTGAAAAATATTGTTTTTCTTGGTTGAATAAATTATTTTCTTGCTATCAATGTTGTGGAACTTGGGTTGGTTTTTTCTGTGGGTTCGTTTTAATTAGCAAAGAACCCCTTGTTATCTTTTTATGTGGCATGGCTGGTAGTTTTATTTCAACTTGGGCCGCTACTTATTTGAATTATCTTGAAGCTCAAAGCATAATAAATATAGATGGCAATGAAGATGAAGACAAATAAAGTTTATTTAATTTATTGTGAATATTGCAACTGGAAAACAGTAGCAAAAGATTTTTCTAAATTAAAATTAAATGAAGTTCCTTCTGAAAGTAAAAATAAAAAATTCAAATGTCCTTCTTGTGGAAGATTGATAACCTCGAAACAGGCTCCAGATCCACAAAAAGAATTAGAAATTAAAGAAAATAAAGAAAAACATTTAGAGGAATATAAAAAATGGATCGAAGAAATAGGCAAGCAACAAGAAATTACTAAGGAAGAAATATGAATAAAAAAATTAGTCTAATGGAAGTCAAGTCCGCACTAAAAGATTCTAGATTTAGATTATCTTTACCTAAAAGTTTAGATAAAGAAGTCAATGAATTTTTAAATAATCCAGGGTGTCCTTGTCATGTTCCTTTATACAAAAAAATATTAAAAGAATGTAAAGAACAACTGGAAAAATATTATCCAAATTCTGATATAACTAACCTTGATGAAGAAATTAAAAAACTTGCCGATAACCAATGGACTGTAATTAATTGTAGCATTAATGATCTTGAAAAAGAATTGAGAAAGCTAGGCCCAGGCAGAAAGCAGCTAGATATCGCTAGGTATGAAGATCAAATCACTGTTGTAATTAATGAATTAGATATAGTTTTTTAGCCCATAATTGATATGTTGTTTTTGATTATGTCAATATTTTTTATCATTGACTCTGGGTATTGTTTGTATTTTCTAATTTCTATTGGCATTTCATCTTTGTTTTTTCTTTTTTTTCCTATTGTCATTGCGTTTTCATAAAAACATTTTGATTTTTCCCATTTTTTTTGATGATAAAATATATCTCCTAATAGACACCAAAATTCGGCATAAGAAGGCAAGTAAGATATACAAGTGAGAGTTAGTTCTGCGGCTTCTTTTATCTGGTGTGTGTGAAGTTTTACTTGTGCCATATAATATTTCATCATAATTAGCGAATTATTTATTTTATTCTCTCTGTTGCAGTATTCATTTGCATAAAATAGAAATTTTTTATAATCTCTTAAAGACAAATAACAAGAAGCTAGATAGTAATAAGGCTCAAGGTCTAAAGGCCTATCTTTCATCCAATCTTTTACTAATTTTAGTTTTTCTTCTATATCATTATTAATTTTTTTAGAAGATATGATTATTTTGTCACTAATAACAGCATTTTTATTTATTATTGTTTCATAAACTGGATTCTTAAATTGTTCATTTTTCCAAATTCTTATTTCTTTGGATATAACATCATTTTGAAAAACATAAACATTTGTGGTTTCATTTATTTGACTTAAAAAATCTTCTCCTTGCTCTAAAGTTTCCCAAGGATTAATATAAAAATTGAGTCCTTCTTTTATTAATTGGTTTCGAATTTTTGAATAATTTTTTTGTTTTGACACATCTACTATTTCTAATTCAAATTCTTTACAAATTTTAATAGTATTGTCCGAAGATCCCATATCTCCAATAATTACTTTAGATTTCAATTTTACCAATGAATCTAAAGTATTTTTTATTGTTTTTTCATTATTTTCAACTAATATCTGCGTTGTGAGCATTTTTAAATTTTTCTTTTATTAAAAAATCTATGCATTCTACTTCATAATTCATATTATTTAATTCATAATACTTTTTAAGTTCTCTATAGCCGTTCTCAACTAATGGATTTTCCAATATAGAAACTAAAGCTAATATAGATTTTTCCCATTTCATATTTTTAATTTAGTAAAAAAATTACTTATTTATAAGATAAGGAGTTTTAAAAATGCAATTTGCGCCAATAAGAAATATGACAATAGAAGAAAAGCCTTGGGAAGGAATTTGTAAAATAAAGCCTTGGGAATACCAAGTTACAGCGGTAATTCCAGTTTTAGATACTTATGAGTCATTATCTTTGTGTGTCGAATTATTAAGATTACAAACAATCAAACCATATATAATTGTAGTAGATACTGGCTCTACAAAAGAAAATATTGAAAAAATAAATAATTTAATAGATGAAGATTTGGAAGTTCATTCGATAAAACTCAATGGGGTAGAGCACCCATCGGACTTTGTTGCTATGGCAATGGATTTGGCCCAATCCTTATGTAGAACCAAATATTTGTTTGCAACCCACGCAGATGTTTTCTTGATGAGGCGAAACTTTTTGGAATATTTGTTGGGCATTTGTGGAGATCATTTAGAAGACCACTCCAGGTTTCCAGTTGTTGGATATGAAATAAGTCCAAGGCAGCATACTGATTGGAAAGGAATGATTTCTCACACTGCATCAATGTATTATTTAAAAACTTTAGATAAAATAGGTTTTGGATGGAGCATGAGAAGACTTGCTTCTCTATATAATTTACCTGATTATAAACCAAATCCAATGAGACCCAACTGGCCAGATACTGAAATTTTAGGCAACGTTATATTACGACAACACAACATTCCAGTTAATATAATTGGTAAAGAAGATAATTTTCAACGAAACAAAGACGAGAATATCGATCACTGCAGAAGTATAACATCGGGATTGTTGTACAGTCCTGAATATTATCAAACAGCAATTTCCTGGTATGAAGACGCTAAAAAACAAGCTTTAGATAGAATAAAACTATGGCAAAAGGAGATAGATGAGTAGTGAATATTTAAATAATAAATTTTTTGAAAAAATAATAGTTCAATTTCAAAATTCAAAAAAAGAAAAATCTAGGTTGGAAATACTAATCGAAGATATTAAGGGCACTATAGAAAATAAGAAAATAAGAAAAATAGATTTTGTTAAAAATAAATTAGATTTAAAAAATAAAGAAGAGTTATATTTAAATATAACTAATGAATGCGATCAGGTTAAAAATAATCTTGCTTTTGCCTTTTTCACTTTATCTGAAAATATAGTTAGATATGCAAAATTTCAATTAATAGATGTAGATGATGCTGTCCAAGAGGGAGTAATGATTTGTTTTGATAAAATAAATAGATTTGATTCTAGAAAAGGAAAAGCATTTAATTATATGACAACATGTATTCTAAATCACTTTAGACAGCTCTATAGATCTGCAAGAAATTACAATGAACTTAAGAAAAAATATCTAAAACATGTTCAAATTTTTCATAATCATTCTATGATTAAGAATGGAAAAGAAATTTTTATAGAAAATCAAAGAAATTAAGTTTAACTTAACATTGATTTAACTTAAAAAAAATATTATATTAAGGAATATGAGTAATATGCTAGAAGAAATGGAAAGACAAGAATTAATTCAAAAATTAATTAAAAGTGGTTATGGAGATATAGTAAAAGTTTTATTAGAAAATGATAATAAAGTTTATACAAAAAAAGGACGGCTCAACAAAAGTGGAGCTTGTCGAAAATTAAAATTAAAAACTAAACAGTTAGAAGATAAACTTGAAGAAATGAAAGATTTGTTGAAAAAAGATTTAGACTAATTACTGAGAATAATAAGCTCGATCATATCTTAGTGTTAAATCTATGGTAACATACATGGTGTCGGACATGTCTAGTTCTCCCCATTCTATGTTATTAGGCCAAATATTTTCAAAAGTCCAAGTTTCAAGAATATCTCCGCATCCATCGTACATTTCCAAAGTGGCCTCTGGTTTTTTGAATTCTGGGCCTCCTCCAAATCCAATTCTCCATCTTCCACTTTCTGGATTATATTGATTGTTTAGCCAATCAATTACTGGATTATTATTTTTTTTAATATCATATAAAGTCAAATTTATAGGCTTCCAGTCGGGCTTTCCTGGAAAATAAATTACTTCATTTAAGTGTTGAACTTCTACTTCTTTAAAACTTAAGCTTGGTCTAGCTCCCTTATCTGGAGGCAAAGTATTCACGCCTTCAGCAGAAACTTCTGGTATTCTGAATAGCCATCTAAACTTTCTTTTCACGCAAAAATTGGACTCCAATCCAAAATCTAAGCCCATATTTCTTGCCATATTTTTCCTTTGTTTATTAAAAGTTTACAAGAGGGTTCAAATTAATCTGAACCCTCTTGTAATATAAAATAATAAAATTACGAGCAACTGACGCAATTTGGTTTTGGTTCTTTGACGCAACTAGAAAGAGAAGCATAAGCGACATTTGAATATCTCATAGTAACTTCTATTGTGCATTCTTCTGATGAAGAATAATCTAATTCACCAAAGTTGACAGCCTGAGGCCAGCAGTCACCTAAAGTCCATTGTTCTAAAGCAGCTCCGCAACCATCATACAAAGTACAAACTGCATTTCCAGCATAGTTTTGTCTGATTGAGTTTTGCTTTAGTGTTACTGGATTTGTGTAGTCGTAAACATTAGCTAGCCATGTCCAAAGACCAACATTTCCTTCTCCGTTTTGAACAGCAACGTCATAATAAGTTACCGTAATTGTTTCCCAAGTGCCTTTTCCTGGAATATAGGTCTTTGCATTTAGAAAATTAATTTCGGTTTCTTCTATACTAATATTTGGACGAGCAGCCATTTTTACAAAATGTTCAGGAACTAAAACAACAGCATCATTACCAGTGCCTTTAAAAACTTCAAACGTCCACCTAAACTTTCTTTTATGGAGAACGCTTGGTCCTCCAAGTTGGCCTATACCCATATTAATCATGTTATATTCTCCTATTTCTTTTATTTATGAAATTACTAAAAGCTTTCAGCTGTTTCACTGAAACTACCAGTTCTATGAATGCTAAATTCGATAAACATAAATTCTACTGCTCTTGTTGGTTGAACACCAATTCTAGCTCTAAATTCATTTCTATCAATTACATCGGGTGTATTGAGTTCATAATCGGCTTTGATAATAAAGTCGGTTAGACCTCTTCCTACTTGAACTTCTTCTAAAATTCCCTTTGCTATTCTTATGAACCTTTGATGAAAAATTTCATCATGTGGTTCGAATAGTAATGTTCTTGAAGCCGCTCTAATTCTTTTTTCGATATAGAACATCAATCTTCTAACATTAACTCTGTCAAGAGCGGTCGGTTTTCTTTGAAGTGTTTTTTGACCCCAAACAACAAAGTCTTGAGTATCACTATATTGAACAATCGGATTGACAGCATTTCTGTTTCCGTACATTAAGTCTCTTTCTTCCAATGTTGGCCTGCTATAAACGTCAGTTATATTTGGAACCGCACCTCTGCTCAACCCAGCAGGGGCAAACCAAGGACGTGCCAAAAAGTCATTTCTAGCATAAACCGCCATAATAGATCCACTTGGTGGAATCCAAACATCAACATTATTGAATGTATCTCTGATCTTGACCCATGGCCAATATAAAGCCGCAAAGTCAGAGTCAAATCTTGTTGTGTTTAGTGGGTGAGAACCGTTCTGCCATTGAACAATTTCTTTTACAGTTAGTCCAAATGGCGGATCGATAATAGCCATGCAATCTGATCTTAGATTCTGGCACATATCAATTAGAGCTAAGATAACCCCAGTTGAAGAATGTCCAGGAACAGCAACAAGATCTAGATCAATCTGTTCTGGTTCGCTAAGAGCATAGATTCCAGTCATTCCCAATAAATTTCCTATCATCAAGCTATCTTGATCATCTGGATCCGATGGTATTCCGTCACTTCCACCTGCTAGGGCATATGTTCCGTCAAGTGGTGGTGCTGGATTTGCTGTATTGTCTGATACTTTTACGAAGTCAGAAACTAGAGATAAAAATGTTTCTACATAATATCTACTTGTTTCATTCTTTGTAAGATTTCCCCATGATTCCACTTGAACTCCATTATTATAAACTTCCATTATGAAGTTTCCTTCTCTAATGTTGTTTCTAATAACTACTTGTGTGGAATTTCCATCTATTCCTGGACTATCTGCTCTTATTGTCAAAGAAACAGGTCCAGAGGAGCTAAAGTTGCCATATACTAATCCTAGATCAGTTATGTCAGCATTATCGGTTACACCACTCGGAGTAGAACCAGAAGCTGTTATATATACTCCAGCTTCAGATGATTCGCTTGATGGAATTGATAAAGGACGATCAAATCCTAAAGTTCTAAATAGTGAACTTTCTTCTTTTACTAGTATTCTTGCGTCTCTTCCATGATGTAGAGTTCTAAAAGATAGATTATTTCCAACGGCTACTGCCTCAAACCCACCAGGAACTTCGCCAGATGAAATAATATTATTGATAGTTGTTGCTAGATCTCCAACAGAAAGAGAGGCGTTTCCATCATAATTTGAAAGATCTAAAACTTGAACAACATTATCTATGTTTACATTATCAGTTCCATCAACAACTACTTGTATATCTGAATCTGTAATACTTGATAAATTGAAATTTCCACCGACAGAACCTGTCATTTGAGCAACTGTCATTCCCTGGCCTAGCCCAGTTATATTTATATTTACATTGCTATTTCCTTCATTTTCTACGTTTCCGCCATATATTGCGTCTTGAACTGAAACCAATTCTAGACTTGCATTTGGACCGAAAGAGAATACAGTTCTAACACCAATTGCTGGATTTGGATCATCGGTAGCAAAGAATTCAATTCCATCAACTTCTCTATTTAGTTGCGAACTTAAATCTTCTGCCAATTGAGCAGCGCTATATCCATTATCTCTAACCACTTCATCAGGATGATCACTATTTTTTAGAACTACTAAAGTTTTGGATGCCAAAACTCCATTTAGTCTCCATTTGAAGTAACTTGTTTTGACAAAATTATAATTTTGTGCTACTGTCGATGTTATCATTACTTGACCGCCAGCACTAATAACATCTGCTGAAGCTGCTGATGCTGCTTCTGAGTCAACTGCATCGGTAGAAGCTACACGAACAATATAAAGTTCATTTGCTACTAGTAGATACTGCTCTGCAGCATATATTAGATATGGATCTCCACTCTCTGGATGCGGGTATCCGAATACAGTGTTTAGCTGTCTTCTAGATGAGATCGTAGTCGGAATGTTTATTGGACCTTTACTAGCAAAACCAACAATGCCTGCTCGATGAAAAGATTGATCTGGAGCTATGAAGCTCAAATCTTTCTCTGTTATTCGAACAGATGGTGAAATTGTGTTTGAAGGTGGAAAGCCTTTTAGAATTGCCATAATCTTATTCTCCCTTGTTCAATTCTTTTTTTGTTAAGTGTCGCGTTGAAATCAACCCCATTTTTTCTGCACGTTCAACATACTCTGTGTTTCGTTCATCTTCCAGCAAATAAGTATTGTTACCAGCACCTATTCCTGGAATGTTTAGTGTCGTGAAGGCTTTAGGAGCTTTTTTTGATTTAATCACAAGTTGTACCGGACCTCTTGTTTTATTTCTTATTTCAATCATTATTGCCCTTTTCTAAATTCTTCAACAGCATCTTCTAATCGTCCCAAAACATCCGTGATCTTGTCTTCCTCTACATTATTGTAAAGGTCAACTTTTGTTTGCAAAACCGACTTCTTACGAATGATCGGCTGTGGTATATATGTTCGAGCGGTCAAATTTATTTCGTATTTTATAATTCGTTGATTTTGATCGCCCGGTTCATAATCTATGTTGTTTGCAACAGAATCCATAGAAACCGTAGTTTCCCAATGAACTCCACGCGTAGTTATATATGCAATAGGAGAAAATTTTAAAAATATTTGTTCTAAAATTTGATCAATGTCTTCCATAAACATCGTCCAAATAAGAAGAGTATATGTCTTATTTACGGGTATTCCTCTTGATACGCCAAAAACAGTGTCTCTTTCATATTTTTCTTTAATCGTAAATCCAGGCTTATTATCTGGTCTTAATTGTCTTAAATAATCTATAGCTCTGTGATAGGTGTACCTTGTAGAATCAAATTCTATTCCTGAACCATAAATTGCCATTGCTGGAAGTCTTATTCTTTCTACAACTAAACTTCCATCTTTTCTTGTATTGTCTTGTAAGATCCAAGCGACTGCTTTTTCTTGTGTCCCCCAAATTATTGGAACTTTATGTGCCTTACCATCTTCATCTATTACAGACACATTATTAAATAAATCTAGCATTGCTTCATCACAACCACGTATGCTTTTCGAATATCTGTAAAGAGCATCTTTTGTTGGATTTTTAAGATCCTCCACTATCTGCCCAGTTTGCATAGGATCGCATTGAGCTTCGTGTCCTAAGCCTATTTTTTTATTTGCTGATTCTTCCAACCAACCCAGATCACCACCATGCGGAGATTTTAATGAATCTTCTTGCTTTCCACATTGAGGTTGAACTTTATCGTTGTTTATACTTGATTGAATTGGACTTGTTGGATTGCAATCGTGCAGCTTTTTTTCTTGGTTTTTAGACATGGCTTTTCCTTACTAACTTATTTAGTAAACTAAATAAGTTAAATGAAACACTTTAAAATTAAAAAAACTATAAATAAAACCAAGGTAAAGCCTTTTATTAAAATTAATTTAGGTCTTAAAAAACCTAAATTTCCAAGAGTTATATTTTGGAATAAAAAACATTAATTACCAAATACTTTTTTGCCTATGCTAGACTGCAGTTGGCTTGACTTTTCTAAAAGCTCTTCTAGTAATTCTAGCATCTTGGGATTTCTAGAAACATAGCGAATCAAAGGAGTGTATCTAACTGTTGATTTCTCGCCAAATTTCACGGATAATTGTTTAACTAATTTCATGAAACGATTTGCTTCTTGATTAATGTTCTGTTGAGGCTCTTGTTGAGTCTGTTGAGGCTGAGTTTGCATTAAATTTTCACTTTCAATCAAAGACTGCTCTTTTAATTCGTTTTTCTTTTCCTTTATCCATTTTCTTATTTGTTTACTCATAAAAACCTCAATTTATTTTTATATATTGTTTAAGTATTATTTTTTTTGATTTGCTTGATTTAGATCGAACTCTGGTTTCTTTTCTGTGACTCTACCTTCTCCTGTCGTTATATTTTCTTGGAATCTCTGACACAGAATTTGGATTCTAAGCTGACTCCATAGCATAGTTTCTCCAATATTTCTTTGAATTATAACCCAATCTTCTTTTCTGTGTGGAGTATAAATTCTAGATCCTATTTTCGGAGGATGTCCTATTTTTTCTAAAACATCCCTATAATTTAGATCAAATACCATCTCATCAGGAGAATCTATTCCAAAAGCACTTTGGTAATTCTGCCCAGGAATTGGCTCGTAACTAGCATAGAGAGTTATTGGGTTGTTTGACCAAAGCTTACCTCTATCCTCTCTGTAGACACGGTCCAGAGATCCAGTTTGAATAAAAACTTCATAATAAAATATTGGAGATCCATATATCTTAATCCATTCTGCATCCCAAGTGTTCCATAAACACCTCTCAGGATTGTCTGGATCAAATTGTTCTAAACTTCCGATTGGTTTGTAAGGACTTCCATCTGGATTTTTTAGTGCCATATACCTCCATGTTTATTTATAAATTAACTTAATTGAATTTGTGGTCTAATTGCTATATCGCCGCCCGCATTTGGCAATTGGAAAGGAGCGCCAGGAAATTCTTCGGCCCATAAAATGTTATTAGATGTGTCTGTTACATAGTAACCTTGAACATTTTGACCGACAGAAAAACTAAATGTTATTCCTGTTCCATATAATGCAGCACTTATGCCTGCTGTTGTTGAAGCTGTCCAACCAGCACCAGTTAGTGTTACCGAAGAATATCCAGTTGCCGTGGCTTCTGTAAAGCTTCCTGTGCTAAATTCATCCGTCAATAAAGCCACATCATTTGTGTATAAATGAAGCACTAAATTAGTAGGACTATTTTTATTTACGATGTATTGTAGAAGTCTAACTTCCCCCTGATCAGGAACTACTAAAGCCATAAATTTCTCCTATATTAGTCTAATTTATATATTGTAGTTTTTTTATTTTTTTTCCATTTGATATATAATTTGTTGAAGAGGAGGCTTTGTGAAAACTATTTTTTTAAAGTGGTGGATTTTTATTGTATTAATTAGCACCTCTTCTATTTTTTGTTATTATTTAGGCCTATCTTCAAAAGATCCACTACCAAACAAATACATTGTTTACTGGGCACAGATAGAAGAGCCAGACCCAAATTCTGATGGATCTATTTTCTTATTGGGCGAAGAATTAGAATCAAAAAACTCCAATCCCATTATAAACAAAAAAAGCGAACCAAAAGTTTATCAAATATCATATTCTAAATCTTTACACGAAAGTATTAAAAATATGCTTGAAAATATAAAAAAAGGTTCTGTATACGTAGGAGGCGAAAGTGAATTACAAAATAAGTCTGATAGTAATCCTTTAGAAAACAATGGGCAATTTGGATTCAACCATAAATCCAAATATCAATACTTATATCCCTGCCTCAAACACCACAGAGAAAATTAGATGACAATTAAGAAAAAAGATGGCAATGTTTATGTTTTAGAGGGACCTAATAAGCTTGTTAAAGATCAACAAAAAATAGATTTAGACAAATGCGTTTTTCACAATTTTACTTGGAATGAGATAATATGGAAAAGAGAATCTAAAGTAAAATCCCCTGATTCAAAAATTAAAAATAAAGAAATCGTTATTCCTTCTCCTTCTCAAGAAGCTTCAAAATTTGACATTCCTAAAGTTAACATTCCGAAAGAAGAAATAAAAGAAGTAGAGGCAATTCCCAATGAAGCAGAAATGCCACCAATTGAAGCAATTGAAGTAGAAGAAACAAAAGAAGAATTTAAATTGCCTTTACTAAAAGTAAAGGTTCTTATGCATTGTCTTCCTGTAAAAATAAGAGAAAATAAAGATAAATTTTATGGTGAAAGTTGGCAAACTATTAAGTACGGAGAGAAATTTATTTTTCCCTCTGTAATGATTTCAAATAATGATTTGCGAATGGAATTTTGGACTAGCGATCCAAAAAATCAAATATCAGAAAAATCGATTGTTTATCCTTTTTCATACGAAATTTATAATCAAGAAATCGATTCATATGATAGGGTTCCTTTTGACGAATACAGATGGTGGAAAGTTGTCAAAAAAGAAGAAAAAGAAGGTGGATATCTATTCACCACAGCCCCATCACAAGATCACCCTGATTTTTCTGATTGAAAAATTTTATTTTTACCGTTCGAATCTGCACTAACTTTTACATTCATTCCTACTTTTGCCAACGCCTCTTTGTGTTGTTCTAATGCAATCATATATCCTTTTTGAAAAAGATCTCCTGCAAGTTTGACAAAATCTTGAGCGTCTGTTTGTAAAATTAATTGACTAGAAATTCTCTCTATAAATTTTTCATTTTCTGTATATTTCTCTTTTAATACCTCGTATAGGTACTTCTTTACATGAATCGAATTTGGATTTGAGAAATAATTTGACCAAAACATCAAATGTAATATAGTTTGCTTTCAATATATATTGTAGGAGAATTTTTTTATGGGTTGTGGAAATAATACATTAGCAGTAAATAGACCAAGTAAAGACAACATGGCTTCCATGTCTTGTTCCTCTTCTTGTAGTGATCTAGGACCAGTAGATCCTTTAAATAAAAATAAATTAGGTCCAAGAAGACAAAGGGAAAAAGTTAGAGAGCAAATAAAAGAATATTGCCTTCATATGCTTGGAGCACCTGTTGTTAAGCTTGAATTTGATGAACAAAATTTAGATTTTTGTGTTGATCAAGCTATGAAAGTTTTCGAAGACTACGCAGGTAGAGAATATTTTTCATATTATGTATTTCCAACTGTTCCTGGAAAGAGCGTTTATGAAATGCCACCAGAAGTAGGAATGATTAGAAATGTATTCTATAAAGAAACAGGCAGTTTTGCTTTTCAAAGCAGTGATTTAAATGGCGCGATTCCGATAGAATATTTCTATCCAGGTGGTGCTTATGGAAGCATTCAAGGCGGCATGATTGACCCGATTCAGCCAATTTGGGGAAGAATGGGAGAATGGGTTTTATACAAACAGTATGAGCAAATGTATAGCAGAACAAGTTCTAACCTGGGGGGTTGGGAATTTCTAGGAGGTTTTGGAACAATTAAATTATATCCTGTTCCATTTAGAAACCAAAAAGTAATAGTTCATTATATACAAAAGCAAAAAGATTGGGCGGAAGTCACCCAGGCTATGCAGGAAGGGGCACTAACATATGCGAAAGAAATCCTAGGCAGAATTAGAAGTAAATATCAAAGTGTCCCAGGAGCAGGTGGCAGTGTTGCTATGGATGGTCAACAATTATTACAAGAAGCCAGAGAAGATAGGCAGAAATGGTTTGAAGATTTAATTAATAAATTTGGTGATTTGCCATATATCAGTCTAGACTAATGGGACTGTGGGAAAACTAGATGGAATTATAATATATAATATTATGAAATTCTCTGAATGGCAATTATTAAAAGAAAATAATTCAAGATATTCTGTTGGTGTTGATTATAACACCAACATTAAAGATATTTTAAATGGATTTGCCAAAATATCTTTAGGTTATGTAAGTGCTGGGATGAAAAAAGCTGGTTACCATGTTAAGATTGTTTTTGAAAAAGAGCCTTTTAGAGTTCTTGTTTCTTCTAGAAATTGGGATGACGGAGAATGGGTCGGAATGGTCAGTTTTAATCCCGAAGTTCAAGGAGGTTGCTTTATAGTTTCAAAAGGATTTTATAATAAAGATAGAAAAACAATTAGCATTCAAAAGTCACAAAAGTGCAATTCTGATAGTTCTTCTGAGATAGTTAAAGAACTCAAGTCTCTTATGAATGAATTAAAAAATAAAAAAGACAATCATCAAGAAAAGCTTAGCCCGGTAAAGTTGAAAACAGGGCCTAAAAGATAGCTAATCCCATTCTTTATAAATATCATAACTTTTATTATTTGATAAATTTGATATCTTGTTTTTTATTCGATCATCAATATAAAAATTAAATATTTCTTCTATATCTTTTTTATAAGAGCAATTTTGATCTATAAATAAATTTCTAAATTTTTTTGAGTCATAACCATAGCAACTATGACATTGAGATGGATCCCCTCCATTATTCCAAAAATCATCTGAATTTAGTTTTTCTTGATCTATCTTCCAAAAATTTTCATGTTTATTTTCATTTGTGAAATTTATTGTAAACTCACAAAGCTCATAAACAAGTTCTGCTAATTTTGGACTTGATAGCCAAAAGTTTCCTAGAGTTCTATACTCAACACCATGGATCGGTTGACGATAACGACCCGCAGATCCGTAAACCTTTCTTCTTTCTATGCTTTCTTTTGAATTATCTAACAATAAAAAAGCAAATCCTAAAAATAAATCAAGCATCCTCACAAGCATCAGACAAGACTCGTGCTTTTTGCCTAGTTCCGTTCCTAAGTGAACATGCCCACCGGCAGTTCTTAGTTTTGTTGAGTTTAATATTTTGTCAATCTTTTTAGGAGAAATAGTTCCCAACGAATAAGCACAATACTCAACAGCACAGCCTGATTTTCTTGCATCTTTGTGTAACAGATCTTCAGATGAAAAGTAAGCAGATGATAGAGCTGATATTTTATAAGGGCTTACTAATTTTTTATAAATATTTAATGATTTTTTAATATTAGATACGAATTCTTCTTTATTTTTTGCTGGTTTTATTGTGCATTCGGCTAAAACATTATCGTAATAAAAATCTATTTGATCTATTTTTATTCTTTTATTTTTTGTTCCTTTTACTATTCCTATGGCACTTTTTATTTTATTTGAATTATCAATTAATATAAATTCAGGATCGCTTCCAATTGTAAAATTCATAGCATTCTCCTTTCTTATAATATAAACTCGTGCCATATTGTTCGTCAAGGCTAAACGCACAATGATTTGCCTGAAAATATATTTATAACCATATATAATTTTATGAATTTCAAGCAATTTTTAGAAGAAAACGAAGCAAATTTAAGTAATTTAGATATAGCCGGACTATATTTTGATGGCAAAGATTCCGTTAGACATTTGTCAAATGAAACAAAAAAGTCGATACCCGAAATATACAGAATTATTCATTCTTTTGGTAAGCCAAATAGAAGAAAAATGCAACATGACACCGTAAGATCGCTAGCAGACTCAGGAATGAAACCTGAAAAAGTCTCAGAATTCACAGGTTATTCAAAAAGACACGTCTTAAATATATTAAAAAATGGCAATAACAACAAATGATATAAATTTTGTTTATTCTGGCGGTTCTAATAATTTAGATCCTACAAAATCTATTGGGGGTTATCCTTCAATTAATCCAATTAATTTATCTGTTAATAATTTATTTGGATATGTAAAAAAAGAGGATGCTGAGATTGGATTGGTAGATTATCGTTGCTTTTATATTTTTAATGATAGCGAAAGTAGTTCGATTTTTAACGTGAACCTGTACCTAAAAAGTCAATTGACAGGCGTCTCTAAGTGCCAAATTGGATTGTCGAAGTCAACAGATGTTCAAGTTCTATCATTAGATCAAATTCCTAGGTCGGGAAGTTTTCAACTTATTTATGATGAATACACAACTTCTAATATTAGTTGGAATAATAATTATTTAATATTTCAAAAAAATATAGAGAATGCTCTAAATGATTTGGACATTTTATCTGGCGTTGTGGTTCAAAGAATTTTTACAAATAATTATCAAATTTCTTTTTTGGGAGAAGATAATTATAGAAACCACTCTTTGATTGAAGTCGGAATAAATAATTTAAGTCCTTCAAATTCAATAAAAATTCAAAAGACTGCGGAAGGTCAACCGATAAATTCTATAGCACCTTTATTAGCAACAAACACTACGATCCCCTCTAACGTAACCTTTTATGAAACGAACGACATCAACAACGAAACTAAGATTTTTATTGGAGACTTGAGACCAAAAGATGGAGTTCCTGTTTGGGTCAAGAGAGTTACATTGGGATCTGTTTCAAATGATCAATTAAATGGGTTCGAATTTAGATTTAGTGGAAATTTAGTAAAAAATCCAACCACTCAACCTTTTAGTAATAAGCCTTGTTTTTATTATGAATAAACTACTACTAATTCTACTTTTTGCTCTTCAATCCGATGAGACCCTAACACTGCCAGACCAGACAAATTATCAAAATCAAGTAAAAGTAGAAAATTTAAAAGAAAAATTTTCAAAAAATGAAGTAATTATTTCTTATTTTGAAAATATAATTAATAATTTTGATAAGATGTCTTTTTATAATCAAATTTATAAAGGATCAAAAGAAAAAAACTTGTGGAGATTAGAATCTAATGAACTGAATTCTTTTTACATATATCAAGCTCAATCTATTTCTGATATGCTATATGTAGTCAATATAATTTGGAGTAAAGATCTTTCTAATCTAAAAGAAAAAGAAGAAAAAGAAGGTCTAACAAAACTAATCAATAAGCTAAAAGAGCTTAGAAGTAAACATGCTATTAAATTTGAAAAATTATTAGAAGAACGCCTTCAGAATGTTTCGGATCTCACAGAAGATGAAAAACAAAACTTACTAATTAAAATTAAAAATTGGAATGAAAATCAAAATTTAATTGATAGGAAAAAATAATGCTCAATTGTCCAATCACTGGTAAGGCCTGTATGAAATATAAGGCTTTTCATGTAACAAATATAAAAAATAATGAAGTAAGTATTTCTAATGTTTGTGAAGATTGCTTATCTCAAATTTCAAATTTTGATGGGAAAATTTTAGAAACCACACCGACCCCAGAGACATGCTCAGCTCCTGCTGAAACAAAATTGATCGAAGAAAAACAAAACAATTCTAAATCTCTTTATTGTGAATTTTGCAAACTAACATTGGAAGAGTTACTCAACAAAAGTAGGCTTGGTTGTGAAAAATGCTATCAAGTATTTGAAAAGCCATTAATAATTGCATTTGAAAAGCTTCAAAGAAATCCCCAATTAATAAAAAAAGAATTAAAGCATGTGGGAAGCGTCCCTTCTCAATGGAAGAAAAAACAAGCACAAGAAACGGATCCTAAAAAATTCTTATTAGAACTTAAGCAAAAGTTGGCATTATTTGCCAGAGAAGAAAAGTATGAAAAATGCAAAGAAATCAAAGATTGCATTTATGCCTTTGAGTCCTTATTAAAAAATATAGATGAATTCGAAAAAGATTGCGAACAACAAGTTTTGATTCGAAATCAAATTTCTGAATTCATCTATTTTTTTAGAGAAAAAGAATTATAAAAATAATTCAAAAAATATAGATTTAAGACTTTCAAACATTTTTTTCGGGTCAAGTATTCCGAATCCTTCATAAAATGCTTTGTTACCTTTTATCGATTCTATATTTCTTGTGTGTTTTTTAAATTCATTTATATAGTCCCAATTATTATCAAGCTTCACGGAAAGATTATTTTTTCTCGAATAAGCTAGATATAAAGCTGCCACTCCAACAACGAATGGAGTAGCCATGCTAGTTCCACTCATAATAGCATACCAATTTGTTGGAACGGTAGATAGTATTTTTCCTCCTGGAGCTAAAAAATCTAAGTTTTCTCCTGTGTTGCTAAAACTCGATCTATTGAAATTTTCATCTATAGATCCGATAGCCACAGCTTCTGGATAATTAGCCGGATAAAAAACTTCTTTTGTCTCTCCGGAATTTCCAGCAGCAACAAAACAAATGACTTTTTTAGACATTGCATATTTTATACAATCTCTAACTTCATCTACTGGATTTGGGCATCCAAGGCTCATGCATATAAAATCTGCTTTTGCCACATCAACAGCCCATTTTATTCCTTTGCAGACTGTTGCTACATCTCCTCCTCCATTCCTGTCCAAAACTTTTACAGGTATTATACTTGAATTAGGAGCAACTCCAACAATTCCCATTTCATTGTTTTCTGCAGCAATGATTCCGCACACATGCGTTCCATGGCCATTATCATCTAAAGGTTCCTTGCTTTCATCTATAAAATTTTTTCCTGGTAATAAATTTGCAACTAAGTCTTGGTGACTTAAGTCGCAACCCGTATCAAGAACTGCTATTTTTACCCCTTCTCCTTTTGTTTTTTGCCATGCTTTAGGTAAATCAAAAGCATTTATTCCCCAGCCAGCATTCTGTTTTACTTCTTGAATTGAAAAAACATTTTGCACTTCGTATGGGAAAAGATGAAATTCTTTTTTTGACATATTAACCTCCTGTTGTTTTCCAGTTTCCATTTTTGTATTTAAGAACAATATAATCTATAGCATAAGAAGCCAGTGAATAAATCACATATTGCTTCACCGCAGATGCAAACGGCCTAAGCCATATAGGCAAGGCTTCTTTTATTACATATTCATACAACTTATCTAGTCCGCTTAGTACTGTAGCTTTTTTATCCGGGCCGCTTATTAGGACCTCATTTGCAGCCGTAATCAATTCATCTAGAGCAAATAACAAAAAACTTGTTACCAAACTTAATGTTACTTTTCCTTTAGCTCCAAAATAATAAAGCCAACCAGCAGAGACAACTTTGATTTTGTCATCCCATTCTTGCATTAAATTTTTTATTTTTTGCTCAAGTTCAGGAATATTTTGAATTATTCCAATGGGATTTGATTTTGATTTTATATCCATAGAAGCAACCTCCTTGTTTATGGCTTCAGCTTACATTATATATTGATATTAATTTCTTTTTTGATTTCGTGAAAAACACTAAACCAATCATTTTGAACTTTTTGTCTAAACAAAGTAACATTTGGATACCAAAAAGTACTTGTTGAATCTAATCCCCATCTCCAATCTGGAAAGAATTGCAATAATCCAAAAGTTTTTTTACCCATGGCTCCTGCCAAATGCAGTATAGATGTATCTACCGATATCACTAGATCTAAGCCGGATATTATCGATGCCGTATCCTCCCAGCAGTTCATATGTCCAGCCATATTGATCATTTTTATTTCTGGACAATCTGAAAGATCAACAGGGTCATCATAAAAAGGCCAAACTCTTTTTCTCAAGTCTTTTTGAAGGCTAAATAATTTTGTTTTAGGAATGTCATAGAGTTCTTTGAAATAATATAAATAACAAGACCTATCTGCATCTTTTGGATGCTGAGGGTTTCCTGCCCAACATATTCCTATTTTGTATAAATTATCAAACTTTGAATAATCACATTTTTTTGTTTCTTTGATGTAAGGCTTGTAATTATTTTTAATTTCTTTTGGTCCTAATCCCAAATAATAAGGAATATCCATCACACTACACCAGTGATCATGTTCTTCTAAATTCTTTATTATTCCTTCAAAATTTTTACTAAACAAGTCAAATAAAACATTTGGAACTAGTGTTTTTACTATTACATTTGGAAATTTTTCTTTGAAATTTTCAATAAATCTAATAAAATTTATTGAATCCCCAATTCCTTGTTCACAAAAAAATAAAATTGTTTTTCCATTTTTTATATCTTCTCCATTCCATTTTTTATTTTTATTAAAATTTTCTAATTTAGACTTTAGATAATCAAAATGATAAAATCTATGCTGATAATGACTCCAAGCTTTTTTGTACTCTTTGTTTAGAAAATAAGCACAGGCCAGATCTACATGGGCCGAATGTAGTTTTTCATTTATTTTAATTGCTTTTTTAAGAATTTTGATCGATTCTTTTATATTCAAAGACTCTGCGTAAGCTCCTGCCAAGTTTACTAAAATTTTTGCATCTTTGCCTTTAGATAAAGTATTTGCTTTTTCTAAACATCGTATTGCTTTATAATTAGACTTTTGTGCTCTTAGCTGACATCCCAAATTTGACCAGCCCAAAGGATTTTTAGGCTCTAATTTTATTGCTTTATTGAAATATTCAATTGATTTTTGCAAATTGCCTAAATGAAGGTAGGAAATTCCTAGTGAATTGTTTGCATTGAAGTCATTAGGAGTTAATTTCAGAATTTTATCAAAACATTCCTTAAATTCTTCTTTTTTTGAGAGTTTATATTTTGAAATAGATAAGAGATATAAAGCATCTAGATTTTTAGGCTCAACCTTAATAATTTGTTCGCATATTGTTTCTGCTTCGATATATGCTTTATTTTTTATTTTATCATCAGCTAATTTTATTGCTTTTTTTATTAATTTCATAAATAAATACTGTATGTCTGATAATAAAAGAGTTTTACCAAAAAGAAATTGTAATTGTCAAAAAAATATAAATAAACATACATATGTTAGAAAAAAAAATAAAGAAATTAAGGAAGTAAAAACTAAGTTATCTAAAAATTTAAAATTATTTTTATAAGGAGTATAAAATGGGTTGTGGATGTAGGGGAGGTGGACCAAGAAGAGTTAATCGACCAGCCGCAGGACCAGCTCCTGTTTCTCAAAATATAAATAATGCTGCTAGACTAAGGGCTTTAGAAAATTCTTCTAGTAGATCCGATGGAAATGTTACCGGTCTTTCTAAAGAACAAAGAGACGCAGAAAGAAAAAAAAGAATTCAAGCAATTATTGCAAAAAGAAGTGGTCAATAATCTATTAAATTTATTTTATTTTTATAATTTGGCATTTCCCATTCATTATAATTTGAATTAATCTCTATTTTACTAAGAGTCCATTCTTGCTTTATGGACTCTTCAATCCAATTTATTTTTATTTTTTGCGGCAAATATAAACCTTTTATATTTTGAAATTCTATTATTTCAACTTCTAATAAAATTTTATCATTGTTACAAAATTTATAACCTATAATTTTATCATTTTTAATTATTGTTATTTTAGAATAAGAATCTTTGCCAATATTTATTTGTTCTTTTAAGTAATAATAATCTTCTGTTTTAAATAAATTTTTATTAGTAATTTGATTTATTCCAATAAAACTATTCAATAGGCTAGGATAAAATATTTTTCTAAGCCTGGTCTTTTCTATAGATTTCAAATCACAGTAGTACAGACCTTTTGGCTTCATTGTTCTTATATAAAACCAAAAATAATTATTATTTGATCCTATTTCTAATTCTTTTGAGAATATTGAACTTCCAATCATCTTAAAATTATTTGGCTTTTCGTATGCTATAAAGCCTTTTATTGATCCTATCCCTTGTTTTATCTGCAAGTCACAATATATTTTTTTAATATTTATTAACTTTGAATTTAAATTATTTAAAATATCTGGCGATTCTATTCTTTCGCCAATTGGATGGAAATATTTTTCTTTTTTATTATTTAATAATAAAAAGATGAAAAATAAAAAAAAGAGTATTATTAAAAATTTTTTCACGGAAGTATATATAATCATGGTTTTCACTACTAAAATCGGAGTTTAAAATATGCTATCTTATAAAGAATATAAACAACTAAATGAATCTCTTTATGGAGCCATCAATCTAGGTATCAAGAATCCTAGTTCAGTAAGCGGTCCGATAGGAGCTTTAGGAGCGACTGAAGTAATGGAAACAGAGACTGAAGAAAACGAAGAGCTTTCTTTGGAAGAAGCTAAAAAAATGAAATGCAAATGTGGAAAAATGATGAAAAAAGGAATGGATTGCGGTTGTGATTCGGACAAACACGAAGATGAAGATTCTGAAAAAGAAGAAAAAGAAGATTCTGAAGATGAAGATGAAGATTCCGAGGATGAAGATTCCGAGGAAGATTCCGAAGAAAAAATGATGATGAAAAAGAAAATGAAGATGAAAATGAAGATGAAGAAAAAATCTAAAAAAGAATGGAATGAAATTTTAGCTGATTTCGACTCTCTTTTAGAAGGAAAAGATACAAAAGTTGTATCCCAAGTCAGAAGTAATCTAGAAAATATTAAAAATCTTTTAGAAGAAAAAGAAATGACAGAAGATGAAAAGGCCTGGTGGGCAAGCGTTAGTGACCAATTAGGATCAATTCCTGGAGATCTAGGATTTGCCCCAGTAGGTAAAATTACGCAAGGAATTAGATAAAAATATATTCTAATAACTATATAAAATAGTTCCGAAAAATTAGGAGAGATTATAAATGCAAACATTTTTAAGTTGGATAAAAGAACAAAAATTACAATTGCCATCCATCACTGATGCCAATAATGCTGAAAAGGTAGAAACTGACGGCAAGCCAACGATTGATGAAAAAAGAGTAAGAACAGGATATAGTGCAAACTACCCAGCAGCTTATGTTGCCGCTCAATATCCAAACCACTATTTCAATCCAAGTAAAGCTACTGCTGATTTGGATAAAGAAAACATGAAATAATAAAGGAATGAAATTATGAAGACCAATTTTTCTGAGTATTATAACAAAAGACAACACATCGACAGCCTATTGGAATCTGTTATTATCGAGTCCAAACTCAACCCAGAGCTTTATAGTATTTTAGATGAAGCTGGCTTTTTTAATAATCTTGCAAAAGCAGGCGGTCAAATGTGGAAGTCCGTCAAGGACGGAGCGACTGCTGCTTGGAGCCAAATGACCGGGCCTGCAACGCAGTATTCTAATGCTATTTCTGCTTTACAAAAAGCTTTAGGTCAACTTGAAAAAGATCCGAATTGGAGTAGATCCGCAACAACAGGATCACCTTCAATAAAGTCTATGCCTTTATTAAATTGGTTAAAAGAAACTATTCAGGAACTAAAAAATCAGGAAGGGCAGCTAGCTAACAAACAAGTTGCTGGAATACAAACTCAACAAGCTCAACCACAAGCTGGAGCTACTTTTGATCCAGCAGCAACTAAGTTTCCCCCAAGTCCTTGATCAATTATTGATCTATTAAAGAATAAAAAATAAAAAGCCTCATGATAAATTATTGTGAGGCTTTTTATTTTTTATTCATATATAATTTTATATTCTATCAAATTGGGGTCAAATGTACAGACAAGCACAAGGCAATCTAATACAAGATGGTGGATTTGATTATAATCCAGAAGCAACGAATTATTTTGTCACCAGCTTTACATATAAAGCTACTCTTATTGATCAAGAAAATTGCTATAGTTGGGTTACATCTGCTTTTCATGTTCATAATAGACCTGGTTGGCGTTTTAATTGGGCGAACTATGGTCCCCACAGTCCTGGAAGATACCTTGTTTTTAACGGAGCTAACTCTGGCGACCTTGTAGCTTGGAGAAATGCACTGCCGATAGCTGTTTCCCAAGGCTCTTTGTATCAATTCGAAGCTTATGTTTCCAAATGTTTTAGCGCAGTACCAGCCAATCTAAGTTTTCAGATTTTATATGAAGGAGAACGTTGGGCAGCTTTACCAAAAGCTAGAAATGCATTAACTGATACATTGCCTGTTGGGAGTTGGGCGGCAGTTGCTTGTCAATGGTTAGCGCCTAAAAATGGAAATATTTATATTAGAATTGTAAATGTTCAAGGAGCAACAGTAGGAAATGACTTTGGCTTAGATTCTATATATTTTGGTCTAACTGGCCCAGGTGGACCAGATGTAGAGCCTCCTGGCGGCACTGCTCAGCCGACCAGGACTCTAACGCCAACTTTAACTATAACCCCTACCATTTCTTTAACAAGTACCAACACTCCTACTTTAACTAAAACACTAACTTCCACAAAAACACCCACTCCTACTAGGACAAGTACCAACACTCCTACTTTAACTAAAACACTCACTCCTACTAGGACAAGTACTAACACTCCTACTTTAACTAAAACACTAACATCTACATTAACACAAACTCCCACCAAAACATCTACACCAACACAAACCCCCACCAGAACATCAACACAAACTCCTACTATTTCTCTAACAAGCACCAACACTCCAACTTTGACTAGAACTTTAACTTCTACACAAACACAAACCTCCACCAATACATCAACACAAACTCCTACTATTTCT